CAATTTGGCCCAGGTCAGTGTGGCCCAGGTCAGTGTGGCCCCGTACAGATCGGCCCCGGACAGATTGGCCCCGGACAGATTGGCCCCGGACAGATTGGCCCCGGTCAATTTGGCCCCGGTCAGATTGGCCCTGATCAGTTCGGCCCCGGACAGATTGGCCCTGATCAGTTCGGCCCCGGACAGATTGGCCCCGGTCAATTTGGCCCTGATCAGTTCGGCCCCGGACAGAATAGCCTCGGACAGATTGGCCCCGGACAGAATAGCCCCGTACAGATTGGCCAGTACACCTCCAGCCTTACCTTCTAACCAAAGCTTATGCAAACGGAGGGTTTCGGAAAGTTCTTTTTGCGTGTAGGTTTTCATGGGAATTGTCCTTTTTATGGGGCTAAATGGATTTAATTGCAGTAAAAGGGTTGCGGATGATATGAACAAACCCGGCCTCTTTCAAAATCAGAAACATCCGCCGCGCTCCATCTGGATTCCAACTGTGGATATGAATTTCACCGGGCCTATTTTCGCCAGGAAGGGCAAGCATCGCACGTGCAACCTCAGTACCAGTGATCTCCTGCTTGTAGGGTGTAAACTCGAACCAGTTAAGGTCATGGTCTAAAGAAACCAAATCGAACTTACGTTCCTTCATCCAGCAAACAGCTTCCCAAGGATCCTTGGTATGGAATACGTTATGCTCCCGAAAACGCTTGGCGAACTCAGAGTGTCTAACATCTTCATCATCCAAAATCAAAATGTCCATTGCGTCCCCTCCATTGTCTTGCCAATGTAGCACGAACATTTCGAGGTGTCAAGCTTGGGATTTGAAGATAAATCCTATTTAATTGTTACGTTTCGGGGAGTTTTCTCGTAAATGGTGTCAAGCCTTTTGTTCCGATTGTTATGCGTATTCCTTAAGGTCATTTGCCAAACAAGCTACCAGTTTAGCCTCTTTTTGTCGTACCGATTCCCGGCAATACCCATACTTTTTACCGATTTCATGAAGCGGAACCCTGTTCTTCTCTTTTTCACCAATACGGGGAATAAACTCTTTCTCCATAGGGGTAAGGGTCTTTTGAAGATTATCCATAAATAGGGCTACCTCTCCATTTGTTTGAGAGCGAATAGCGTTATCTTCTGGGGTGGGTTCATCACACACTAAAAGGTCTTGGTACTCCACATCACCTTCAATGTCATTCTTTTTGCTATTGGAATAAATCTCATTTAGGCTTTGATCCGACCTTTTAGCCCCATATCCTTCTTGCCGGGTTTTATCGGTATCGTAATGAACAATACCGCTTTGAGCCGCCCGGTATCGTTGCATACGGCTTACCACCAGCCACTTGGCGTAGGTAATAAACTTCAAATCCTTACTGGTATCAAACTTATCAATGGTTTCCAATAGGGCCATTGCTCCAACCTGTACCAAATCATTAATATCCAGTTTCCTACCAGCCTGTTTGCGGGCTTCCTTAATGACCAGTCCCATATTACTGTTTACCAGTAAATCACGAGACTTCTTGTCCCCTGCTTGAGCCTTAAGGATGATATCCTTTTCTAGTTCCTTAGCAATGGGTCGGTAAGTGTTGCGAAGCTTATGGATAGGCTTAAACAGAGTAGAGTCCAATTGTTATTCCTATTCCCCTTCCTTTGATACGATTTGACGCTTGGAAACTTCTTCTTGTGGAAAACCCTTGGCTCCGTACAGATTGGCCCTGATCAGGTTGGCCCCGCTCAGATTGGCGTGTACACCTCCAGCCTTACCAGCCAGCCAAAGCTTATCCTTTATTTAATAAGCTTCGGCTTCTTCTGGGGTAAGAAAAAAATGGATCCCCCCAGAACATTTCACCAAAGGATCTGGGTTGAAGGGATTTTCAGTAGTTGGATAAACGGTTTCCCCGCAACGGTACTCAAAAGAAGAATCATACCGGGAAAAGCCGGATCCTTCCAGTACCGTTGCGAACTCAGCCCGACACTTGCGATCGGTCATCCCCCGATGCGCTTGGCCCCGGCCGGAATCAAAAGCTTCGCCACCGTACCGTTTCCAAGCTTTTTGTAACCAATAAACTCCCCTTCCTTCGGTACAATTTGACGCTTGGCAATTTCCTCTTCTGGGAAACCGTTGGCCCCGCTCAGATTGGCCCCGGTAAGATCGGCCTTGGACAGATTGGCCTTGGACAGATTGGCCCTGGACAGATTGGCCCCGGTCAATTTGGCCCCTTCCAGATTGGCCCCGGTCAGGTCGGCCCCGGTCAGATTGGCCCCGGTCAGGTCGGCCCCGGTCAGAATAGCCCCGGACAGATTGGCCCCGGTCAAATTAGCCCCGGACAGATTGGCCCCGGTCAAATTAGCCCCGGTCAAATTGGCCCCGGACAGATCGGCCCCGGACAGATCGGCATCGTACAGATCGGCCTGTACACCTTCGGTCTTACCTTCTAACCAGAGTTTATGCAAACGGAGGGTTTCGGAAAGTTCTTTTTGCGTGTAGGTTTTCATGGGAATTATCCTTTATTTAATAAGCTTCGGCTTCTTCTTGGGTCGCGCAACAAAAGCCATTTATATAAAGTCGGACTATCCGATACCAACCCGCTTCTTGCGCTCGATTTTCCGGTAAATCCTCATTGCATGGAGCATTTCAACGTAATATGCCCTCTCTGCTTGCGCTTCCTTCATTGCATGCCACCACGTATTGGCCTCCCGCGAGTCCCGCGCAGCATCGAACCGTTCAGCGCAATAACGAGCGTCGCGCCGCACCTTGGTAAGACGAAGCTGGAAGTCGCGGGAAACCTTCTGGTGAGCCTTCAGACGAGCCATTAGGGGGGATCCTTTCTCAAAGTCAAAGGTGTTTACATCGAAAAGCCACTTTAGGGCATCTTCGGATCGTTGTCAAGTTTCTTCGAACATTCCTCTAAATTGTCTTTAGTCCATTTATTAACTAAATTGGAAATAACCGTTTAAACCAGCACGTATTACAATCCATGAATTGTTTTGTATATCTTTAATCCAGTTTTGGGTCATATCTGGTTATTCCTCGGTATAAGGCACGTTAGGGAAATACACGATAATCCCAAGCCCCATAGAATCAGTACACGTATTCTTTACTGCATCCGCCAGATCCTCCCGATTATCATCATTAGTACCGTAAATAATAGCCGCCAAGATACGTCCTAGGCCATTATTTCCATCAAACTCTACACCTAGACACTTTCGCCCGTACATACTACGTCCAGAGTAGGAACGGACTTCAAAAAAAGCTTGGTTTTCCAGTAGGAGTTGCAAGGGATGCATGGTGTGTTTCCTTTTGTAAGGGTTAAAGAGCGGTCCGATTGACATTGGTATCGATAAACTTACGGGGCAGCTTGAACACGCCTGGAACGTCCAGCCGTTCAACCATCAAAGGGCGAACGGAAACGACTCGCACAGACGCAACGGGGGAACCCTCCACCGTGCATCCGAAGATCAACGGAACGACATTGCCAATAGCCAGCGACCCCTTAACACGCTTCAGCTCTTGCCGGAGGGACTCGCAACGTGCGCGCCACTTGACCGCATTTTCGTTATAGGGGGTAGGGGCCTGTTTGAAGAAGGATGTGGGACAATCGAAATAGTAAGGGTAATCACCTTCGCTCAAAGCCTTATAAGCATATCCATCTTCGCGGCTTTCCAGTATGTAACAACCGATGTAACGCGGTGCGTAAACCAACGCTTGCGACTGGACAGTCCAAAGCACATTACCCTTAAGGCAATGATCATAAATGGTGTAACCACTATCCCCCAAAATCTTAGAGATAATGTCTTGCTTGGTAGCGTTTCGGAAGGACATGTATCCCATTTGTTTACCCCTTGTTAGAGAAAGCGCCTTTAAGAGCGTTAAAGCCTATTTGACCCGGATCCTTTTGCAAGTCAAGCTCTAGTTGCGAGAAGCGAAAGCGTCCGCGTCGCGTTGTTCCTGTTCTGCCCTGAACTTAGGGCAAAGCCGCTGCTCTGGATCGTGGCTTTCCGGGTGCCTTCCGTATTCATTCGCCTTAAAACCCATCGCGCAGTAGGTGCATTTCGAGCTTTTATCAGTTTTCATGGGTTTAGACCTTTCTCTTAGACGGGCGGATTTTTAGATCGCCGAGGCGACCTTGTAGAGAGTTCCGTGGTTGTAAAAATACGCGCCGCTCAGGTCCGCGTTGCGCAGGGCCGCACCGCTCAGGTGCGCGTCGCTCAGGTCCGCACCGCTCAGGTTCGCACCGCTCAGGTCCGCGATGCTCAGGTCCGCCGCGTTGCTCAGGTCCGCGCCGCACAGGGCCGCACCGCTCAGGTCCGCACCGCACAGGTTCGCGTCGCTCAGGTTCGCACCGCTCAGGTTCGCACCGCTCAGGTCCGCACCGCTCAGGTCCGCGTCGCACAGGTTCGCACCGCTCAGGTCCGCGTCGCTCAGGTTCGCGTCGCGCAGGTTCGCACCGCTCAGGTTCGCACCGCACAGGTCCGCACCGCTCAGGTTCGCGTCGCGCAGGTTCGCGTTGCGCAGGTTCGCGTCGCACAGGTCCGCACCGTTCAGGTTCGCGCCGCGCAGATATCGCTTCAAGGTTGCCAATGCTTCGGAGTCGCTCATACGGGTAGCCTCGGGTTTAGGGTTAACAGCGGTTGAAAAGATAACTACTTGGTTTCGCTAAGCTTTTTGGGAGCGGATCAAATCGAGGATATATCTAAATGCTATAGGGGGCGGATTCATATCCCTCTAGACGCCGGATCTGTGCATCTTTAGCCTCTTGCAAAAACTCATATGCTTTGCTAACGCTCCATTCCGATGTTCTATTGCACTGATACTCGAGCGTGTGGATCAACCGTATAACTTCTACAGGCGAACGCAAACGATCTTCTCGCTTGTACCGATAGACGTTCCGAGACGAGGAGTCATTTCCACGATAGCGAGCGTTATAGGCCGCGATATTAGCATCCTCGAGCAGGCGAAAAGCATCTTCGACGGGCATTCCCCGGAAGCCTGGATCGTAGTTAGCTGTTACGATAGCGGAGATATGCTCGGGAGTGCAAACAAAACAAGACATTTTATAGTTCCTTTCAACGATTGTAATTGGGGTTTATATACTACCAATTAACCCGGCAAGTGTGCGTTAGCTGCCAACACTACTTGAGCCGCTGCCAGTTCCTTTCCTACCTTTTCAATGTTGGTACGCAAAGCGTACAAAGCTCCCGCTTTCATATCTTTATAATAATCATCCGCTAAGAATTGAGCCTTGTTATCAAAAGAGCAGCATCCGAGGTTGTCGCTAGCCTTGAATCCCTCGCATGATGCGGTCACGGTTATGTCGCACCACGCCCACATGTCCCCATCGTCACAACGCTCTTCGAGCCGCGCGATCATTTCTGCGTCTTCTTGTTCTGGAAAATGATTTTTCATCCTTTCCCATTCCGACGTTAAATCAACAGTATAAGTGATACCGTTAACAACCTCGGTATGAACCGTTTCGCGATATTGTTCCATATAATCTATAACCTTTTTGTTAGAGAGTGTAGGTTAATGTGTGTTAAATCATACCTATTTTAAGCGCAGTTATCGCATTGATGGTTAGGCTCTTCGCTCCCGCATTCCTTGCACTCCTCTTCCGTCGTTTGCCACCATTTCCACCAGCTTATCCTCGGAAACAATAGGGTCTAAACCGTAGAATCGGCGGACAATATCATATGCTTTCATATAGTTTAGCCTTCTTTCGGTGCATCGGAGTCAAGCAAAACATGCGCACGAGGAATGCGGATCGGCCATTCAGGCGAAAAGCTAGGATCCGCACAGTCAAACACTCGCACCACCACCATTTCTAGGCGCACCGTCTCACTACCAGAGCAAGGCGCGGGAGGATCGACAACCCGCACCAAAGCGCAGCGAGTGCCTTTTAAGCGGCCTTCTATGATCGTTCCGTGCGGTTCCATTGGGAAAGCCTCGGGTTTAGGGGTAAAGAGGGTTTAACTAATGGTAAAAACTAAGCTTTTTAGCTTTTAAAGACCCTCATAATCGGTCAAAAGCTCTGACAAAAGCGGTCGGCCCAAAAACTCCCCCAACGCAACCGACTGTTGCTTGATAGTATTGAACGTGCGTTCCGCTTCTCTTGAATCCTTGTCGTAACCGAGATCACCGGCCCATCCCCCGAAGTCTTGATCCGCTCCGGATACGTCCGATGCAAGGCAATCGAGCACGTCCCAAGCAGTGGGCTCCCGCTTGTGGCCTGATCCTTGCGAGAAATAGACTGGCATCGTATGGGCGATCGGCTGTTTAACCCATGATCCGTTAGGACGTTGCACGGGGGCGCTTTGGCCCGAGTCCCTATGCAACACACAAAGCCAGTGCCGCGCCTTGTCGTTCCAGTCGCCTTTTGTTGCATTCGGATTGCTAACGGTGCGGATGGCCTGCACCTTGATCCCATACTTCGCCACAAAATCCCTAGTGTTTGCCATTGTTTAACCCTCGCTTTCTGCGCGCAGCATTTTACCGATAACGGTAGCAGCGGACAAAACTTCCGCGCTAGGCTTGAAAACACCTAGATCCTCGGATTCAATATACCCCGATTCTGTGTAGATCATATCTTGTGTCGCTTGCTCTTGCGCGGCTCTTTCGCTCAATCCTTCCGCGAAGGCTTCTTTGTAGAGCGTATGGATAAGGGAATCCTCTACTAGGTACCCGGGCGCGTTGTCAGCGGCCCACTCCGCCGCGCTTTCGATCGTTTCTTCTAGATCTTCCCCAAAGCATACGAAATAGCGGGGAGCGCAGCGCCCAAGCCAAACAGCATCGCCGTTGTAACCGTTTTCAGCGATGCGGTAAGAAGCGCCCCCCGCGTGTATGTATCCCGTATCTCCCGCATTCTCAGGACTTAGCAGGATGATGGCGCGACCGTCCAGATCCTTAAGTTCGATGTATTGCCGATGTTTAGATCCTTTCCACTGTTTAACGGTAACGTCTAATCCGTTGATATCGTTAGGCAAAACGATCTTGTTGTTGTATGAATCGAAGATGTTGAGAGCCATGGGATACCTCGGGGGAAAGAGTTAAAACAGGTTAACCGCTCTAAAGAGTAAGCCAAGAAAGCACTGGCTTACTCGAACAGCGGTTAAAACACTTAAAAGCACCATCCGATCCCGACCATGCGCGGACAATCCTCATTGAGCAGCTTAGCGGCACGCCGCATAGCCTTAGCTGTGATCCGCTTGACTACATGGCGGTTGTACCATCCTCGAGTCGGATTGCTTCCTTTTGAGCAAAGCCGGTGCGCTTTACCGTTCCGCATACGCATACGGGTTAGCCTTCCTTTCGTCCAAAGCGGATTGATACCCGATAGGCAATTTCGCACATTTCGTGCGAGCGTTCAAACTGTTCATCAGTACCGTCAAAATATTGACGGCAATCTTCGTGGCAATTCTTGTGTGCGGTAGCAGGCGCGTTAGCAATCAAGACGGCCGCTTCCGCCTCGATCGCGGTCAATGCTTCATCGTCCGGCCGTTCCGCCTGATCGTACAGACTAGAGATAGCATCCTCGAGTGCATCGGCCGGGGTATCTGCTACCCCGGTGACAACATGCAAAAAGGGAGTAAAAGAGACGCCGCACCCCTGGAAATACTGGCCGTGTTCACAGCCGTGATCGATGATCTCAAAATTGGGTTTCATTGGTGTGATCCTTTTGGTAGTGGTAGGCATGGGGTTTTTCCTTTATGGGGTAAAAGGTTGAAAGCTCTACAAGGTAGGTTAAAAGAGGATCCTCCTAACCTACCCCAACAGCCTTTAACCGTTATCGTGCAGCGTGTAGATGGGATCCGGGTTGCCTGACAGTTTCGCAAGCGTGGCGCGCGCTGCGTTGCCAACATCTACCGAGAGTTTGAGTTCCGAGACGAGATCCGCCCGGGCCGTCCGCTTCATATCGTCGAAATAACCACCGGGCTGAACGAACTCGGAAGTATCCCTATAGCTGCAGGATCCGAGGTAATCGACTCCACGCCCCTCGCCTGCTCGCGCGGTGACGCGGGCAACGCACCATGCCCATGGGTTTCCTGCTGCAATCTGTTCGCGCACATAGTCCGCAACGCTGCTATCACTGAACGATCCATCAATCTCGCTCTCTTCGTCCAGAGAGATCGCCAGATCATACCACACGCCGTCGCTCTCCTCTACGTGCACTGTCGTGAATCCGTTTCTGTCTGTCTCGCCAATGTTTGCCATTGTGGATTCTCCTTTATGGGTTAAAAGAAGGAAGGTTGAAAGCTCTACAAGGTAGGTTTTGCACGAGGAATCAATCCGTAACAATCCCAATAGGCAGTGTGGGACGTAGCGGTTTCACGATCCAGATCGGTCGCCTCTCGCAGATTGTTAATGTGGCCGTTGGTGGTAGGCATGGGGTTTTTCCTTTATGGGTTAAAAGGGGAAGGTTGAAAGCTCTACAAGGTAGGTTAAAAGAGGATCCTCCTAACCTACCCCAACAGCCTTTAACCGTTATGGGATGCGGCCGATATCCTGTACACACACGCGCAGTATCGGGAGGATCCCGCCGCGAGCGTGTTTAAGCGCCTGTTTATGGGTTATTCCTCGAAAGCCAGCTTAACCTGTACATAGAAGTTGACAAGGGAATCATCATCAAAGAAACGAGCGCCCATGTCGGCCAAAGCTTTATCATCGCGAGCGCACCTGAACGTGTAGGCCAGATCCTCCCACTTCGTTCCGTCCTGTCCTTCGCAAAAAGCCATATTGAGCAGCTGAAAGAGATCCACGTTCGAGACTTTCGGTGTTTTCATGGGTTTTTCCTTTATGGCGGTTAACGGAAACTGAAAACGGTATCAGAGAAGAGCGGGAAACAGGCCAAGGCGCAACGCAAACAGAGGGAAGGTCCAATTGGTATAGGTTGAAAACACTGCGCTCATAATGAGGATGGGGCCGCTCTACAAGGTACCGCGAGGAAGATCCCTCCCCTCGGTACCCTAACAACGGCCGACTATAGAGCGCGACGGACGATCTGCACGTTGGCCAGTCCCTCGAATTCCCGATCGTCCGTCAGAACGTCAAAACCGCTCTGCGAAAACTTTTGCGCGGCTCCCATGTATTGCGATTCAAATTTCGCGGCTTGCGCTGCGCGTCCAGTGTCACGCGATCCCATGAGGTGGGAGGTGTAGTACGTAACCGCTTGCAATCCGCCCCAGCGCGTCCCCGGAGCCGCTCCGGGCGCGGTAGTCCACGCACTGATCAGCTTTTCACGCATACCCTCCGCGCGGGCGCTATCGGAAGGGATCAGTTTCGACGCAAGCCGCACCATCTGATCATCGGTCATCTTTTGGCCCATCATCCGGAGCGTGTGATTATCCAGCGCGCCCGCATACGCCTTCGACATCTCGAGTGCATCCGCAATGAGCGAGAACCGCTCTGCAACGTGGCGGGTGTGCTTCAGTTTGATCCCGTTTTTTGCCTCGTGGAGAGCATGCGCGAGCGTGTTATCGCAAACGACCATGGTGCGGGAAAATCCCAACGTGGCAGCGAAACGACCGTTGTGGGACGTGATCAACGTGATCATGTCCTTAACGTCATAGCGCCCCACGCTCCCCTTGCGGGCCATCTGCATAACCATGGCCCCGCCGTTGTCCAGTTTGATCGCGTTAGCAAACGACAATTCGCCATTCGCGCGTTCGATCAGCATATCCACCACCTCGCCCCATTCCCCGTACTGAATGATCCCGCGCCCATCGCCTGCCAGTCCGACCGGTTCCTCGGTATCGGTGCGGACAAGCGCCTTTTTGCCTTCGATCTGGACGGGAAGACCTCCGCGCAACGTGTAGATCGGCGCGCTTTCGACGGTAAAGGCCAGATCCGCCTTGGCCAGGATCTCGCGCGCGCCCCCTGCGACCATACCCATCGTTTGAACGCTGGCCGTGCTGTTTCCCGCCAGATCCGTTGACGTGGTGGTCGAACTCACGAACTGGACGGTTCCAGTGTCCAGCGCGGCGCGCTCATCGCCATCGACGCGACCGAAACCGACCGAGTGATCCAAGACGGTGTTAGGCGTGGAGACGATCTCGGGAATGATCACGTGCGGATCGGAAGGGGAAACGTACTCAATGAGATCCAGATCGGCCATGGGGGCCGGATCCGAGGCGATCGGCGTCTCGGTGGGAGTGAGGCCAGCGAAATCAATATCGGTATCGGTGGAGATCATGGGGAGGATCCTTTTCGTAGAGGGAAACAGCGGGGAAGGTTGTACCAGAGAAGAAGGGGGCCGTCAATCCTTTTTCTGTAGAGGGAAACAGCGGGGAGAGGGGAAACGCCTCGGAGAGAGAGAGGAGCGAACCAAACTGAGATAATGGCCTATTATGCAGCGGCCATGCCAAGCGTTACGCCAAAACAGGGCGGGGAAAAAAGTGTAATGATTACAATGGGATCGAACGATCTCTCCCCGTAGGGGAAACGATCCAAATGGTACAGCAAAACAGACAGGATCGAGACGCTTGGATCATAGGACTAAGGTCTAAAAAGGGTTAACTGTATGAAACCATTGAGAAAAGTCACTAGGACAAGGTTGTCATAGTCTGTAGTGAAACTGTACAGTAAGGAATTCAAGGGGTTAGACCGCTAGAGGAATCCTCGAATTCCCCTAACGTAAAACTCTTGACGCAATGCGTCGTCGTCTCAAACGAACGGTTTCTCCCCGTAGGGGAAATTCTAATCCCTTACCAAAGGATCAAGCGCCCGCGCGCGTAGCAACAAACGTGCCGACATAGCTTAGACTCTTTGGCAAGGATCTTGCTTAGGGTCTCAAAAATAAGACTAAAGTCGGATTAAATGACGCTTTGCGCTAAATGCCAATTAAACGAGCGGATCCGCCCTTCCTAGCGCGGCCCGAGGATCCCTAGGCTCTATCCCGTCCAGACGCTGAAAACGCCTAGACAAGATCCGTGCCAAAAGTTATCCACAGGCTTACTAACAGCTTACTAACAGGTTATCCCCAGAAAGCTTGAGACCTAGGTCTTGGGTACGACACACCATATATAGATGTGGGCATACACTCACATCCACATACACACACATGCGCACGCGCAGGATTGTTCCACGTGGAACAATCCAAAGGGACCATAGCCGGGAAACCATTGCTAATGATATGGCATAAGGCTTGCAAGCAACGAAATCCCTATGCAATAACCATACCATTAGGATCCTTGCAATATCGTTGCCACGCTACCACTAGCAATAACCATGCCGGTTCCCCTATGCAATAAACATACCGGGTTTACCAAGCAAGATCCTTGCCAAGGATCCTGGACCTTAGTCTTAGGGGTTATTCCTTACAGGGTAATCACGGGGGGGGGTATAGGTGATACTATCCGGGGAGGTTCCCCTGGGTAGGATAGGGGGTTTTGGGGTTTGGGGGGACTTTACGTATTACACCTGGAATTTTTAAGATAATTTTCCCCTAATAAAACCGTTACCAAGGAACCGTTACCAAGGAACCGTTACCAAGGAACCGTTACGTTAAGAACCATTACCAAGGAACCATTACCAAGGAACCGTTACCAGGGGTATTTACTCTGTAGTCCCTTTAAGTTAAATCCAATTTTTTTTATAAAAATTTTATATCTAAAAAAGAAAGGTCGGGTGTTCTTCCATTTTCACCATACAAAGAGCGTCTACGGTAGTATTGTTTGTTTGTAGCCATAATTCGATTTGTAATTTAAGGGCAACGAAAAGGTGTTTGCAGGGGCGACGGTATGGGGAATTTTGGGACAAGGGGGATTTGGTTGGTTTCAAGGAGGATCCTTATTATAATTTTTCTATAAAACTTATTTCCCTGGTAATTGTATCAAACCTTGTTTGTGTTTGGCATATAAGGCACAAGTGGGAGTAAGAATCCCAAAAGCAGATCGAGGGGTGGCCGCAAAACCTTACGTAGGGTTTGTATTTATAGTATGGGGATAGTTTATACATTGGGTTTTCAGAGGGTATTAAGGTGTGTTTAAAAACTGTAAGAGGTCGGGGATAGGGATACGGTTTGTTTCCTCTTGGTTGTAAAAATCACATTTGGTAGTAATTAAGGTTCGGTCGGTGAGTCTAAATAGGAAATGGGATTCCCCGCAAGGGGTGCAACAATACATTTCCAATAAATCGCATATATGGACATCTTTAGGGGCATTATAGGAATGAGGGCAATATCTGGTATAAAAAGTATATTTCATTGGTTTTTGGGTATAGGTAGGTATTTACGGCTATCCTGTTGTCGGGTTGTATCGTTGAAAAAGTATACGATTCGACAATCACGGCACGACGCACCTACTTCGTATAGGTAGAACAGAATTGGATCGTATAGATGCCTACATTGTCTTACATAAGGTAAATTGTATTTCAATTTCATCCTCTTCGTAGTAGTATTTGTTGTATAGTTCCATGGCTTCAACATTCCTTTCGTTAACAGTTAGGGAGGTGGAGCAATACGTACAATCTCTTAAGGGATTTAAACAGAACTTATTATATCTAATCGTATCATAGGTATATGTATGGGGGCAAGGACGGTAATAGGGTAGGTTGGTTTTGTTATACATAGCAAGGCTTAATCCAGGGGTTTAGGCCAGTATTGAGGTTAAGAGTCGGGCATAGTGACCCAAAAATCTTACGTAAGGGAAGGACTTATAGTATTTAGATATTATATTATTCATTTGTCTCTATCAAAATCCCAAAATATCATTCATCGCCCAAATAATCGCATTTGGATACGATCAGGGTTCGGCTGGAGAGTTTAAATTGGTAGTGGAGTACTCCGCAATAACCACAGCATATTAGTGCCAATAAATCGTATTCATCTTCATCTTCGTATGCATTGAAATAGTGAGGGCAGTATCTAGTGTAAAAGTTGTATTTCATTTGGTATTCCGGAGTATTATTCTGTATTTACGGAAGGAAAGGTATCGGTTTGTATAATCGAAATAATACCTTATTCTACAATCAGAACACCCCATACCTTCCCAAGAAGCGTAATTATCTGTATCGTACAAATGCCTACATGGTCTTACAAATAGTACGTTTTTCATATTATTTGCCCGAATTAAGCGGTCCCATTCCGGTCCAATTAGAAAAGTTGACTATTTTATGACAAACTCTATCCAACAAGTAGACTGAGCAGGTTGAGCAAGACTTCATTATTCCTTGGGAGTGTTTGCAAGGTCTGTAATAGGGTAATTTATATTTCACAATATGGAACCATCTTCTTCGAAATCATCGTAATCATCGGAGTACAAATCTATAGTATAAACAGCCCTATCGTTAGCTATTAGACTCAGATTGCAATACATACATTCACTTAATGGGTTGGAAAAGAACTTTCCGTATTTACCAGAGTCGTATGTATGTACATGTGGGCAAGGACGGTAATAGGGATGGGTTTTCATGTGGTACCAATAGAATACACAAGGGTGTTTTTCATATCCAGACTCCACATTCAATATTTTCAACAATTCTATCCCTAATTACATGATCCAGTTTGCAATGTATACAGCAAAAATAGTCAAATACATTATTGGAATATACGCACGACCTACATACACGTATATAGTAGAAAGATCTCATTTAACCCAGTACCGAATCTAGAAGGTTAGACTTTTTGGTAATTCTGTTGGGAATCACAAGCCGTTCATTAATGGTAAAGTATTTTTTGCAATCATTACAAAACACCCATCTTCTTATTATAGGTTCACTCTTACCTTGAAACAGGAAGTTTTCTTTGGACAAATAACAAGTATATCCAAAGATGTGTTTGCAGAACCGGAAGTAGATGTTAAATTCTTTGATTGTATTTATCATGATGTAGGTCTAGGTAGGATGGTATCCTAAAAAAAATCGTTATCAATAATGACCCAGAAGAATCTAGCCAAAAAGTACAAAATTTTAAACAGATAATATTCCAACTTATTCCGAAGTCTATTATGGCAAGACAAAAATTGTTCCCATGTAGTGTAAGTGAAATATCCTTCATTCCACCATTTTACTATTGGTTTTATTTTTCTTTCTCCTGTAAAAGCGTAATATATAAGGTCAACTCTATGATCCTTCTTTTGAAAAAACATAGTGCATTGTTCGCACTCGTAGCTTAATTGGTTGTCTATTATGTAGTAACCTACACCAGAGTAGGTGTTGTGCTTACATGGACGTACATAAATGGGATTTTTAATCATTTTCTTACTCTATACCAACCAACACCTTTGGGTTCTTCAAAAATAAGCTGTCTGGTTAAAAAGTTGAAAAAGTAGTATCTATCACAAGCTATACATTCCATAGCAGCCCAATATACTTCTGAGTCTGTATAGTTTATCAACTTATTGTGCTTACAGGGCTGTATTATTAATACTTTATTCATTCTCCTGACTTTTCACCCTTTCCTTGTAAGTAGCTTTTAACCCTTTTGATGCACCTATTTGTAAAATCAAACCTATAATAGCCAATTATATTGTCACAGCAATCCTTACATGTGATCCAGGCGGTACTGGCATCTGTCTCTAACAAAGAAAGATATGTAGGTTTATGCCTACACAAGCGTAAATAAAAGTATAGTCTTTTCATTTCACTCCAATGTTTGAATCTAACACACCTAACGATTTTTTGCAACCCCCTTGACACCTCTTACTCTCTTTGGTAGAGTGGGGACCATGAAAATTCCAACTCTAGCAGAACACTTCTATGAAGATTTTTACATTAAATCCGGAATCACCGTTAATTTGACTTTGACGCACCGCGAAAAACTAGCCAACTTTGCGCTAGGGCTGGTGGATGAAGCTATCGAACTACACGGGGCCTATTTCGATGGGTACAAGTACATGACCCCAATGAACGCCAAACCCCAAGAGTTCTTACCGGCCCAACTGGAAATAGGGGATGTCACTTGGTACGTGGCCAACCTACAACGGGAGCTAGGGCTACAGCCGATGGGTGAGTACACCCGCACCTACCTAGAGAAACACAACAACGCACTAGACCCATCCAGCAACCAAGATGGCTTCAGGGACAGGCTGAACTACGTCCTCAACAACGCCAAGGACGCCGGAGAGTCCGTCAAGAAGTTCCTCTTTCACGGCAACAAAACAGAACAGGATATCCGGGAACCCGTCGAAATCGCTCTACGCAATGTACTGTTTGGTTTGTCGGACCTTTGCAATATGTCTGGCTTTGCTTACGAAACTGCCCTAACGGCTACATCCCGGAAGCTGTTCGAACGGTATCCGGGACGACTGGAGTCTTTTATTAGTGATAAACACCCCTCCCAGTTAGATCTATTTGGAGTAATTTAAATATGCTAGACGTAAAGAAGGGTAGTTGGCACGGCAAGGTAGATGCAATTATGGACTCTGTTTTAACCAGAGCGGATCCTTCTCGATATACGGTATGGGTAGATCCTATGGTAGACCAGAGCTTGGTTATAGTAAACGTGGTAGATTTGGATGCAGCTAAGTCAGAAATGTATATTATACACCTAAATCTAGACGACATTCCCAAGAAACTTACTAGGGAGGTAGTACTACTGGATGAAGAGACCTTCCTGGAACTAGAAAGGCCCCGGCTGGACGCCGAAGCCTTAAATAGTATTTATTCAGATTTAATTGATTTTACTGTAAAACCAACAACCTAGTTATTCCTTGATTTCATCTTCAGGAGCTAGGTGGATAACCGGTTCTGGGGTCTTTACGGAGACCTTGGTTACCACTGGAGCCACCACTGGAGCCGGAGCGTTTGGGTCGGTGACAACCTTCTTGCAGTCCAAGCAAGTATATGGGAATTCGCTTGGTTCTTGATGGATAATTGAGTGACGATCAAATCGCCCCAATAGCATTTCGTGGTGATTGGTCTTGCCTTGGTTTAAAACCTTAGTTAAACGTATATTACCACAAGAATCACAAAATGTAGCGCGGCCTATTTTAAACATATATTTATTCTTCTTTCATTGGACTTACAGTTACTTCGGGATTGTAGAAATTACAAGCCCCATTGTTTTGTTCATAATATTCAATCTCTTCTTTGGAGATGGAGGCTAGACGGGATTGAAGCATGATCCAGGCGGTACGTAGGTAAGTATCCCACCCATTGGTCCCATTAACAGCCTTATCGGTTATCTCTTTCTGGTAAGACTCGTCAAATAGATACTTGAACATGGTTTGGAACAACTCCATGTTTGAACCAACATCCGAATACAGGGAAAGTTTGTTCATTGTATCCCACTGCTCTCCCTTTAAAGGTACGGTGGCAATCAAATAATTAGTTAAATGGTCATTACTGGATGGAATAGAAATGAAAGTCCCTAGGTATCCACTAAGGATATTTTCAATATAACCGGTTAGGTCTTCTGGCTTTATACCTAGGTAATCAGAAACTCCGGTACGTAAGATCCCCGTAAATTCGTTGTTTAGGTAGGGTTGGGTAATACCCATAAACTCATAAACAGGATCCACGGTATTGGTATCCAAGAATGGGAAGCTAGCAAAATGAACCATTCCATCCCCATACGTAACATAACCCAAAACCGTCCCATCGAAATGAGGGTTAAAGTGATGGAACTTTTGGTTGTAGTTAGCCATTACCTTTTGAACTACAGGATCCTCAGAGAATCCAACCGGAGCGTGTAGGAATATTTGGTCTAGGTGTTTTCCCCCAACAGATACAACGCTGTGCGTTATATTCAAACCGTGGACGAACCCAATCCCCTTACGCTTGGCTTGAGCCTTACGAGCAGCCAACACCACCAAAGGATGCTCATCTTCTAGACCTTCAGCTATTTCTTTATCGGAAATATCATCGGAATAGTACTTTAATGTATTTGGGGCTTTTATGGTATCCAAGAGTCCTCTTAGGTTACCCCTAAAATTACTCTCGGGATTCCCTGGCCTTAAGATTGTACACTACAGTTTTTTTACAAAGATCGCAATCAAATAACAATTCTTCCCTATATTTTAAATACTCCAACTCGGTATGTTCTTCAATCCAATCGTGTTTACAAAATCTAAAGGACTTGAACAATCTTTTGTTAAATTCCATTTAACCTACTTTATGGGATAATTATATTCTGAGAATCTGTTGTCGTAAGGACCCGTTTGATCGTGAAACTTATTCGGGTTATCTTGAGGTTTATAGTCCATACCGTGCTTGTCGGAAAGCTTTTGGTGGACTCCAGAGGCAGAGGTGGAATGTATGTCTCCTGCAACCCTGGTAGCTCCAAGCTTATGATGGCCATGAGTCAATAGGGCTTCGTATGCCGCTACTCCAAGACCCTTACGTTGGTGTTCAGGCTCTATGTTGGAGTGCTCTATATTGACGGCTGGACGCCCTAAATGGTCTGGTTCCATGAAAGAAGAAGCGAATCCAACTGGGATCTCGTTATGGAAGATGTTGGACTCCAACGTATGCCTACCATGACCTACTCGTCTAGACTTAAGCTGTACTTTATAGCCAGAAGCCCTATGGGCTGGAGTTAGTAGGTGGGAATAATCGTAGATATCTTGTTGGACCTGAGGTCCAGGAGCCAAGCCCTTGATGGCCATTTTCTGTAAATCCGGAAATTCTGATTCTGATTTATAAATATCAGAACCATGAATTTTGATGTGGGTTTTAGAACTACCCTTTTCGTAACCCATAGCCTTACGGTCCGCCTTGGCTTCTTTCAAGGCTCCAGATGCTTCTAGTTGGTTAGAACCAATCCCAATCGTAGCAGCCATATTGTGGGTTCCCATGACAGGAGGATGGGACTCTAGATGATTCCTGAAAGCTCTTACAAATGAATGAGCTTCAGCTTCGGTAGGGATGTGGGCTACGAACTTATCACCTTCCAATCTAAATAGTTTTCCCTTACCTCTGCCAACCATAGTGTCCATCGCCGATTGGGCAGACGTAGCGTAGGCTTTTAAGGCGTCTTCAGATGGGCCAATCCCATGGGTTTTAGTTAAATGCCCGTGATCGTTGCCTTCTATGTGTATGTGGAATCCTTCTGGATTTTTGGATATATGTTCGTTATAAGCCTTACGGTTGCCAAGACCAGTAAGCGTGTCTGTATTTAGATGATTATTAAGTCTTTGAACATCATCTGAAGACACTCCCCCTCCCGAACCCCCTAGATTTTCTAGTGATTCCTTGAAGGTAGGATTGTTTTTTATTAAATCATCTAACCAATTCATAATTATAGACCCTCTAAAGCTGCTCTACCGGAACGTACCTCTTCTAGGATGGAGTCTATTTCTTCTGGAGTGGCGCTACTATTATTTATGGTAAAGGTACCCAAGGCATGATTATAGCATAATTTGTAGGCTTTACCGTCTCTGGCCAGTGTAAATTCCTGGGTGGGATTTTTAGCCAACATATCGTTATGTAGGTGGGCTAAATCGGTAACGGTGCTTTCTGGTATTTCCCCTAGCTTATACTCCATACTGTCTATATCTTCAGTTTGATAATAGGAGCTGGAGTTAAAACCATCTAAAGTGGCTTGTAGGTCTGGAGTTACTTGACCGCCACTTTGGGCTCCATCGAAAACACCCTCATGGTCTTCCAATACGTTAAACAACCCATTATCCAATGAGTATTTACCTACTAATTGTCGCTGGGTTTCACCTTCTGGATTTATATGGATTCTGTGAATATTAAAGATTTGCATATTAGGTGTAGCCTCCATGCCAAAGCTTACTACGGCTACCTTGTGGATCGGATAGTGCTTTGGCTGCTTGAGCGTATCTAGACATAACCCCAGCTATTTGATCATGGCTAACACCCATCTTACCTAAATCAGCTATCATGGATGGGAGGTTGAGTCCTTGAAACCAAGGAAGGGTTTCTTTGTTGAAAGCTGGATTCACCCTATCGTAGTACATAGAGTACTTGGGATATATTCCGGTTTGGGTTAACTCTTTTGTTGGAGTAAAGAGATTGGAATTATCGATTATATGCAATTTAGAGGTATCTTTATTATTAAATAGCATATTCATACGAGAGCGGTCTTGTTTTCCAAGCAACCAATCCGCTAGAAATAGGCGATCTAAATTGCCATTAGAACCGTTGTGGGCTAGACAGTCACAATGATCCAATACCGGAGCGTCTGTGTTCTTTTCATCGTCATGGTATTTGCGTAGATGGCTAACGTTAGGGATACCTTCGACAGCCAAAGTGTTAACTCCTGTAATTGGGTGTTTGAATACAGAAACTACCGGTAAGTGTTCTCCCAAGCCAAAATACTTATGACCAAATAGGTTATAAATACCTTCATGTTCAGCCTGATTGGGAATGTCGGATATGTTGTTTTTGATATATACCGCTTGTTTGTTTTTGTTCTTAGTCCAAAATGGTTTATCTGGGTAATTACTATTTACACCCTCCCTGTAGTGCTCTGGAGGCTTGGTCTTGGATGTTAGATTAATACCATTTAACAAAGATAATTGGTTGGCAGAATGAGTAAACTTGGTTACCGCATCATCGGTAGAAGTCTCAGTGTGATTCTTGGGTAGATTGGAGGTATCAAAGAATTGGTCGATAGCAAACCTACGGACCTTAGTTATGTTACCAGGAATACCTTCATCCTTATAGTGTTTTAGGTAATAAAAGTTGGGGTCTTCCCCTAGGACCTTATATTTGATTTCCGGATTGTCACGCATAGTTATTACTGGAGATGAATCCTTTTCAGCCTTAATTAGCCGACCAAGGTCCAAAACCACTTGTTTAAATTCTACGATATCACTTTCGAACTTCAAAAGCAAGGGGGATGCCTCTACGGTAGGAAGATTGGAGACCACCGATTCTACCTTTAATTCTGATTTTTGGGTACTAGAAGCTTCCATTACAGCTTCCAGGGCTTTTTGAACTCCATATTTAACAGAAAGTTTTTTGTAAATGTCTTTCCAACCCTTGGGTACCTTAACCTTGGCTACCTTATTCCCTATGGATTCTCTTTGTAGGGCCGCTCCCTGAGTAAGGGTTCCGGGAGCCGAATTACAATTACCAGCCTCTAGGGATTTACCTAGTTCCTCTTCTTCTACTTCTTGGTATTTATAGCCAATAACTGGATCCTCTAAAACACCAGTTATACAAGCTGCGTTGGCTGGTTTAAAGGTTAAAGCAACATCCCTAGCAATTGTGGATTTTAATATGGAGCCTTCTTGTTTAATTGTTTTTCCTTCTATTGAAAGGCCGGGAAGAGATTCATTGTTAATAAAACTATCCCTAATGATAGACTGTGCAGCGAGAGATTCTTCGTGATCATTGAACAATCTAAACTTTGCGTAAATGCACGGTAATTCCCATTTATCCCAAAAACTTAATTCTCTATCGTTGGAACAATCGGTTCTTTTTATTAATTTTACTGCATATATACACTTTCCGACAACAGAGGAAAAACCAAACTCTTTAGTATCGGCATGCTCTCTGTTGAGAGATCCACCAACAAGAGAAGAGATGTCGGCCCCTTCGATAGAAAGTGTTTCTGCACTCTTATCGGGCGACTCTACAGATACTAGTCCATCTATAATCATGGATAAATTTTTGTTTGTGGGTTGAGATTGGGAATTATCCATGGTCTGGTTGTTGTGTTTGTCCATTTTACATATAAAATTACCTCACCTTTTGTAGCAAATAGCAATTTTAATTAAATATGTCCAATCAACAAGGTGCTAAGCCATCATTAGGTAGTTTGTTTCAACCTGGAGAGGTTAATTCCAGTGGTTTTAGCAATTGCGGTCCATTAATCACCGCCCAACAAATAAGGGATGAGTATCTTTGGGGGATCCCATTAGTTTCACCGTTCCCAAATCCAACTACCGGACAAAAACAAGCGATGTCGGACACTATTATATTTAAACAGATCGAAAGGGCAATTTCCATTATAGAAGCCACTGGTCTAAATATAATGGAAAAGCAAATGACCGATAAGTTACCATATGATTATCAGTTATTTAAAACACAAAACTACATGAAGTTAAAGTCTTTGCCAGTAAATAGCATTAAGCAATTGTCTATTCGTATCGGTGGACAAGAAATAGACCAATACATATTCCCTAACGAGTGGATAGATACTTCGATGTTATACGCTGGAGTGGTATCGCTTACAGCCATAGGGGTTGGAGTTTATTCTCAGGGTCAATTCGCTACCAATAACAATGGGGCTGGAGGGGGTATCTTTTGGCTGGGTAATGGCTTGGCTGGTAACAGCTGGCTGACCAACTATTTCTACGTTGAGTATACTGTCGGTTTTCCTGACAGTTTGGTTCCAAACATCCTTAATGAAGCTATAGGACTAAAGGCTTCTTGTCTAATTCTACAACAATTACAAGCCACTAGGGCTTTGGTTAATAGTCAATCGTTAGGGTTGGATGGGATGAATCAAAGTACATCCTCATCTGGACCCCAGGTTTATCAGAACGCCATAGATAACATGTCTAAACAATACGACGATATAATGCGTAGAATTAAATCTCTGTACACATTAACCAATTTTGCCTCAGATGTGGGATAAACACCTACATAAACTTGGATAGTATTTCATAGAACTGTTCAAAAGCATCCTTCTTACGAGTCTTCCTTAGACCCTTTAGATAGCATTTTTTGCATACAGAACCCCTATCCTTGTAAAAGCTCAAATAATAAGAAAGCAACTGAAAGCACCGGGAGCATTCTCGTAGCCCTTGTCTTTTGTTGCATTTATAGCATTTACCGTTACGTTTTGGACGGCACGGTAGATGACACTCTGAACAAAACTTATTATATTTGCGCATTCTCTTATTGATAATAAAGCAAGCCTTACACTCACTTCTAGGGCAACTAGAATCAATATCTCTTACGTAAAAATCCTTCTTGGTGTCTAATTCTCTTTTGCAAATAACACAAATCTTGGTTTGGGGGTATGTTTTTTCCATGTTACTAAAATTGTTTCCCTAATTATATCTCAAACTTATGTTGTAGGTCAGGGTAAGCAAGAAGCCCTAACCACACTTTCTAAAGGAAAACACTATTATGGCCACTTTTAAAGCAATGAACGTAGCTGCTCAGCTAGCCAACGACCTAAGCCTTCGCCTACAAGGCCAAGGCTCATCCGGGGCGAATATCACTGTAACCAATACTACCATTACTGTTGGTAGCGGCCCTGGCTCAGTTCAGCCTGCGGTCCTAATTGGTACCCAAGCTTCAGGCAGCAATAGCAACTCAGCGTCACTCATCCTCCTACCAGAGCAATTAAATCTCACCACGGGCGTTGCGTCAAACGTTTGGAACAACTCAATTGGCAACGCGCAGGAAGTATATACGCCTCACCAACTCCTAATGGGTTTCGAAAACTACCACACCAGCAATAACACCATTTGGACCAACGAAGCTGCTCGTCTACAAGTTATCGGTGACTGCATTGGAACTGGCATGCGCGTTACGCTCGTTCTAACCACGGCCGGAACTGCTCCAACCCCAGCCAACGTACTAGCCGCCACGCAACTCTCACCCTCCTTCGTTATCGATCAATACAATCCTCTCACCAACCAAAGCTAATAAAAGCTACGGAAAAGAAAGGTATATATGGATTTCGAAAATATTACTAAATCAGAGCTTGATACGCTCGTTAAGGAGGCCCACAATCTCTTCGCTGATGCTCTCAAAAAGAGCCAAAGCGAAGGAACTGCGGCCTTAGCCAAGGACGAGGATGGGGCTGGCGCTCCGTCTGAAGGTTCTCCTGACGAAGCTAGCGAGACTGCGGAAGCTCCGAGTCCTTCTCCTAGTGCTCCTCCGGCTAGTGAATCAGAAGCTCCGGCTGGGGGATCTGCTTGCCCCACTTGTGGTGCCGGTGGTCCTCCGGACGCGGGGCCTTCAGAAGATCCGAATAACGCCATTGCCGACACCGGAATGACGCCTGATGCGGGTCTACCTCCGGCCCCTGGGCAAGATCCTGCGCAAGATCAGGGTGTTACCCCGGAACAACTATCAGCCGAATATGGAAAACTAGACCCACAAAGCCTAGAAGCCCACTTTATGGCTATCAAGCAAGTTATTGAAGCCAAAATGGCGCAATCAGCGGCTCCGGCTCCTCAAGGTATGGGCGGCACTCCCGCTCCAGCCCCTGCGGCGGCTCCTGCTGCTCCTGCGGCTGCTCCGGCTCCGGCTCCAGCAATGAAATCAGAAACGGAAATTAACGACCTAAAGAAATCTAATAAAGAATTAGAGACCAAGGTTGTTGACCTCTCCAAGACCTTAGATATGGCGATTAATGCCATTAACAAGATCACCCAGCCGATGCGTAAGTCATTTACTGGTATAGACGTTAAGACGCCCGAAGAAGTCCCTACGCTTAGCAAGAGCGAAATACGTACTGCTCTTAACAAGAAAGTAGAATCAGGAAACCTATCTAAACACGAATTAGATACGGTCATGCATTACTTCTTAGGCGAAATCGACGTTTCAGCAATTAAGCATCTGTTGTCATAATTTAGCAATACACCTCTAATAAAGGAACAAAGGAAATATCATGGACGCACTTCAAACTTTAATGGATCTAACGAAAGCCCTAGAAGCGGGCAATTACAATGCCGCTCCTTCCACTCTAACCCAAGGTGCCGCGCTACAACGCGAAGACCTTTCGGACGTAATGCATGTAGTTACTTTCGGTGACGATGCGATTCGTCTCCAGAAGCTACTCAAAGTTAAGCCGATTAAGGCTACTACCGCTCAGTTTGATCGTCAACTAAGCTACGGTATCTTTGGTGGTTCAGCTGTAATCGAAGGTGCGATCGGTCAAGAGGAAGTAAGCTCGTTCGTTCGTATCGTTTATCCTATGAGCTACTACTCCTCAATTCGTAGGGTTACCCTCCAAGCGACGCTAGTTGATACGGTCGATGGCAAGGGCAACGAGGAACGCGCTGCGTCAGATGCGACCAAGAAAATCGCTGGCGATATCGAGTTCGACGGTTGGCGCGGCAAGGACGACTTTAGCAATGCGGGCGTATTTGATGGTAACCCGAACGCTATCCCGTCCCTAGCGAATATGAGCGGTGTTACCGTTCAAGTTCGTCAATCAGACTCACAACGTAACGCCCACGACCTCATGTTCGGTGCGTATGGTTCCGATGACACGGTAGTTCTACAATGCGGCACGGTTCTACAGCAAACCAACCTAGAGGACTGCTCAGTTCGTTCAGCGATGAACATGGGTTCAGCCGATGAATTCCTCCTAGATCCAAAGACGCTATCAGCGTACAACAAGATCGCTCTAGGCAAAGAACGCATTATCTTAGCGAACTCACCTCAAGACGCGACCGGGGCGGATCTACGTAGGCAATGGGTTTCAGGTGGCACGATGCGTCTAACCGCGTCACGCTTCCTCTCAGGCCGTACTGGTCCTGATCCGACTCGTGCGAACAGCCCTGCGGCTCCTTCCATGGGCGCTGCGAGCATTACGTCAGGCAGCACGGCGTTCAATGCGGGCGATGTTTACCAATACAAGGCGACCTCAGTTAATGAAATTGGTGAATCAGTTCTATCACCTGCCATTACTGCGACCATCACTGCGGCCGGTCAGCAAGTAGCCTCTGTAATCACTGTTACGCAACCGGTTAAGTTCTGCCGCGTATTCCGTACTGCGGCCGGTGGTTCAACGTTCAAGTTCATTGGTAACGTAGCGGTAACCCCTGGTGCGACCACTGTAACCTTTACGGACCTAGGCAATCGTATCCCTGGTTTCGTTACTGGTACTGCGTTCCAATCAGATACGTGGGACTTTGCCGAACTAAGCCCATACAGCCGAGTAAAGCTAGCGGTAACTGACTTATCCCAACCTGAGGGTCATTTCCGCTTCCTCTGCGTTCGAGGCTATCAGCCCCGCAAGAATGTGTTGCTTGATAATATCGCTTCAACATTTTAACCATTAAAATCAAGTAATTAGATTGCCCCGGCACCCTAAAAAGTACCGGGGTTTTCTTTTGTCTTGACAGGACATTTCAGTTTTGTTACTATTGAAATCATAAAAATAAAATATTTGTACAAACAACTATCAGACATGGGAACAACATGACACAGAGCACAGGACAACGGTATCGAGCTTCACCAGAAATTAAATCAGAAATTATACGACAAAAAAAAGAAGGAAAAACAGCCAAAGAAATAGCCGTTACGCTTGGATTGACTGTTTCTCAGGTAAATAAACTATCTACTAGAAATGGAGCTAAATTAAGCAAGGAAGCACGCAGAGAAAACATACACAAAGGAAGACTTACCCACGATTACACACCAGTTTCACAAGAAACAATAAACAAAATCAAGCAGTTAAAAGACTCCAATTGCTCTGAAAAATCAATCGCTACCATTTTGGGATTACACGAAAACAAGGTGCGTACCATTTGTAGCGACAATGGATTTTATCTAAGCAAACAAGGACAGAGCGAAGTTCGCAGAATTTACTCTGATGAGCTTAGAAAAATTATAACAGATTACAGAAAACAAAAAAACACTCCTTCATATTATGAAATTGCGATGCTGACTGGTCAATCAGAAGATACCGTTGAATATATTTGTCGTAACGAGGGTGTATTGTTAGACAAAACTCAATTAAGTGCTATTTTGGTTGACGATAATCGAGAAGAAATTAATACTGCTATTAGATTGCTACGAGATACAAATAAACCATTAACTATACCAGAAATATCCAAAGAAACCGGTTATAGTTTAGGACAAATAAAATGGTCCCTATCTACACAGGGGATAACTCTAAGTCAAAGTCAAAAAGATCATGTATTTCTTCCGTGTTCTAGGACAACCCTAGATGCTATAGCGAATATGCGACTAGTTGATAAAAAGAGCTGTCAGGAAATTGCTGACTTTTTTGGAATTGACAAGGGAGTCGTAACCAGGGAGTGCGTAAAACGTGAAATTCTACTGGACGAGGAAGCGCGCAAAAACAACATGCAGCGCGACTCTAAATACACTTGGGGCGACATCAGACAGTCAGCAAAAAACAAAGAATTCCTTTTGGTTGGGGAGCGCATAGATACGGATCGCGTTCCGTCTATGTCAGAAAGAGTGGAACTCAGGTGTTTTTGTGGATCTTTGTTTACCGCTGTGCTATGGGAAATAGCCTATGAACGGGCACAGTCTTGTGGTTGTGAACAAAGTAGAGAAGAGCGTAACATAGCAAAATTACTACAAGATTTAGGTTATAATGTTCAAAAGACAAGAAGTGTTCTTGACAATGGGAAAGAATTAGATATTTACATACCAGAACAAAATGTAGCAATTGAATACTGCGGACTATATTGGCACAGCGACGCCAAGCCGAATGCAAAGAATAGGCATTTAGATAAATTAAAGTCAGCAGAAGCAAAAGGTATACGATTAATTACCATATTTGCGGATGAGTGGCTAACAAAAAGAGAACAAGTTATAGGATATATTAAAGCCATATTAAAACATAAAGACATAAAGCGTATTGGTGCCAGAGATGGAATAGTCAAACCGGGAGATCCGGCCAAGGTGTCCGAATTTATCAAAGAAAATCACATACAATCAATAGATATCGTCAGGAATCCATATGTATTAGAGGTGGATGGGGAGATTATAGCAGCCATGACATTTTCACCCTCCTCTCCGGAAAGAAAGGGTTATTCGGTACCGGGTTTTTGGGAATTAAATAGATATTGTGTCAAAATAGGATATGCAGTAACAGGCGGATTCGATCGATTGATGTCTAACTTTGTTAAAAATAACAATGTAACTGATATTGTTAGTTTTTCAGATAAACGGTGGTCGCAAGGGAATATGTATAAAAATGCAAATTTTGTGTTAACAGATACATCTCTACCAGATTATTCTTATGTCAAGTCTGGTAGTGACACGTTTCGTAAGCACAAAAGTAAATACCGCAAGGAAAAGATCGGATGTCCAGACGGAATGACTGAGACGGAGGCAACACAGATCATGGGCCTAAACCGTATTTGGGATTGCGGTAAAGACCGATGGTTGTGGAAGAAAACGATATGATATAGAATTATGCATACAATAATATTCCAACAGAGCCCACTTGACAACCCCAAAACCGTATGGTATTGTTCTGTTCTATGAAAAATACCAATCAATTAAATGAAGAACAATTTAAATCAACAATAGAATCCTTGGAGAAGGGGGCCGCAGATATCGTTTCTGATATTGCGGTGTCACCTCCGGGACCCCTAACCTTATTTCCTTTGAATTTAGACCTATTTAGTCCAGTTGTAAAAAATGAACTAAAGAAAGTATATAATGTCAAAAACACCAATGATTCTCTTTTTATAGACACAAAAGAGTATCGGTTGGTATATTTAAGCTTTTTGGCCAATTACCCTCCTACCGAATCGGAAAAGGAAGAATTCGCCAGCATTGTAAATGAGTTCTATCGTCAGGTTCCTTTTATTGGGTGCATGGCTCCTCCCAGTTACATAAGACTAGCTTATGTTGATTTTCCCAAACCTGCTAGGTCGGCCATGTTTACCTTTGTGTTTGTACCGGTACAAGATCTACAAAAGGCGGAAGACACGGGTTTGGCTGTTTTAGATGGAGATATTGGCCGGGAACTGTTCGATAAGGGAAACAAGCCAACTCGAAACATATTTAGCAGCGAGACTCTATTTAAATCATATTCCCAAATAAGGGAACGCAACAAACAAGTGCTTCCTGCTGATATCAATGCTATGATTCCGTGGCCCCAGCCTACAGATGAGGTGAGTAAGGCCCTACTTCAGTCTACAACTCGGCAAACTGAAGATAGGGTTAAATTCCTAATTCAAACCGGAATACTAAATGACGGTTTGGATAAAACTCAAACCCAAGCAGTAGTTCCCTACACCCCTAACTTTTTCAGTAGAATGGCCCGTCGATTTGTGATAGGGTGTCTGAAGGTAGCTATTTTCGTCATGAAGAAGTTCAAGGTTTCCAACACAAACAACCAAAAGGATAACAAACATGAATAATAAGGTATTAACGGCACTTGTGGTAGTTTCAATCAGCTTAGTTGGAGTCGTTAGTTACAAATACGGCACTCGGAACGTTCCGAACGCCACAGTTTCTAAGGTAGAAACACGCCCTCCGGCCAACGTATGTTACGTACCCAATCAATGCGGTTGGAGTTGGTCTGAAAAGGGTCTAAATGAGGCTCCGGTTTGTTTGGATGGATTTTCGGGTAACTATCTAACAACCAAGGCTGGAACGGCTGGAAAGGAAACAGCGGTACTAAACTGCCTTTGCTGCTCGAACACGCCCCCGACTCCTGTTCCTCCTCCCCCTACACCCGTAACTGTAGATGCCGGTGTTTCAGGCGCAGGTACAGACGCAGGCAAATAATGTCTACATACTCCAAGGTAATACAGGATAGTGTATCTGAACAAGGGATTAGGGTTATTACCTTGGAGTTGTCGTTCCCAAGACTAATTCTACCAGAAATCAACACATATCGTATGGCTGCAAGGAATACAGCCTCATCTAGGGCTGTACCCTTGCACAAACGATTATCTTCTGTACGTTCAAATCCCTTCATTCCGAATCATTGGGGTAAAAATCAACCCGGAATGTCCGCTAGGGAAGAAGTGGATCCTCAAACACAAAACCAAGCCAAGGGAATTTGGGAAGATTTGATTGAATATACTGCTAAAACTGTAGAAAACCTACAAAAGCTGGGAATACACAAGCAAACTGCTTCCAGACCGTTGGATACGTTTTCGTATACAAAGCAAATATATACCACTACGGAACTGTCCAATCTTCTATGGCAACGGTGCCATCCAGACGCTCAGCCAGAATTCATGGAATTGGCATACATGATGGCGGACGCAGCCAAGGCCAGCCAGCCGCGCTTGGTTAAACCAGGGGATTGGCACCTTCCCTATGTAACAGAGCTAGAAAGGGCGTCCCTGCCCCTTGAAATAGCAATAGAATGCTGTGTTGCTAGGTGTGCTAGGGTCAGCTATGAAAACCACGACTCAAATTCACCCGTAATTGAAAAAGACCGTTCCACATTTAGCAGTCTAGTCACAAATGGTCACTTTTCACCCTTAGAGCATAGTCTAACCCCCGTAGAACCCACAGAGCGCCATGGCCCATTTACGGGCTGGAAGTCTTACCGTCAAACCATTCCCAACGAAAATCGCACCAATTACCCTGGAATTATAGGTTTATAATATGTTAAAATATCTTAAAAGTATTATTATAATCAGCTTTCTACTTATCATAATAGCTCAACAATTAACTATCCATAATTACGACAAATCTATCAAACTCTACGTACAGGGAATGGATCAATACACTCTAACGATAAAGACATGCGGTCAACAATTAGAAGAGGACTCCAAAACCATGTCTATGGCCAGTAAGTACATAGATGAGTGTAGGCAGAGCAGAGTAAAATACGCTGCCGACCTATTGAACTGCTCGAATCATCAAAAGACATATGCAAAATAGTCTAGAAGAAAGAGTTAAATGGCTGGAGGCAGCCCACTTGCTATGCGCAAATGAATATGCGTTCTTAAGTGGAACAAAAGACATAAACCATGTACTGATTGGACTTCCTGGATGGAATAATGGGGTTCCAAGTTTAGGTCTATTGGTAAATGATGTTTTTGCCTGGGGATGCGCTGATTGTGAATCAATAGACTATATGGACGCGCCTGCTTTGGTTAAAATCATAGAAAAAGACGGTTATACTGGATTAATTAAGTGGGTAATAGAACGAAGAACAGGTGAACCGTTAACTTCAAACACTCCAGATGAGGTATGGTCTAATGGACATTTACTTAAATATACCCCAGACTTACCCTTATTAGTAGAAAGAGACCAATTGAAATTGGAAAACCAGGAACTAAAGAAACAAATTGCAATTTTAAAGGGTGAATAATGGATTGGGATCTAGTAGTAATTATGATGTGGTTAATGTTAGCTACAGGAGTAATTTCCCTGGCTGTTACCACCCCATTTATAGCTTTTTACTTATTGGTAATTTTGTTTGTCAAGAGGCATAATGAAAAACCAGAAACAATCAACTCTAAATGAAGAGTTGCTTAGTATATCCGAAGCCCTAAAGAGGGGGTCTATTACTATGGAGCATTACGAATTAGAAATTAATCGTATATTGAATATAAAGACCTACAACAAAGAATTACAAGAGTGGGATAACGAAGAATTGGAACGGGAACAAGAATGGCCGTAAATCCTCATTTTGATATACTAAAAATACTAAAAGATATAGTCCCCTTCACCAAGAGCCGTAAAGAACTAGAAACAAAGCAAGAATTAAACCAAATTATCTTCAAACAACTACAAGAAGGGTATCTGGAGGGTTCCATTTTGTATGGAGATTACAATTTGACCTTGGTTGTTTTAGCTGCCAGGGCTATCAAGGAAGGGTTTCCGTTGGATGCTGTCACCTTCCTGGGAGAAGTAGATCCAGACTACATACGTACCGACCTGTTGAAAGATTTGGAAAAGGATGCTATCTTTCAGCAAGAAGTAGATCTAATAGTTCAAATTATAGCTAAATTACTTCCCAATCCAGATGTAGATATCAATGTGTTAAATGAAACCACTAAAAACTACGTGTAACCAATGAACTCCAACGAAGCCTTCGACCTATCTAGAGCCAAAATCAAAGAAATGAGGAATATAGTCATTCCTTTTAATGAATTTGGTATAAATGTAACTTACGTTACAAAGTTTAACTCTGATTTAATTAAAATCCTTGGATATGATGATAGGATTATTGGGTATGGAGTGCTGGAAAAGTCTGGAGACCATACCTTGTGTTTGAGCATGAATATTATATATGAAACATCCGAACGTCTAGATATAGACAACGATGAGTTTCACCTAGATTTTACTCCAGAAATCAAGTTAAATATAAGTATGGCTTGTGGTGAGCGAGACCAGGGTGATAAGCACCTACCATCAAAAGAATTAGTCATAGAATCCCTATTTATACCCTACATAAGGGTTCTATCTGGCAGAAATAAGGTTAAATCAGTATTATCCCAAATGTATATAGGAGCGCACAATGTCTTACCCTGACAAGGTTGTAAAGTATATTAATTTATTAAATAAATCCAATCAAAGCGAGGATATGGATGAAATGGAAGAATTATCCAATCAGATGGATGCTCTTTACAATACATTCAATCAAGAAGAATTCGACGCTTTAGATAACTATTATATGGAAGAGGCTTAGGGAACTTATGAAAATCAAAATAACCAAAACAGACGGTACGATTGTTGATGCCGAAGGAACCGCAGAGGAATGTCAGAGACTAATTCAATCCCAATACACACAAAATATACCTAGTGTTTGGATTTTGGCTGGAGAAACCACCTATAATCCATTCAATAATCCCTACGACCCCCACAGGGTAACAACCACCGCAGGTAGGGAATTATATATCGGGGATGGCACCATTCAAGGTTATTAGGGTTTAGCTCCAAAAGCTTCTCCTGCTTTCCCCGCAGCTTCTGAAAGTTGACCCTCTGTGGCATTTACTGCCATATTGGGTTTTTCATTTTGGGCATTGACATAGTTGGGATCCTTGGTTTTAGGTAGGTTTTGTGCATTCACTCCTTCTTCTCCAGGGGGTGTGGGGCTCATACTCCCGCCTGCTGGAGAAGAAGGGGCTTGGGCTCCCTGTTCGGCCATTGCTTGTTCCTGCATTTTCATTTGCATTTCCATTTGTTGTTTTTGGAAATTAAACTGGAGAAATTGAAAATTATAAGGGTCCCTTACGTAGTGGAAATTTGGATCTGGGGGCAATCCAAAGAAATGTGTACGAATTTCATCCACATATAGATATTTATCTATAATTGACTGCCATTGAGGATTTAGAGGGAATTTACCTCCCCATTCCTTACCAACAGTAGGTTTCTCTACCCGTTGTAGGATCTCATCATACTCCATGTGGATGGGGCCGTCAGTTTGGAATCGTACTGATTCCTTTTCGGCGGTATCGGCTTCTAATCCTAGTAATTTAACTGTACAATAGCGAGCTACCTCTTCGTCTAGAAGGGGTAGGATTTGTTCATTCAAGAAAGTCTCAAAGATGTTTACCAGGGGGCGCAAGCCTACATCTCTATGAGCGGTAAGCATGTATTCGCCATTAGATTCAGAGGTGTCTTGAGCACTGCTACCCCTGGAAAGATGGGCCAGACCTGGAATTTCTTCCGGAGAGATTTGAAAGGCAGACAAGATAGTACGGGCATTGGAGTCTGAAAGGTATTGAAATTCCATATCCCTAGAGCCAGCATCAATTGGCATCCAGTTGATATCCGACTTTTCAGGAACGCCAAAGACAGGCATACGGAAGGCTGCGCTGGCCCCATTAATAGAGGCTTGGAATTGCTGTCTAATCAAGCCAACTTCCCGCTCTGTAACATCGTCCGATTTAATAACCAACATACCCCTGCTGGCTCTTCCGTTCTGGAAATAGCCTTTATTCCATACAGAGATATTAATGTGAGTGGTAATAGCCGAAATAACCGTATCTATAGGAGTTAAGGGATACCCGCACAACTCAAAGTCTTGAACGGGATAGCAATTAATTACACAGCACTCATCATCAGTAAATGCTTGTTTGGGTTGATTGTTAATTACTTGAATCCATTTATATTCATCGTTTTCGAAACGGTCTATTTCGAAAGTTTCATCTATATGCTTGTCCCTACGTAGTCTTTTAAGGGTCTTGCGGGCTTCTTCCCGGATCTTAGCTGCTGCCCGTTGTTGATTGGTAGCTACATATATAGTGCCCGCATCTATAGGGCGGAAGGCGAAGAATTCCTTCTTATTAGTAAAAGGATTATCCCTGTAAATGCGCTCCGTAGCAAATCTACCCAAAATAATGGCTGAGCGAGCTTGGATGTGCAGGAACTCTCGTAGGCTTAGATGGTCTCCATCCTTAAGATCTGAACCGCATTTTACCAATTTATCAACAACAACGTCTACCTTTTTCTTTAAACCATCCTTTGTGTCTTGATCTAACTCATGGGCCAGTTCTGGTTTAATTACAATTTTATGACCAAACGAAAACCGATCCGCCCTTGGTGCTCCAAAGCTACCAAGCATGTTTGAGCGGGCAGTAGCTATGGCAGCTACAAGTTCATCTCCCCTGGCGACCCTTTTAAGCATTATGTCGCTTAAGAGGAATTGGGGTTTGTATACGAAAATAGTAGAGTAAGAATTTTGGGACTCAGATACCGGATCTACAGTAAAACCTATACGATTAACAGATTTAACATCTGATTCTACTGTATTTTCCAAAGCAGTAATTAAGCGTTTCCCCAGATGAGGACCAACTTCTGTCTTATTTAGACTCAGAACCTCTTCCAGGGCATTTAATTCTGGTTGTTTTTTCTTGGCCATTGTAGGTATCCTTTATTCAAAACTCATAATTCGTACTGCCATTGAATAAAGAGAGCGATTTACAATTGATAGGCTGAATACAGAACCTATTTTTTCCATAAAGGCATATTGAGAACCATCTTGTATTACAATTGGATCCAAACGGGTGTCTATGGTGGTATCTCCATTTAACTGTAAGGCGGCTGATTGATTAACTTGAACCCTAATCCAGCGTTTAGCTCCACTGTAAAAATTCATTCCAGAAGCACCGGGCATAATCCCTGTTTGAGGAGGAAGGGCTTGAGCTGATTGTACCTCTACCCAACCAGGAGTTACTTGACTTACAGTGTAGGTACCTGTGGTATAAGCGTTGAACCCACTTAGTATATCGACTAAATTACCAATTTGAACACCGGTAGATGAGTACCCGAGGACTTGACTGTTGGAGGTTATAACTACTCCAGCTTGGGAGTACGCACTGAACGTCCCAGGACGCACCAGGGTAACAGATAGGGTTCCGGTTGAGGTAACCGTCCAAAGCCCCTCATTTGATGGATTAAACGGTCCCGTAGCGTCTCCAGTGGACAATCCGGGGATGAATAGAGAATCACCGACCTGAAGAGCCGCCAAAGAGCCAGCTACAATAGAAAAAGTAACACTTCCATTTGTATTGGTTGAAATAGAAGCGGTTTGGCCGTTAAGAGCAAGACCCCTATCGGTCCTAAAGGCAGGAGCCGTACCTCCCGTGTTGGTAAATCTATAAGTACCAGAGATGATTGGATTGGCAGAAAGACTAAAAACAGTAGTACTATCTATAGAGGTAGCTACAGATGTGTTGAAAGCGGAAAGAGTAGATCCAGCCTGAACGGTTAAATTAACCTCAGTGGGATTATTTACCGGTAAATTTACTATATTTTGAATAGTATTAAAGGCAAATTGCTGGGGGATAGCTCTGGGGTTGTCGAAAAACGACTGAATATTGGATTGTTCGTTGAAAGTAGCCATATTTCCTTAAAATTGCGGGCCTTTTGGCTATTTTACGATTAAAATCTCCACTTTATGCTAGACTTGGAGTCGTTTTTGTTGGTATTTTGGTCTAAATCTTCATTTGAACGTGAAACTCCCAGTGCTTCTAGGCGATTTGTGATGAAATTCTCAACAGTAGGCTCGGAAATTGGCTTTTCTTGGTAAAGATAGGGTAATTCGGAGCCTTCCGAAGCGTTTCTGTTCTTCTTTTTGAGTGGAAACTCATTCATAATAAGATATCTAAAGGCATCAGCACTGTCATCGTTATCGTCATCTGGAACATCTGTTGGTTTTTCGTCTACACCTACGATCCAATGGTATTTAGATAGATCTCCAAATAAATTCAATACACCATCGTTGTCCTTAATGAAATAAACCTCTGGTTCCCTACCTAAAGAGGGCATGAGTTTGGTTCTAACTGCATTGATACCCTCCAATACAGAACCGGGACCTTTTTTGAATTCCTTACATTTGTATCCGTGATTAATAAAAGTCTTCCTGGAACCCGGATCGGCTGGGTCTGGATATATAGTTGGGTCTAGGTGTTTAATACGATCGTTGCACAAATTGATCTTTTGGCTTATTTCTAGTTCTGGAACAGCAAAAGAATCAATCATAAATAACTTATTACCATATATGAATCCAGTACATACCGCAAAGTTATGGGTATAGCCATGATCCATACCAGACACGAATCTACAATCTAGAGATTGAGCCAATCCTATTAGTTCTTTTTGGGTGTATTTTTCTGGGAACTCCTCCCCCGTAATCATATTGGCAATTTGCTGGGCTGATTTAAAATGGATCTCTGCATCAAGATTTGGGTAAATCATACCCTCTTTGGAGGGTTTATTGCAAAGCAATTGAGCGTTAGCTCTCTCTGGGTCATTAATAGAGAACTGTTGTATAATATGGCCAATAGACTTCAATATAGAAGAACCATTGGTTTGTTTGACTAGGTTCCCCTTGCAGGCAGCAAATAACTTACATTCATTCAAGCACCCCCAATACCCTTCATCTTTTACGTATTTTTCTTTGGAAGCTATATCCAATCGCTCAAAGTCTTCTTCTGAAATAGCCTTGAGTAGTTTCTGAGAACGATATATAGGTAGTTTGGTTTTGGTTGGTTGGTGTCTAGCCTCTGTACAACGCTCGGTAACGTCTAAAATATTCCAGTGTCTTACCTCAAGACCAGTTTCAGCCGCTGCGTCTATTTCTTTTTGGACTAAACCAATAGAGTATTTACGGGTAGAAGTCAAAAAAGTTATAGGTCTAAAACCCTTTTCTTCGGTTGGTATGAGTTTTGCTTCATTGTAGGCTTCTTTATTTGTTATAAGATCTACTTCGTCCAATACAACCAGATTGGTGTGCAGACCATTAGCTGAAGCCGTAGTGGCAACAATGATTTTAATGTAATTTACTAAATTTTGTAGCCTATCCCTTATTTCTGTTGGTAGGAGAGGTACTTCCTTTTCGGTAAAGGACATGTTTGTTACTGGATCTAAGTAACGACTAAAGAATAGCTCGCGAGTGTTATCTTTTAATAAGAATCCATTAAATATAGGTAATTTAAGGAACTTCTTGATATATTCTTGAGAGTTTTGGGCTTGAGCTTCTAGGGCAGCCATATGGGCTATGTTGCGACCATGATGGATCAAAAACAATAACTCCAAAATAGAGGCGGATAGCGTCTTAAACGAGAATCGTGAAGCATACCCCAATAAACGCTCCCATTCTCTGTCTGGATCTACAGCCGCACTGTATAATTCCCAAAGCAAACTCATTGGATCTGAATTAGAAGAAGGATCTACTCTTCCGTCTGGATAATCTAAACCCAAATAGACTCGGATCCAGTTTTTGAGTTCCTTCTTGGATTGGCAAGGAACAAACAGATACCGACGCTCTTTGGATTGATTAAGAGGGTCTGCGGGGGCTATTGCAACTGGTTTCTTACTAGCCATTCTCTGATTCTGCATTCTTTTTGTGTTTCCTTACAGCTGCCGCTACACGAGCCCTCTCCTCGTCTGCTTTGCTGATTTCTTCTGCCTTTTCGGCTAAGAACTTACGGTGGTCCTCGGGTTCAATTGTTACCGTAATGGGAGGCTGACCATTTCCCGGCATATTTACTAATTGTTGATTATATACAACTGTATTGCCGGGAACCGGTATGGGGCCACCGGGAGGGCCAGAAAGTAACATTTGAATTTCCACGAGGCATTTGTAATCCCTAACATTGGTTATTTGTATTGTATTTTCTAAGAACTTAGGATCCTTGGTGGCCATATAGTTATTAATGGCTTCTTGGTGTTTCATTTGGGTTACACTTATAAGATCTGAAACGAAACTCAGAGCAGTAGCCTGAGAATGAAGTGACTTTGACTTCATGGTAGATTCCAACATAGACTCATAGCGTCCACGCCGGGCATCCCAATTAAACCTAATCCTAGCGTCAAGTACAGATCCAAGCCCCACACCTAGGTTTGCAGAGCATATCTCTTCGCAGGTACGACCTTTTTCGAATGTCTTGTAGAATCCCTCCGCAACATCGTATGCCAGCGGCATTTGGAACGATTGTTGGAAATCTTCGTATTCCTTTAGTTCACCTTCGCTCAATAGAGCTAGTTTTGAATCTGGGAGGGTCAGGGTGGTCATTTTAAGGTTTCTTTTCTACTTTTACCATTACTTTGAACTCTTCACCAAGTAAGTATTTAGTGAATTTCTTTAATAACGGCGGACATTTAATGGTTTTTGAAGGTGAGTTTACTATAAAGATTACCTTCCTTGGGTAATCGGGATCCTCCAAATCGTAATCCAACTCAAGACGGTCTAGTCTGGATATTTGGTCCAATAGATAAAACCTACATAAATGCTTTAATTGTTCTGCTAGCACATCGTGTAAGACACCTGTACGTCTAAAGAGATCCATTGCCAATTTTATCTTGGTAATAATCTCTTTAGCTTGAGGTGTTACTTCTGGTTCTTCTCTATTCTTCCTCTGCATGTAACCTCCGTTTTACGTTACTTAATAAACAGTCTGGATGTGTTCCGTTGGGGGCCTTGATGTTGGAAAGAAAATCCTTCAAGCTCTCCTCTATGGATTTTTGCTCGGAAACGGTTACCTTCTTTTGATTTTGTGGAAACACCCTGATTCTAGTAGCCCAGGTAGATATTTCTGGTAAAACAGACTTAATATAAGCTTCTGAACCTTTAATATCCACTACAATCCTATCGTTATCCTTAATTTTAGGAAGAAACTTGTTGGTGCTTTCTGGTTCGACAAACTCAATATGATGCATTTTAGAGCAAACCTCATTTGTATCTAACGCTTCTGCTAGTTGGAAAGTATCCTGATTTACATGTAAATCAAAAAGAGATTTACCTTCATTTGTATCACTGACATTTCTCCAACGGGGACTTCCAGGATAAATCATTTTGTATGGATGTTGATTGTTACGTAGATCTTGGAATTTATGAATGTGACCGCTGATTATATTGTGCTGGACGTTTTCTACACCAAAACCATCTTTGGCGTAAAATCCGTTTTCGTACATGCACCCTTGGAATGTTTGATGTGCTACAACTGTATGAAATGAAGAGTGATTTTGCTCATTATAGTGATTCAACCAAGTTTCCTCCTTGTGATAATAAGGCATAAACAGCATATTATCTATAATAGTTGGCTTATCTATTACTGTAATTTGTGATTTATGAGGAATCATGGAGTGGATCTTGACTTCATCCGTATTGTCTCCAGGTTGGTCGTGATTACCAACCAGAGCTATCACATCCTTAAATCTTGTCTTTAGTTCAGAAAATGATTTAGTCCAAAAATCCATTACATATGCGTTTATATTAGCAAATGAGTGATATTGGTCTCCCAAGAATACAATACCATCCCACTTATCGGTTTCTTGGAGTTTGTAAATTCGCTCCATCAGACGAGCGCACTCGTCCAACTCCGTAGCTACCGCATGATAATCTCCAACTACTAAATAATTAGCCATTATTGTTAACCATTACGATTTCAGTCTTTGGAACTAATACGAATTTAATCCCCTCGTATTCATAAACCTGTTTGGCCCAAGCTTGGAATCCTACATTCCCCTTGAGATAAATACTTCCTCCTCTGCAAACCTCTAGATCTGAATCCTTGTAGTCAAATACGGCTTTGGTCTTAATAAGGCTAATTGTTTGGTCTAACACCCTCAAACCACCCCTCTTAACAGTCTTAAGGGTCGTGGTGGCCTGAAAAGGTTCTACCGCTATTTGTCCATTCACTGTAAAAGCTACAGTTTTGGTTTGTCCATTAACTGGACCTTCAGGTGATTTAAACCATTCCGGAGCAGGCGTTGCGTCTGTAAAATTATCTATAACGAAAGTAGGTTTGTCCATATTAAAATTCCATTCCCTTGAGTCTTAGTAGTTTTTGCTCAAATACTGTTAATTTGCGTATTGCTTGTGCTAACTTGCCGCTCAATTCATGTGCTTCATAACCTATATCTGGTTGTTTTTCCGGTACATCGGCATACTGCATCGTATCTTGTATAGTCTTGGTTTGGTTATCACCGGAATGGGCGGGAGGTGAGAAGTCGGCATTAATTAGATTACTAGCTGCCACTAAATGTGTTACTTCTTCTGGGGTAGTGGTGTATAAATGCTCTTTAGCTAAATCATTTACCCTGGCAGATATTTCTTGAAAATCCTCTGTACGACATTTATTCATTACTTTGTTTGCATTATACAGTTTTCTCTTGTCTGTTGGGTAAAAATGAACCATTGTTTCGGAATTGCTAGTAACTATTCCGTTAGGCAAAAGGAAGTTATGTTTGGGGTGGGCGACCTCAAGATCGTACATCCTTCTTGTGCCCATGGGGCTAAATCGTACAACTTTCCGCAACACCAAACCCCTGGTCGAGGTGAGAGGAGCATGTTTGATAGCCACACCCTCCAAGGCTCTTTTAGTATGCCAGTCGCATAGAAACAATCCGCCGCTAATCGGATCAAAGTCACATCTTTCCTCAATAGGGCCTCCGTCTTCAACATGGCATCCCGTTGCTGAATCTTTGGCAATCTCTGCTTCAACGGCTTCGTCGATACTTCTTTGAAGTGAAAGCTCCCATCCACTTCTACCCATATTTTGTGATCCGGAGAAACGAAGTCCACCTGCTTTCTTTCCTTTCCGCATCTGATTTGAACATCGTCCCAGGTTATAGTTCCGCTTGACCGTAACCACGCTTCCATCTTGGATGGTTTCTGAGCGGCCCAGGCTTTTTTCATGTTGAGGATGAATTCCTCTGGATTCTTCGACCTCCATTCCATGGAAGCTTGTTTCACCTTTTCTGTGTGTTTCGATTTTAGGTCTGGTCTTTTTTGTAAAGACTCCTGAAATGCTATCGAAATATTCCGCATGTGCTCTAGAACACGTTCCATGTTCTTGTTCCGCCAATTCTTGGCCCTTGCGACAAGTCCCTCCAATATGGCTTTTTGACAAACCTGACAGTTTTTTCTGTGACTGTAAAACAATCGACGTGTTCGAAAAGTCTGACCGCACAGACTTTTCCATCCTTCGGTTAGAGTTTGATGTAAGGTTAGTTTCAGCCCATTCGAGCGCCGGGTCTCGTATACCAGTGTTTTGCAGATTGGACATACTTTTTTGTGAGCATACATCTTTCTCTTGGACGGTAGAACCATTTGGCAATGAGTTGTCCAACCACCAGTTTTCATTGGTGGGCTCACAAAGCACACCCAAGCCTCTGGATACTATTTCGTGAATTGGGATTTGACCTTCTTCTGTAAGGAATTTGTGATTTTTTGAGCATATTATCTTATACCCATCGGCAAATTCAACCTCATAGCCGTCCACGACGCCATGATCGTGTAATGCTACAACTTCTGTTTCTATAATAGCCCCAGAATCATCAATTCCTAAAATCTTATCACCAGGAATAAACTCTGAAATCTTCTTTGGAGGCTGGCCTATTGGGTTTAATATTGTGTTTTCGTCAATACAATAAGCCTCAATTAGATTGCCCGTAATTCTGCCTATAAGCATATGACGGTATTTGGTATTGTCGTAAATACCGCAAAACTTGTCTATTCCAGCAGTCAAACCTTCCAACGCCACCTGGATTAGGTCCATGCGGGTTAAGTGATTTCTTTTAGTTTTACGATAGAATTGGCTGCTTCTGGCTATTGCCAAAGGTGTGTTCACTTCTATTAGCTTATTCCTTACTTCTTTAAGTTCTTCGTAAATATCTGTTAATGGGTCATTGGGTGATAACACTACATATTTCATGGCAAATGAAATAAAGGTAAAGTTAAAATGACACTTTTGTATGTTCTTTGGATCCCTGGTTCGTAAGGCTGGGGATACCTTCTTGGTGAACACGTCTTGTCTTATACGAAAGTAAGGTCTGGCATCTAATATATTCTTTCGGTCATCCCTAATGAAGTTGATAAATTCCATGTAGACCTGCAAACCATGAGGAGTTCGTAATAGTTCCTTACGAAACATCTCTTCCAGCTTTGAAAGCTTAAGAACTTGCTTCTTTTGAGACTTAATAAAGTCCTTTTCAGAGCCTTGGTGCTCTCCATAGGCAACTATCTTGGAGGATAGTATCTTTTGAAAGTTAGCAAAATGCTGGTCTTGAGATGAAGCCATTAATATCTATTCGTTCTTTCCTTTTGTTGCCTTTTTAGGTATACGGTTTTTGAGTATTTTGACTACTTCTGGGGGAACTTCTCCTGAACTAGCCATACTGTTAACTATGTCGAACTCATCGGTAATTTCTTCTGATTTGGGCTTGGAAGCAACGCCTTGAGCCATATGGAGTATATCTCCATTATTAGCCTCTATCTTCTTGTATTCCCAATCATTAGACATTGAATGGAACTTTTTGATACAGTTAAGGGTTTTTTCTTTAGTTGGATACCAAAGTCCACACCCAGGACATTCAAATTCCTTCTTGGAACCATCCGTTAAGTGATAACCTATTAATTTTAGTTCGATATTCATTTTTTTTACCAGTATATACTAAAGAAAGCAATTGTCAAGTATCTTATTTAAATATCAATAATCTTTATATCCCCACCAATAGCTTTCATATAAGCTATTCTGGCCTTAGCGTGACGATCCAAGGCTGGTACGTTCCGACACCAAAAATCAATAAAGGTGAAGGAGTCCTTCTTATAAGTACCATTATCAAATTTCCTTACTCCTCTACCTAGACTTTGGGTGAAATCTATTTCAGACTTTCCCCCTCTTAGGTAAATAACGGTTTTGGGCACCTTAAAGTCAGCTCCGGTTGAGCAACAAGAGGTTCCAACCATTACCGGAAACTTTAACTGGTTAAATTCTTCAATTAAATCCAATGGTTCTGATTTCCAGAATTCAGGAGGAATGTGTTTTTTGTTGGCCTTGGTGGCTCCCCCATGGGCAAATTTGAAATTTGATGTAAATTGAGGGTAAATCATATTAAATTGACCAAACTCATCAATTAACACCAAAACGGACTGACCCATCTTGCCAGAACTGATGTTTACTATATTGGCAACCAGGGTGTTTATATCCGGATTTAAGTATAAATGTTTTTGGGTCATCTTGTTGGTATCGGCAGAGCGATAGGGATCTTGGCTGTTATAGCGATATACAATAAACTTGGGTTTGGCTAGAAAACCCTCTCTAACTCCGTCTTGTATGTTTTTACTGTAAACAATAGGCCCTACTAGACCCTTAAGGACAATTTCGCTACCATCGCTACGCAGCTGAGTACCAGACAAAGCAAAACGGTACTCTGCGTTGCGTAGGAGCCCCATACAGACACCCTCCAGGGTTGAGGCTGGGTTCATATGGGACTCATCTGAAACGAGCACCTTGACCCCTTGCAGGTCGTCCCATTCGGGTGTTCCCTCCTCGACCCTAACCAACGATTGAGCCACGGCTATGGTTATGAGTTTACTGGTGTCCTTGCGACCGTCCCCAAACATGCCCACCCTATATTTACCGAGATGTTTAGTGAACGTAGCGTACAATTGGTTTGCTATAGCTGAAAAGGGTACCATTACAACGGTTTTCAATCCTAGCCTTTGGGCTATATGTAGGGCTATGTAGGATTTCCCCATACCTACGGCAAGATTAACCGCAGCGTGTTTGTGCTGTAGAAACAACTTAACTACATCCTCTTGAAAGTACCTTAAATCTGGAGGAGTATGGGTCCAAGACAACGGAGTTGGTTTGGTGTATTTAATTGTATTGGTTAAATGCAGCCCAAACTGCTGGGATAAATCTTCAGCTAAACCACTATAGGTGTAGTACCCATTCGAGTCTTCAAACAAAGCAGAACGGTCAACTTGAGCCTCTAGGGAGTGTAGGCGTTCACTCCACTCTTCGTTGGTTATTTTCTTCAATAACCACTTGTTGGCTTTAAATTGTTTTATTTGATATAAAACACCCATGTCTTTAAATGCCAAATACTTACGAATGGCATCTATGGGAGCGTTTTCATCTATATTAACCCTGGTGGGTTCTACTATTGATAACAACTGGTTTAGGCCAACCTGTCATATATTGCATGAAGACATTGAAGTTGGCGTTGGTTGGAATTACCATTAAGGGTAATAACTTCCAACCCTAACTCTTCTATAATTCCGGGGATCTCCCGGTCTGCATTGTGTATTTGTTCGATAGAGTGGACTCGGTTGGAGTCCAAGGTGTCCAAATTATTAGGTACCGGGGTGGAGTAGAAGAACAAGGGATTACAGTAAGCTAACCAGTCGTTAATTATGATTTTGTCACTAGACAACCTACGGTTATAAATAATAGCATTTATTGGACTGGAATCACTAATTATAACAGTTTCTGGGGAACAAACCGTAACGTAGCGTTCTGTTTGGTAGAGTTCGCCAATGTAGATATCGTTCTGGTCTCTATCGGTTAAAATACCATTCCAGGGGGGATTGCTCCACCTATTAACATATTTAAGACCAACTATGTGTTTCCTCGCTACCTCTGTAAGCAGTTCGCAGGGTACCGAAGCTTCCTTAAGAGCACCGAAGGTGAGGGCAGCTACGGTGGTCTTACCACTGGCTGGAGCCCCTATAAAGTTAACCAGTAAAGGCTTTTTGTTGTTCATATAAGGTATATTACCGGTATTTTCAATAGAAGTCAAGAAGAAAAGTAACTTTTCGGTAGGAACCTTGGGCACTTACAACAAAAAGTACCGTTACTAAAGAATTGTCTTGACACGTTTTTTGAAACCAGTATAATAGGGCTTCTCCATCTTTGGTAACAAACGTAACGGTTACCTTCGAAAAAGTTAAAAACAACCTTACCTTAATTAGATAAGAAAAGCAACCCCTGGTTCTAAATAGATCCCTTTAGAAGATAATTAAACTAAATAGATTCTAAAGAAACCTTACCTAATAAAATTATCAACCCAAAGCAAATAAGATAAATCAATGAATAGCTATGTCTATACTATTAGACAACAGTAAATCCCCGTAAATGCCAATTAAAGCTGAATAAGCTGCCCTAAACTCTGTAAATACCCAAACACCGGTAAACGTAGAAACCCTATCTTGCTAAGGAACCCAATAGAATTTGCTTAACGTAAAGAAAGGGAGATAAAGCTAAATACGTAACGGTTGTAATGTAAAGTAACTTTTAATGATTGACAACGCAAGGATACCTATGTTAAGGTTCTTTATAGAAAATGTGGAGTAGCTCAGTTGGCAGAGCGTCGGACTGTTAATCCGAATGTCGATGGTTCAACCCCATCCTCCACAGCCAAATTTAAAATAGGTAAAAAATGACTGATAACCCTAAAAAAGAACCGAAGTATATTTACCTTGGCAACGATACCATATCGGTGTCAACCGTTCCGGATAAATCCAAAATGCGTCCATTGGAAAAATGGATGGAGATGGGTAGTACCTTGGGTATACAAGAAACCCTTCCTCCTGGTTACTACGTAGCGGTAGATGGAGATGGGTTATCAAATGTTTCCTTACGTAGTATAAAGATTTCTACGGATGATTTAATAGTATCCGAAAAGGGACCTGTAAATATTATATTACAAGAAATACAGGAGTTTTTCACCAAAAAAGAAGTTTACCTTAAATATGGATTTAGTCATAAACGTGGGTATCTTTTACATGGTCCCCCTGGTTGTGGTAAAAGTAGTATAACTGCTTTAATAGCCAGAGAGTTCTTCCGCAACGGAGGAATCGTTCTCATGGCTGATAACGCTTGGTATCTTAAAAACGCCCTACAGGATATACGTAAGGTTAACAAAGATACCCCCTTATTGGTGCTTTTGGAAGATATAGACGCAATGATTGAAAAGGGTAACGAAGCAGACCTTTTGGCTATTTTGGATGGTCAATTTTCTGTTGCCAATACCGTCAATATAGCTACCACAAATTACCCAGAAAAGTTAGATGGTAGACTCACCGACCGTCCCTCCCGTTTCGATAGGAGACTTGAGTTTGGCTTGCCAGATGATGATGTAAAGTTACAATACCTAAAGTATAAGCTAACAGATGAATTAACAGAAGAACAATACCAAGAGTGGCTTGGTTTAACTAAAGGTTTTAGTCTTGGTCATATTAAGGAATTGGTAGTTTCTGTTAAATGTATGGGTGGGGAACTCCACGAAGTAGCAGCCCGTATAAAAGCATTGAAGAACAAACCAAAGTCAGAATCAACCGATTCCAAGGTAGGATTCAGTAAGGATATTTTTTAAATGCCAATTAAACCAAAAGAACCTTATTTAACCAGAACTCCAAAAGAAGCCAAAGATATTCACGATTATTTATATGAAGTTAACTATGAGTATAACTTTTTAGCTTTTGATTATGGTGATTACAGATACCCTGGAGATTTGCTAACATTAATTAATAGAATAAAACGCTTCAGTGGTAAGCGGTAGCGGTAGTATTTTAATGTTGACATTGTAGTATTTTAGTATTATAATTCCTTTTAATAATGGCTACCCAATATTCTAAAGTAAAGTCTCCCCCTAAGTCTGTTACAACTGTACGCAACGGTTTGAACCAAATGGTATTAAATACCATGGCTACTATTTCTGAAATAGTAGGTTCAACCCTTGGTCCTGGCGGTAAGGTCGTAATTATTGAGCGTCAAGAAATTGGCATGCCCAACATTATAACAAAAGACGGTGTTACTGTCTTTAAAAGCCTTGGATTCTCAAATCCCACCCAGCATGCTATTATGGAAGCGGCTAGAGATGGTGCTGCCAAAACCGCGCATGACGCTGGTGATGGTACAACTACCTGCGCCATCCTCTCTGAGAGCATCGTTCGTAACGTACAAGAGTTCTGTATCAAAAACCCAAAGGTCAGTCCCCAGAAGGCTGTTAGGACCCTAGAGAGGCTATTTAAGACCTCTATCGAACCATTGGTCAGGAAACAAGCCTTCAAGGTAGCCAAGGATACCCAATACTCCATTGCTAAGGTTTCTGCTAACGGTGATTCAGAATTAGCCGATGCTGTTATTAAGTGTTTCGAGCTTGTAGGAGACGATGGTAATGTGACCATTTCTGAGATCTCCGGTGAATCAGAGTATAAAGTAGAAAAAATAGAAGGATTTCCCATTCCTCGTGGCTATGAGGATACAATGGGTAAATTCTATCATGAATACATAAACGACTCTACAAATCAACGTGTTTTGCTAGAACGTCCCTTTTTCGTACTGTATTTTGGTGTAATTAACGATATCCAGTCAATTGTTGGTCTGGCTCAAATACTTGAACATAAATGGCAAATACACAATAAATCACCAAACGTAGTGATGGTTGCCACTGGTTTTTCTGAAAACGTAATAGCTAACCTAGCTACCAATTTCAAGGCTCCTAACGGTCTTAAGATCGTACCGGTTGTGGCTCCCCTAAGCCAAATGCCTAATGGTCAATTAGATTTCCTGGAAGACCTATCTGCAATTACCGGAGCGGTTGTATTTAATCCTATTTCTGAACCACTACCTGGATTGCTTCCAGAACAAGAAATAGAAGAATTCGATGAATGTATCTTTGGTGGAGGCGACGTTTCTATGTTTGAAATGTATCGCAACAAGTCTACTATTATTGGTAAGTGTGATGAGGAGCTAGTTTTAGCTAGGGTGGATGTACTAAAAACCCAAGCAAAGTCAGCCTCGTCTCAATTAGACAAATCAATCATAGAGGAGCGTATTGGCAAGATAACAGGGGGTATAGCTCGTCTAATTGTGTCCGGTTCTTCTAGTGGAGAGATCCGTGAAAAGAAGGATAGGGCTGAAGATGCGGTAAGGGCCGTACAGGGCGCTCTTTCTCATGGTTGCCTTCCTGCGGGTGGTTGGACCTTAGCTAAAATCACTACTGAGTTACCTAAAATCAAAGACCTAAATGACCAAGACAAGGATATAGTTAATAAAATCCTGGTTCCCAGCCTTCTAGAACCTATTCGTAGGCTTTATTCAAATATTGGTCTAAATAACGAAGAGGTAGATGCTAACATTCGTACTCTTACTGGTAATGCTTCCAATCAGACAAGCAAAACAGCCAGTATTTATGATTGCATGGCTAACGAATGGGTAAACGCTAAGGATGCTGGTCTTCTTGATTCAACTCCCGCTGTGCTTGAGGCTGTTCGTAATAGTTTATCAATTGCCAGCCAGTTAGGCACCCTAGGGGGATGTGTAGTTTATCATCGGGATGCAGAACTAGAGCGCCAAGAGGCTAGGGAAGCTTTGTCGTTCGAGCGGTCTTCTAATACTTCCTTAGAAGATTAAATGCCTATTTATCATTTTCAGTGCGTTAAATGCCAAAAGAGTTCCAGGCGTTTACTGCCTCAAGAAATCCCCGTATTGTGCAAACTTTGCGGTGAGTTGCTATTAAGGGATCCCAAGCCCTTGACTACTTCTACTAAAGAGGTATTAGATAACGGTTTAATGGTAAGGTCTATAGAGCGTCTAGTTGATGCTGAGGAAATAGTAAAAGAGCGTTCAAGGCAGGACGCTATAGAAAATGCTGATTTCTATAGATCTGGGGTTAAAGAGTAAATGAAACTAGCCAAACTAAAATCACTGGAAATGTATGGTTTTAGGTCATTTTACGACAAGACCACCATAAAGTTTCCAGAAAATGGCATTCTTCATATTAAGGGTTCTTCGGGTGTAGGTAAGTCCAATCTAACCCACGGACTTGCTTTTTCGTTGGATTATTGTTCTAAATCGGCTACAGTCCTTAAATCCAACATAGACCCAGACGTTTGGTATAGCTCCGTAGAATTAGAATTGAACGGTTCTCCCCTTGTTTCTACCAGGGGCTCTACCCCCGAATTGTTTTTTGAGGGTACCGTTCATGGTACTGTAGCTCAAAAGAAGGATAAGCTATCCCAAATCTTTGGTATAAACACTAATCTCATTAAATACCTTACCTACCGTACACAACGTACCAATGGTATGTTTTTGAGTTTGTCTGATGAAGAGAAAAAGACCTTCCTTTCAGAGATTTTAGGTATTAATAGTTTTGATACTGCCTCAGATACTTCTTCTAATACGATTAAATCGTTAGAGAATCAAATACTTGTTAAAGAAAATCAGATTAATAATCTTAATGGTCAAATTGACATGTTGCGTAAGGTTAACAATCTAGATCCTAAGACTATACTGGATATAGACTCAAAGATAGAAGAAAATGAACATAACATGTCAACGCTGGTATCTCAAATAGACATGTTAAATATAGAGAAAGATTTGTTTTTAGCTAAAATGAGGGATGTGGACGAGATGTACACCCACCGTGCGTCTCAGGTGGCCAATATATCCAGAGAGATTATCAAAAATTCATCTGAAAACAAGAAGAAACAATTAGAAGAATCTATTGAATTAATTAATTTACAACAAAAACTAGATGAATTAGATGTACAATACAAAAATATAGATTTTAACAGTAAGACTATTAATGATGAGATTCAAAAGACATCCAAGTCTATTGAAAATTCTAATTTGATGATAAATAAGATTTCCTACGAGATTGATTCTACCAAAAAAGACATTAAAAATATAGAATTAACAATTATAGACCTGGAGTCAGATGTTAATTGTGGTGCCTGCGGACAACCCATTACAGATTTACAAAAACAATCAATTAATATAAAAATAGAAAACCTAAAGTTAAATCAAAATAATCTTAAAAACAAATTAAATACCCAATTAGATGATTTAAATAGGTTAAAAAAACACCAACTAGAACATTTATCTCCCTCTAAATACCAATTAGAACAAGAATTACTAGATCTTACCAAGAAAACAGATGAATGGACGATTTCTCGTAATGAGAATAGAAGTTTATTTGAAATCATTAAACAGAACATAATTAAAAAGTTTGATGATGATATTATCTTGGCTCAAGAAAAATACCTAGCTGAACAAAAAGAGATTACCGTCCAAAAAGACAAGGAAACTAAGGTTCTTGGTGTTCAATTAAATGGTATATTAGAACAATATAAGGTACAAGAGTCGCTTTTGCGGACCCTTCAATACGAAAACCTTTCTTTGGATAAAGAAAAGGCTCGTATCCAAGGTGTACTAGCTACAGTAAATGAATTGGAAGCCAAAATACAATCCGTAATCCACGAAAAATACCAATTAGAGAATATACTCAAGATAGAAAAGGACGTTTTATCCATAGTTCATAAGGATGGTTTCCCTGCTTATTATTTTGAGCAAATATTAGAAGAAATCTCCATGGAAATCAACAACCTATTGGGAAAAGTTCCAAACACATCTAATATAAACTTCAGTTTTGGGGATAAGGTGGCCAAAACAGGAAAAGTACGCAAGACCATCACCCCTATCGTAGACCTACAAGGCGTTAAAATACCATTTAATGAACTTTCTGGAGGTCAATCATCTGTAATAGAGTTGGTTTCAGACCTAGCCGTTAGGGAGGTAATCGCTCGAAGGGTTGGCATCAAATTCAACTGGATCGTTCTGGATGAGGTGTTTACTGGCCTAGGAAGGGCCGAAAAAGATGCTCTGATTGAACTCTTGACAGTCACTGTTGCGCATGATACGTTGCTTTTACTGATTGAGCACGATTCAGAATATCAAGATCGTTTCAACCAAACAATTACCGTATATAACGAAAGTGGGAAAAGTAAAATTGGATAATGAAAATCTAGTAATTGGCCATCCAGATGATTTTTGGTATGTCGGTTTAGTTTACAAGGAGGGAGATGAGCCCGAAAAGGGCTATTCCGAACTACCTATGGTGGAGCTTCTTCCTTTAGAAAAACCAGATGGTTCTTATTTGAATATTTGTATAATGAGGGTGTTTGAAACAGAACAAGACGCCAAGTCAGCTCGTGACTATGTTTCGGACAAGATCATTAGTAACGAGATAAAGCTAGAGGCTATTGATTACACCATTTGTCAAGACAAGATTACAAATCTGTCTGTTTTGAAGGACAAATTGCTAAAATCAATATCTGAACTAGAGTCCGAAAAAGACCCATCTTTAGATGACACCATCCCTCATAAGCTGTGTATCACCAAGTGTGCTTTTACTAATGGTAAAATCAAAGAATTAGAAGTACTTTTCCAAAACGTCCACGATTCAAAAGTAACCCTTAATTAAAAGGTATTAAAAATGGCCAAAGTTGAACTATCCCAAGAGTTTCAAACAATCATAGACTCAATGCCTGATGCTGAAAAGCAAAAGAAACTCATTAGTCTCTATATCGAACTAAACAGCGTTCATGACGCTATGCGTAATGATTGTGAACTACAAGCTGCCAGTCTAGAGGTAGAACGTCTATTTGGACCTTACAAGCTTGTCACCAAACAAAACAAACTAGCTGCTCAGAAGGCTCGTAATGACAATAAGGCCGACAAACTGATGGAGATTCTAGGCGAGGAATGGAGCAACCAAGATGCCATGTCAAACGACGTTGCTCTTGCCGATGCAGAAGCCGACCTTTCAAATCTAAAAGGTCCCTATACCGATTCCATTAAAGAAATAAAGGAAAAAATTAATTATATAGTAGAATCTAAATTCGGATAAAAATGGGGACTAAGGTACTTTCTTTAGATTTGTCACTTAGCGCAGGTTGGGCCTTACTGGAAGATACTCCAGTAGGGCCTAAGTTGCTTGATTATGGTCGTATAGAAGCCCCGGAACTAGATAAAACATTAAAATATCCTAAAAACAACATCGTGAGGGTATTTGATTTAGCTACAGATATATTTGATAAAGTTACGGACTGTAATCCAGATATTATAGTAATCGAGCAATTAAACCGAGGGATGAACAGACACTCTCAGACTTTGCTCGCTTTCATCCATTACTCTGTGTTGTACGCTCTTTGGGATGTGGATATTATAGATAAAGTCCAATATATTGACACAAGCGAATGGCGTAAAGTGGTCGGACTTTCCCTAACGAAAGAGCAACGTAAGCAAAACCAAACTCTTTCCAGGGCTAAATCCCAAGCAAAAAGAGATGGGAAGCCTTTAGATAAAAAGAAACTAGGTATTACTGGTAAGATTACAAAGAAACATCTTGCTGTCGATTTAGTTTTTAAGATATTTGGTGTAACTTTGGGTCGTACTCAGGATGACGAAGCAGATGCGATCCTTCAAGCCCTTTCTTATCTAAAAGGTGCTAAAATAAATCAAGGAAAATAATGGCTTGACTGACTCTCTTCGAAGTGATAATGTTATCTAAACTCACTCACAAATAGAGGGGAAGTCTTAACGGTAAGACGACGCTCTCCAAAAGCGTAAATAGTTGGTTCGATCCCAACCCCCTCTGCCAATTACAAGGAAAAAATGGACAATTCATCTGCACTTCTATCCCAGATAGTATCATTTCGTACATACGCCAAGCATTTATCTCATCTTTCCCGTAGAGAGACTTGGGAGGAAACTGTTAATCGTTCAATGGTTATGCATTTGGACAGGTTCCCAAAACTATCAAAGAAGATAATGAATGCCTTCGAATTTGTTTTGGACAAAGAGTGCTTAACGTCTATGAGAGGGATGCAGTTTGGGGGACAAGGTGTACTTAAGAACAACCTCCGTCTGTTTAATTGTGCTTTTACCGCCATAGATGATACTAGAGTTTTTGGTGAAATTCTATTTTGTCTGCTTTCTGGGACTGGGGTGGGATATAGTGTTCAAAAGGAACATGTAGTTAAACTACCAACAATCCAACTTCCTCGGGATGAGGGATATTTTACAGTTCACGACTCAATAGAGGGATGGGCTCAGGCCCTTGATGCTTTGATGGATGCTTACTTTTATCGTAAAGTAAAACCTCAGTTTGATTTTAGTATGATTCGCGCAAAAGGTAGTCCTCTTGTCACTACGGGTGCAAAGGCTCCTGGTCCAGAGCCACTCAAGCATGCCTTGAAGGAAATTGAAATAAGACTCAAAGCGGCTGTTGGTCGTAAACTTAAACCAATAGAGGTACACGATATTATTTGTATTGGATCTGATTGTGTTCTTGCTGGGGGAATTAGACGCGCCGCGTTAATTTGTTTATTCAGTCGTGACGATGAAGAGATGCTTAAGTCTAAATCAGGTAACTGGTGGGAGAAACACCCATATCGCGCCCGTGCAAATAACAGCGCCGTCCTTCCTAGAGGTGAAGTTACCAAGGATGAGTTTTACCATATATTTGATATTTGTCGTAAATCAGGTTCTGGTGAACCTGGATTCTCGTGGTCTGGTAATCCGTTGGTTACTGGATTTAATCCATGTTTTGGTGCTGGTACTCTTATTGTTACCAAACAGGGAACATTTCCGGTTGAGGATTTGGTAGGTAAAACAGTAGATATCTGGAATGGTTTCGAATGGCAGTCAGTTGATAACTTCCGCGTAACTGGAGAAAACCAAAAGATGTTGAAGATTGAACTACAAGATGGTTCAATTGTTCGTACAACTCCATATCACTCTTTTATATTGGAAAACGGCGATCGTTTAGAGGCTAAAGATTTAGTTGTTGGCAATAAGTTATGGCCATCGGTTATTTTAAATAACGGAAATGTTAAAACCAGAGCCGCCTATTTAAAAGGTTTCCTAGTTGGAGACGGATCTGCGAGTAATGGTATTATACCACTTTTGTACCTTTATGATACCAAGTATGCATGTGAGGATCGCTTGTTAAAATCAGCAAATGAGCTGGATTGCATCAATACTGACAAAACAAATAATGAGGTCTCCACTTTAGACTTTGTTGCTTCTGGTGAAAACAGAAAGAGGATGAGGGGACTTTCTCCAAGACGAGAAGATCTTATAAACTGGGCAACTATATACAAACACTCCCTACCTAAAGAAGTATTCGTCTGGGATCTTCAGTCTAAATTAGATTTTATCGCAGGAGTCATGGATTCAGATGGAACCTCAAGTGACACTCGTAATGGATTTATGTATCAAATCACTTCAATAAACAAGCAGTGGCTTTCTGATTTTCAAACACTTCTTAAGACTATTGGTGTTAGAAGTAAGTTGAAGTTAACCAAAAAAGCATGTAAAGTAGACTTTAACGATGGATATGGAGCGTATGATTCTAAAGACGCTTATCGTTTAACTATCAGTCAAAGTTCTTCTATTTGTTTGGCCAAACAGGTTAAATTCGAGAGACTTATTTCTTTTTCTAATAAAACCACGACCTATTCATTGAAAAATAAATATAATCAAATAGTCTCTATAGTTGATGATGGTGTGGATGAAAAAGTTTACTGTTGTACTGTAGATGGCAGTCATTCACTATCGATTGGCATAGGTATTCATATTGGACAGTGCCATGAAATATCATTAAATGCTTCAATGAATATACCCGATGTAGGTCAAGTCTTTGGGGGTCAATTTTGCAATCTCACCTCAGTAAATCAAACTGGTATTAAAACCAAACAAGATTTTCTTAATAGGGTTAAGGCAGCTTCTATTATTGGAACATTGCAAGCTTCATATACTGATTTCCCATACCTACGTCAAGCTTGGAAGCAGATTACAGATTATGAAGCCTTAATTGGTGTTTCATTAACAGGAGTTGCTGATGCCAATGGAATAGTAACAAATGAATGGCTAGAAGAAGGAGCCAAGCTGGTGTTGGAGACCAATCAATCTATTGCCAAGGCTATTGGTATACGTCCAGCCGCCAGGACCACCACAATCAAGCCGGAGGGTTCTAGTTCTTGCGTTGTGGGTAGTTCTAGTGGAATCCATGCACGCCACTCACCCTATTACCTACGCAGGATCAGGATGGTAAAGGACGACGCTCTAACAAAATATTTACAAATGGTTATTCCTGATCTTTGTGAAGATGCAAAAAATGAGGTAAATACTACCGTAGTTACTATACCTCAAATGTCTCCAAGTAACGCTATTGTAAGGGAGAAAGAGTCTGCTCTGGATTTGCTGGAACGAGCAATTGCTTACAATAAGTATTGGGTGGCAGCAGGACATGTGTCTGGAGTTGATAAACACAACGTATCGTGTACGGTATCTGTTAAGGAAGAAGAGTGGGATGGTGTATGTAAGTATATGTGGGATAATCGTAATCATTACGCTGGCATCTCCCTACTTCCTTACGACAATTCTTCTTATGTTCAAATGCCTTTTGAGGATTGCACGGAAGATACATTTAATACTTTAAGTTCTTTAGTCAAGTCAATAGATTTAAGAGAAGTAAAAGAAGAGGACAACAATACCGATTTCTCTGGCTCTGTCGCATGTGGTGGTGGTGCTTGCGAAGTCGTAAGGACCTAAAAATGAAAATAGTATTAATAAGTGATACCCATGGCTATGAACTCAAAGATCTACCCCATGGAGATCTTTTGGTTCATTGTGGGGATTGGTCTGGAGGGGGAGCATATGTAGAGACTTTTTATTTTATAAAGTGGATGTCTTCTGTAAAACAAAACTATACCTATGGTGTAGTTTGTGTTCCTGGTAATCACGATAGATTTGTTGAGTCTGCTCCTGATTTGACTAAAGTACAATTTAATGATGCTGGTATTAAATTGCTAATTAATGAAAATATAGAAATAAATGGTGTTAAAATATTTGGTACTCCGTATACTCCCAATTTCTATAATTGGACTTTTATGGGTACAGATACTCAACTTACAAAACATTTTGAAGCGATGAGTGCAGATACCGACCTTGTAATTAGTCACGGTCCGCCGTATGGTATTTTAGATTATGTTGGACGTGATGGTGGCTTAAGTGTAGGATCTTTGGCTTTGCTTTATAAAATACAAGAGGTTAAGCCAAAAGTTGTAGTTTTTGGTCACATCCATGAGGGTCGTGGAAGTACAGACCAAAACGGGATCTCCTATTACAATGTGTCTTCCGTAGACGAGTATTACCGACCTATCCATGCTCCCGTGGTAATAGATGTTGACTTTAAGAAGTAAGTCTGATAGGGTATATTTAGATGAACGAATCAGCTTTTGACACAGAAATAGAAGAGGAGACACCCCAACCTATTAAGCCACAGGTTAGGGGTGTTGTCCCTGTTCATGCTACAACTACAAATTTTGCTGCCGAAATAGAATCTAGAGTAGAAATTATCAAGTATTTACAAGAGTTTATCAACACTGTATTATTTGAAGAGCAAAATCGTATTACCGTTTACATATCTGACAAACTTAAGAATTTTGCCAAATCAGAAATAGAAAGTCTGTTTGGTCTAAAACAGCAAGATACCAATAGTGGCCTTACCAGGGAAGAGATTTTAGCTTTAAAGATCCTAGCCGCCAAGATCATGGGTTCCAGCCCCTCTCCAATGTCTGAAATTAAGCCTCCAGAGCCCAATATAGTGCAGTTCGCCAGTAGCATGGCTCAAAGCCTACCCCCGAAGCCCGAAATGTCCCCCAAGCCTCCTGACGCTCCTAAGAAACCAAAAGCCAAGAAGCCCACAGTCAAAGAACCAGAGACCCTGCCTCCCCCAACACCATCGGTGGAGACTAAACCTCCTCGTATTTTGGTAAAAACTAAGTCTGGTCTTCAAATGGTCAAGGAAAAGAAATCAAAAAATCCTCCTGTTGAGCCCGTTAAGGTTAAAACACCTAAAGCCAAGTTTAAAAAAACAGTTGAAACCAGGAAGGCTTTAGTCCATAATATAGAAACTAATGAAGTGTATGAAAAAGAAGTAGAAGTAACCAAGAGTGGTCAAGTATACCCCACCGACACCTCTCAAATGAAACCAGCCCCTTCGAAACAGGAATGGGAAACTAATTTAAACGCAAGTGCTCATGCTCAAACTCAATACAATCAAAGAATAGCTGCTTTAAATGTGTCAGCGGTTCCAGGTCTTCGTTCTGGAGTGGCTGAAAGTAGCGTTGCTGGATTAGTCCAACGTGGAATGACTCGTAATGTAGTAGAAGAATAAACCAAAACAAAGGAATCCAATAAAATGTCTTCACCTAAAATCCCCTTCAGCGGTATGAAAACAAAGCAACTAGCTCTAGAGCAACAATTAGAGGGCGTCCAAAAAGATGTTGTCAATCTATTAGAGCAAACACAAGCTGGCTTCAATAAGATGAGTAAGAATCACAAAGAAGCCATTGGTCTTCAATCTGAAATTATTACAGCAATGGTAGAAGTTATCGGTACAACTCTAAAAAGTGACATTGCCGATCTGATTTCCAATCGTATTAAGGAAAATCGGGAAGTCAAGGCTAAAACTGAAGCTGACAATCAAAAAGCCATGCTAGAGGGTTGGAAGACTCAGGGGCTGGTTCGTACTGCCGAGAGCGTGTCAGAATTAACATTTCTTGTCACTCGAGACGTTGCTGAGGCTACCGAGACGACACCCGAGAAAGTAATCGGTCCTGGCTTTGCCCTAACTAAGTTTGTAGACTTTAAGGACGAATACAAGGCTCTCGTTGCTGGAAAGAAGGTTGGAGACACCTTCAGTGTTCAACCGGGCGTCCGTACCGAGGTTCTAGAGCTTTGGGATGTAGATCAAGAGGCTCTACAGAAGGCTGCTGCCAGTAAGGAATCAACCCAGGCGGTAGCTTAATGTCTCAACCCCGTAAAATAACAGAAAAACTGATATTGGCTCATTCGACAGAGCCATCCAGGATTACTTTAAAGGAATTTAAAGACATTCTGGAAAACGAAACCGGTTATAATCATTCATTGATTGAATATTGGTCCAAGTTGGGTTCCAAAAAGTTCAATGAATTTAGAAATACCCTTTTTACTCCTATTACCGAATCAGACATAGAGTCCAAACGGGACAAGACAACCGCAAAAACAGTCAAAAAGACCAAAGAGGAGGCTATTTTCCGACAAGTAGTAGGGGAAGATCTTTGTAATTATATCGATAAGGGGTTTTCAAATTATAAATGGACCCCTCCTAATATCAAAAAGGTCAACGTAAAGACCACCAGGGAGGTTACTCTGTTTATATCTGACACCCACTTCGGTTCAGACCTAAATGGAGCAGAATGTCCCCTGCCTTATGGCAAGACTGAAGAGGCTCGTAGGTTTTCAAAGGTTATATTAGAGACGGTTAATTATAAGCCCCAATATCGAAAAGAAACCAAGTTAAACTTATTGCTTGGAGGGGATATAATTCAAGGATGCCTACACGATCCTCGCCAGGGCGCTCCTGTTAGAGAACAGGTTGCTAGGGCTATGTGGCTAATAGAAAAAGCCGTTAAGATATTTAGCAAGGAATTTCCATTGGTTGATGTCTATTGTACCACTGGTAACCACGGAAGAGATAAGTCCCGTCACAAAGACCGGGGCGTAGACCAAAAGTGGGATTCCAATGAAATGGATATATACTATGGAGTTTATAGGGCTACGATTGGATTGTCAAATGTTAGGTTCCATATACCCCTAACTCCATACGTAGATGTACCTATTCATAATTCTCATTTGTTTTTAACTCACGGTGATACTGTCCTCAATGTAGGGTTCCCTTCCAGTAATATCAACATTAAATCATTGGAAAATCAAACAAATAAGATAAATGCCGCTAAGCCGTTGGGTGTGTCTTATGATATGTTTGCCGTAGGGCACGTACATACAGCTTCGGTAGTAAGACTACCCCACAAGGTAATTATTACAAACGGAGCCCTTATTCCTCCGGATCCTTACTCCCAATCTATAGGTTCTATGGATATGGCCAATGGTCAAACTCTATGGGAATCAGTCCCAGATCATCCCTTTGGCGACTATAGGTTTATTGAAGTATCTGAAGAAACAGACCGTGATACTACTTTGGACTCCATTATACCTGCTTGGCCCGGTTTCCCAGCTTAGATGACTGCCAATATTAATGGTATGGGACAGATTGATTCAGATATACTTGACGTAAATATCAAACTTAGCGGTGTAAATGACATTATAACCAAAATGTCTGTTTTTTCAGTTGAATTGGTTTCTGAGCTGAAAAAGCTAACAAAACACCATCGGAACATGAAAGACGCCAAGATAGTCAAGATGTTTGAGTACTTAAAGACCAAGGAAGATATTATTAAAATCAAGGAATGCCTAGCTAAAACCAAACAAGATTGTCAACAGGCTAATAATCAAAAGAAGAAAATAGAGGATGAACTTAAAACACTTGAACGCATCAATAAGTCCAAACCTCCTCCCGCAACCGCAAAGATTTTACAGTTTCGAGTCCCTAGTGTCCTTAAACCCTAAAGAGATAAGAGAAAAAATACATACCGATCCTGATTACGTGTACTGCAAACGTTATGGTTATTCTTTGGATAAGATGATTGAACGTTTTGATGGTCCAATACCAGATCACACTATAGCTCAAAGTCTTCTTATTTCCACTGAAGACCTGGATGAATTATATTCAGACATAGTAAGTAAACTCAGGGTAATCCTAGGAGTTATTTAGTGGAAGCTTATAGTCTGGACCAACCAGAACCAGTCAATAAGTCTGCTGATTTTAATAGTTGTTGGCATGAGGTTCTTGAAAAGGCCCGAAATGTAGATCTTCCAGAATCTATTATAGATTTAATGGTAGAGCGTAATGAGGTTGGAATTAAAAGGTATGGTGTTCCTTTGATGCCCTTTAATGGTCGTAACGCCAGAGCTGATGCCTTAATGGAGGCTTTGGACCTTCTAGCCTATCTACAGCAAATAATCATGGAAAATAGTGTAGAAAAGTCTTGGGATCCCACTATAGATAAACTATTTAATACTATTTTACTTTCATTACCTCATTTGCATAAAAATCTCTAGTAATATTTAAACATAGGGTGATTCCTATGCAACTTCTATGGCTACAACACGCTCTGGCCATAGGGGTTGTAGGTTTATTACTTGAAAACCTATTTACCGGTCTAAAATCCTATATAAAACATAGAGATGTACACTTTGTAACGTACAGTCATCTTAGCGTAATACCTGTATATAGTACAGCTGGTATGGCCTTAGAGTGTCTTAAGGTGAATATGCATTGTGGTTGGTTTTTGACCTCCATATTGTATGTTTTAGTTATATACAGTTCTGAATTCATATGGGCTTTTATTTATAAAAGATTCACAGATAGAAACCCCTGGGAATACAAAGGTTCTGGAAGCATACTAGGTATGATTAATTGGCATTATTTTCCTTTGTGGTTTTTGGTTTCTTTGGAATTCAATAGAATTAGTGATTTTTTGCATGGATTCTTAAGATTCCTCAATGGTTAGTTGACTAGTGTTGGTCGTTGTGCTACATTGATTAACCAATGAAAGATTTCGATCCACTAGTTACACCACATTGTCACACCCTTTCTCTTGATTCTGGCTCAACACCAGAATCTTTTTTGCGTAGAGAATTGGACCTGAACACTGGCTATATTACTACTACGGACCATGGAACTCTTGCTGGCGTTCGCAAGATTTACGATTTAGCTAAAAAGGCTAAGATTACCCCAATACTTGGTTTGGAGTCGTATTTACGCCCTCGTGAGTGTGAAATTCTCAAGTCTATGGGTGTATCCAAGACAATAGCCGAAAAGGGTCCAACCAAAGACCAATTATCGTATATTGATTATCGTAAATACTTTCACGTAACAATGCATTTTAAGGACTATGAAGCCTTCCAGACAGCGGCACGTCTTATCTCAATTGCAGACGAAACGGCAGAAACGTGGGGATCTGAGAAGAAGCCGATCTTCGGCTGGGAAGAACTTGAAGAGCTTGGGTCCAAGAACGTGACTATGGGCTCTAGCTGCTTAATTGGGGCTGTTCAAGGCCACCTTGCTCTGAACCGTCCAGATATCGCTGTTAAATACTACGAAAAGCTACGGTCTATTGTTAAACCTGGAAACTTTATTGTGGAAGTATTTCCACATAAATGTGATACTAACTGGGAGGAATCTCTATATTTAATCAATCCAGATGGTACCGAAAAACGGTTGCATCCAAATAAACGTCTTTTGGTCCTAGATGCAAAAGGAAAGCGTCATGAAATTGACGGAAAGACGCTCGCTAAGCGTTTCAAGGACAAACAAGCCGATTATAGGCTGGTCGGAACCTTTCGTTATAAGGTTTTGACTGAAGAAGAGCCGTTTCATTTTAATAATATACGTCTGGTGGAGGGATTCATACAAAATGAATGCTCCCCATACGCTCCCAATGGAGCCGTGCAAATAGGTGCCAATCAATTTGTTATAGATTTAGCTAAAAAATATGGGGATCCAATTGTAGTATCAGACGATTCCCACGTAGCTATTCCTGAACATGTGGTTGTTCAAAAGGTTAGACTATTACAGTCTGGCAATTGGCACTTTTCAGAAGGTTATTGGCGTAAAAGCTCCAGCGAGTGTTTTGAATTTTTCAATCAAAACATGGGGATACAAGAGGATGAGTTCCGTTCTTGGGTGGAGAATAGCCGTAATTGGGCTTCTGGTTTTAAGGACTTTAAGTTTCAAGATAAGAAGTCACTTCCAGCCCAATTCTATCCTCACGATACAGTAAAGTATCTATTTGAGTTGATCCGTAAGCATGGAAGGATGGACTGGAGTAACCCTAAATATGTAGAACGTCTCAAGGAAGAGGTTGTTTTACTACAAAAGAATGGTGTTACTGACTTCTTGCCATATTTCTTTACGCAGGAAGAGGTTTTGTCTGAATATGAAAAGGCCCGTCTTCTTACTGGTCCAGGAAGGGGCAGCGCAGCTGGCGTATTTATTGCTTATCTATTGGGTATTACCCATGTAGATCCATTTAAAGATGATTTGTCTTTATCTCGATTTATTACTCCAGATCGTATCCAGGGCGGTTCTTATCCTGACATTGACCATGATTTATTCAATAGAGATATTCTTGATGGCACCGAAGGTCGTCCTGGCTTCCTAGAGCGTAGGTTTGGTAAGAACCATGTAGCTAAGATTTCTACAAATGGTACCCTCCGCTTGAAATCAGCTATTAAGGATGTATGTAGGGCTCTTTACGGTGAGGTCTCTAAAGAGGTCCATGCCTTGACTAAACGCATGGCGGATGCCCCTCAGGGCGTTACAGACCAAGCCCATGTGTTTGGGTACCAACCCAAGGATGAAGACTTCGTTCCAGGGGCTATAGACACCGATCCAGCCCTTAAAGAGTTTGTATTGAATTATCCCGAAGCATGGGAAACAGCAAAACTTGCCCTATCTTTGGTAAAGGGCAAAGGGGTACACGCCGGAGGGTATGTAATCACTGACAGAGATATGCCTATCTCTAGTTTCCTACCTACAATGAATATTGATGGAGTTACCGCAACCCAATGGACCAAAGACGAGGTAGAAGAGGCTGGTGGTATTAAGATAGACTTCCTGGTAATTAAGATATTGGAAGATATCTCTAAGTGTATAGAAATTATTCAAGCTAATGATCCTAAATACCTAAACGATCACACCTTAAATGGTCGTAGGGTTCCTGGTTTTAGGCTTGTTCCTGATTTAGAGGGTAATTTACATGATATATGGGATTTACCAGAAAAAGATGAAGTATTCAAAGATATATTAGACGGTAAAACTGAAACTGTCTTTCAATTAAACACGTCTGGTGCGAAAAAATACTTACAGTTATTCAACTTTCAAAAATCAAACGGAAAGATGGGTATAAACAGTATTTCCGATATAGCTGTATTTACAGCTTTGGATCGTCCAGGAACACTAGATGCTGTTGTTTCAGATGGAACCACATCTCGGAACATGTTGGAGGAATATGTAGCAAGGGCCAAAGGTGATAAACCTATTGGTTTGATTCAGGAACTTCAAGATATTTCCCCCGATACATACGGGGTTTTGGTATTCCAAGAAACTGCCTCTAAGGTTTTTCGAGAGGTAGGTAGGGCTACATCGGTAGAAGCCGAAGGGTTCCGTAGTCATGCATCCAAGAAAAACACCGAAAAGGTCCTTAAAGATAAAGAAATTTTCATGCGTGGAGCCAAGGATACGGTTGGGGAAGAAGTGGGAGAAAAGGTCTGGGAGCAATTGGTGACTTCTAGTCGTTATTCTTTCAACAAGTCCCATGCCTGCTGCTATGCAGTTACGGCTTACGCTACTGCCTATTTAAAACATTTCTACCCCTTGCAGTGGTGGTGCGCTGTTCTCTCCAACTCTAATAGAAATGAAATACAAGAAAAGTTTTGGAAGTATTGCTCTAGCTTTGTTTTGTTGCCGGACATTAAATACTCCGGTTCTGGCTTTATCGTAGAAGGAAACAAACTAAGAGCCCCGCTATGGTTATTAGAGGGGGTTGGAGAAAAGGCGTATTTGGAATTGACCAAGCTTGGTCCATTTACTGATATTAAGGATTTCTTGCAAAAGATAGAAAACGAAAGTATTGCCAATGGAACTACAATAGAGCCAGAGGTTAAGGAATCCAAACAAATAGACCTATTCTCCACTCCTAACGAACCACCAAAGATTAAAAAAGCTCACTCTGCTATAAATCGCAAGGTTGCTTATAATTTGATTATATCTGGTATTGCTGATTCTCTATTTCCTGAAAATATGGACATATTGTCTAAATTACAACTGTATGAACAAGAAAAAGCATTAATTACTGGATCTAAACAAAAATCAATAGAACAAAAGTTTCTTAAATTTGACGCTTTGACTCGATACCAGTACCGTAAACAACTTATGCCTTATTTTGCTGGATCTGTTCTTCCTATTATGGTAGATTCTAAAATCCAGGATGTTACCAGGAATGAAGAAAAACGGATGTATGTTTACCTAGATCGATATCCGTTTGTTAACCCCTCCTATTTGTCTATGCTTGAAGATTTACCCGTATTGCCAAATAAGACAACAGTGGCTGTAGCGGCGGTTGTTTTGGAGTATAGGTTGTTTACTTACCATGGAACCAAGGAAGCTGCGGAGTATGTATTGGATGTAGCTGGACAACAAATTAAAGTGGTAAAGTGGCCAGATTACAATACAGGAGAGTTAATATCTTCCTTCAAAAAAGACTTGACAGGCTGTATAGTTATTGCTGTTTTAACTAAATCAAAGAAGGGGAAAGATCCTTCACTTGATTTAATCAATGTAATAAGAGAACCTATAACCCAAAAGGAAGAATAAAAAATGGAAGATATTGATAATTTTGTGTTAATGCTGCAAATTATTTAAAATCCACCCGTCTTGCTTGACAAGTAAGTTTTTTTAGTGTATCTTGTTGTTAAGTTTTTAATCAATGTAATAAGAGAACCTATAACCCAAAAGGAAGAATAAAAAATGGCTACACAAGATAAGATCCGTACACGAATGGCACGAGCAGCGCGCAATCTAGCGTTAAAATGTGCAAGTGGGGAAGTAAAGCATTTTGACATTGGACAGGAATTCAAAAAGGAACCTATTGTTTCAAATAATACATTTTATTCATTTAATGATTTATTGAATGTTGATTCAAAAGATAAGATCATTGGCCCAAGCTGCGCTCTTGGTCACGTCAAGTGGGAAGCTAACTACCTTCATGACGAACAAATGCCTTGGAGTCGCAATCCGACTTCATTTGAAACCGCTGCCGACCTTGTAATGGAGGCGAATGATCATGCTTATTACGACGAAAATCAAGCAGATCGTCTTGTGTTTCCTCTTCTTAATCTAGCGGACGTGCTGAAGGTAAAAAGGAAGAATAAAAATGGCTAAAGAAATCGTATATTTACAGGTGGTACATCAACCTACACCGGCAATAGCGTATCAAGTTGATGATTATATTCAAGTCGAAACCCCCTTTGGTTTTGCACTTAACGCCAATCCTGGCGACTGGGTTGTCAGGGACCATGAAACTGGTATTGTTCAAGTATTGGACCAAACTGCATTCGCTAAGTTATTTCAAGTGGTTACGTAAATAGTTTAAAGGAAAATCTAATAATGGATAAAATAGATATTATCGTAGACAAGGCCAAATTGGCTGTCAAGGCCAGCACTATGAATGTGGATGAGGTTCCCTTGAACGTTCGTGCGGCTTGGACCATGCGTAAGAACCAATCTGTGGAAGAGCTAAAGAACTTACGTTCTTCATACGGTGGTCTCATTGCTAAGGCGGTTACGCCTGTATTTGCCGATGATGTAGAGCCTTCGGTAGATACGCTGGTGTTTGATGCAAATCAGTTTTACGTCGATATGGGTAAGTCTATTCCTAACTTCGTTAAGGGACGTTTTGATGTAAACAATATAGCTCACATGCGTAATTTTATGCTTGAAAACGCGCTAGAGTTAGGTATAATGGAGTTCGATGCTATTGATTATAGTCGTTTATTTGCGGTTGCAACAGACGCTCAAGGACTACCAGTACACCTTAAAGAGCTATTTGAAAAAGCCCATATAGATTACTTTGCTGACCGATACCTAAGTAAGTCTATTTTGGATAAGCTATTCGAACGCAAGGATACCAAGGAAACACTTCCAAATGTTGTTATTAAAAATGTAAAACCAAATAAAGTAAGTACAATTTCCCGTATGTTTTCGGGTACTTACACGAAGTCAATTGGGACCGAACAGAGTCCTAATATTGAACCTAGCACTGAAAACCAAGTGGACATGTCGTCCCCAAAAAGCAGCAACAAGTCAAAGAGGAAAAACAAAAATGGACAATAATTTCGATGATGTATTTGGAGTAGCTGGTAAAAATGAAACCCTTTCAAAGCGCACTTATCTTAGTGCCCGTAAGCTAAAAGAAGGCGAAACGGTAGTTGCCAGGGTCGTTCCACCCTTTAAGAGCAATAGGAGTATTGGTCGCTGGGCCAAGCGCCATGGCGTCCATTGGGGCTTCAAGCGTACCAACAAAAAGGACGTAAATGGTTCTCCCTGGATCGCTCCGTTTCTTTGCATTGAAGAAAGAGACTGGAAGACCAAGATGGTTACCCAAAACTGCCCTCAATGCACCTCGTTTGAGGAACAATCCAACACCCTCAAGAAGCTAGAGAGTGACATTGAGAACAGCCTAGGGGCAAATCCCAGCAAGGAACAAATCAAAGTCGCCAAGAAGGCCGATGCCCGTTGGGTTAACCTATCAGCTTGGATTCGCAACTTCAACTGTGATCGCAAGTACTATATCGCTGTTAAGTACCTAGACGGAACCTTTGGAAATATGTGCATTGGGGCTGGGGCCTATAACGATGTAAAGGATTGCATCGATAAGATGGGCGAAGAGAAGACCATTAGCCCCAAGGAAGGTTGCTTCTTTGAGTTTAGTCGGGGAGTTGATTCTTCTGGTAAGACTGTATATTCAGCCAAACCTTACAGCGTTGAAGTCAATGTTGACGGAGAGGCTCTCCAGAAGCGCGTAAAGGCTCCTCTGGTCCAAGACGATGTTGAGAAGATCAGCCGTTTCTGCATGGATCTAAATCATGCCCACGCTACACCGGTATTAACGGAAGTTCAAATTCAACAATTGGTTGATAATGGTGAGGGGAACCTAGAACTAGTAGATACAATCATGGATGCAGCCCAAACTACCCTGCATAATGTCATAGAGCTAGCTCCAGGCGAAGTCAATCAGGCCAAACCGACCGCTCCTGGGGTTGTCGAGGTAAAGCGTACCGTAGCTCCTGTTGCTTCGGAGGACAGCGGGTTGGACTACCTACGGGCAGCCACTAAACACAAATCAGTCACGGTAGCTACCCCTACCGAACAAGAACTAATGGATCACCTAAGTCAGTAAAATGTAGTTGTGGTGAGGTAATATAACGCAGTATTATAGATGTTACTATACTTCTCTCTCTTGTTGGAAAATAACCGGGCTGGAACCGACTCCTATTTTAATCAAAATACCGGGTATCCCTGGAGGATGGCCCGGAGATGTGGATAAGTAGTAAACGAATTCCACCATGGGTTAGGACTGAACGCTATTTTTCACAAGAGGGAGCTTTTATAAATCTAAATTATGTCAAACTTAATAGTAAAAATCCCAACCCTACCTGGAAGAACAGATGGTCTAGAGGTTGATCTAACCCATGTATACGAAGTTTTGGGTCGCATATCTGAGGTTGGAAGCCTAAGCCCAATGAAAGCACCCGAGCTAATGAGTACTTTTAATAAGGCTTATTTGGTATTAGGAAAATATTTAAATGTTGTTCGCTTGGAAGAAATCAATGCTGTTGCTGCTCTTAACAAGCGTAAGAGTATCCTTGTTTTGGATGAAATACCTACTAAACTAAAGGAAAAGCACCTCAAAGACACTAAAAGTAATATAGACGCAATGATGGAGACTGATTCTGACTACGTTCAAATTAAGGACGTAGTAGAGCAATTGGCGGCTCTTCAAGAACTCCTAAAGCATCATTTAAAGTCTTTAGAGATGGGCTATACTGGAGCCAAGAAGCAGATTGGTGAGCATAATCCTAACCTAAATAATCGTCAATCTGAATTAAATGGTGCCGATGAGGCTAATCGTCGGCTTGGTTTTAATAGTAAAGCAAGAGTAGATACGTATTTTGGAGATATTAAATAAATGGCTAATAAATGGATGGCAAAAATAGACAAATGGGACGGTGTAATGCAAAAGAACTATAACCCATTTGCTCATACAATCGAAACTCCTTCACCTAGTGTAAATTATACTTTTGGGAAGTCTCACGGCTTACCTCTTGCTTATAGCCTTATTATGTATGGTCCTCCAAAGTGTGGAAAAAGTGTTTTAAGTAATTACTTTGCAGGTCACCTTCATAAATACGATCCGGAAGCTTTGGTTATTAAGTTCGACACTGAGTTCAGAGAAGGTCTACAGGGAGGCCAGGATGATACAGAACAAGCCAATAAGCTGTTTGGAATAGATCCGGACCGTATTCGCACTATCCAAACCAATTCTCCTTCTATATTTGATACTATTGAGCATAATATAGCTGAACAATGCGAAGAGGGCGCGCCGATTAAACTTATTATTATAGACTCTATCACTCAAATTCAAGGACGCAGAGGTTTAAATAATGAGTCTATTATGGATATGACCATTGGTGATGTAGCCCAGACCCTACAAGAAGGCTTCAAGCGCATACTTCCTGTTCAACGTAAATACAAGTTTGCTGTTATTGCCACAGCCCACGTTAGGGCCGAACTGGACCAAGTTGAACGTATGCGTGGAAACACAACCAAGATGTCTGCTAGCTGGGGCGTCCAACACTATGCTGAGTACTTTATGCATGTTCAGAGACTTATGAATGCAGACGGTAAGGTTGATGAATTAGGGAATAAGTTTGAAGATGATACTCGTTTGGACTTTAATGAAAAGCCCATTTTAACTGGTCATAAAATCAAAGTTACTATGAAGGGAAGTTCAGCTGACGGTTCTTGCGTAGGTCGTACCGGTGAATTCCTTTTTGATTACAAGAAGGGTATTATTAATCAACACGAAGAGCTTTTCACCCTATCTGTAAACCAAAATATCATTCATCGCCCAAATAATCGCACCTATGAATTTGGAGGTAAGACTTTTACTAGTAAGGAAGCCTTTTTACTAGGTTTGCGTGACGATAATGTCCTTTATAATGATGTTTTAAAGAAAATCAAAGAACTGGACTTGGGCATCGTATCGAAGTAAGATGAGCCCATGTCTATAGAACCCAAACAATTATTTAAGGTCATAGACGACCTGGGTCTTAATTTTCGAACAACAACAAATTCTTACGTATTTAGATGTCCGTTATGCGACAAGCCTGACAAACTCTATATACGTAAGAAAGATGGAGCGTTTATATGCTTTAGTTGCGCTGAAACTAATAATTTCAAGGGCAAAGCAGAATACGCTCTATCTGTGTTGACTGGTATTCCCTTAAGTGAAATGAAATCCAAGCTGTATGGGGAAATAACCTTAAGTAATTTTGAAGAGACATTTGTATTTAATTTTTTAGATTTTCAGCAAGAACCAGAACCAGAAGAACCTTTAGTATTAGAACCGAAAGTATATCCGTATGGTTATTACCCTATCTCGCACAAGTTGTCCTCCCGAGGGCTCCGCTATTTGGAATCCCGTGGAATCCCCCTGGAAGTTGCCGTTAAATACGACCTGCACTATGACATTACGTCGAGACGGGTGGTCTTCCCGGTCAAAGCCGGTGGTACCCTTTACGGCTGGCAAGGTCGCTTTACGGGTGAAACCACCTACTTTAAGGATGGTCAAGTAAGAAGGATCCCCAAGATCCTTACAGAAAATGGAACTCCTAGGGATAAATTGGTGATGTTTTATGACCGCTTGACTCCCGGCGACAAAGCTGTTATAAGCGAGGGGCCTCTGGATTCTATGAAATGTTTTGGTATCGATACAATGGTTATGATGTCGGATGGCTCTTCAAAAGCCGTTCAAAATATTGTAGTGGGTGACCAACTAATGGGTCCAGACGGCAACGCCCGTAACGTTCTTTCTGTTAATGATGGATTTGGTCCGCTATATAAGATCACTCCATCTGGCGGTGGGGACTCGTGGGTTTGTAATGGAGAACATATTTTGTCATTGGAAAAGAGACACGATAAAAAACCTATATATAATAAAATAGAAATTTCGGTCAATAATTATTTAAAATACAAGCATAACACTCAACAACACTTTTCTTTATATCGAGCTATTTTAGAATTTCCAGAAAAATCGTTGTCCATTCCACCGTATATTCTTGGTATTTGGCTGGGTGACGGAGATTCTGATCAAGCTCTTTTGACTAGTATGGATAGTGAGATAGCCCAAGAGTGGTGTAATTGGGTCAATAAAAATGATGATTTTGTAGAAATTTTAGATAGGACGGGAAACAAAGCTTCAAAATATGCAGCTAAACCATTTACTATCGCTTTGGAATTTTTGTCAGGAAAGGTACTAAGAAAGAGAAATGGGTGTAAGGGTAAAGCTCGAACAATAATGACTAATTCTAAATTAAAATTAAATGAATTGGGAGTATTAAATAATAAACACATTCCAGACATTTATTTACATGGATCTAGACAACAAAGACTAGAACTTTTAGCGGGTTTGATTGATACGGACGGTACTACTAACAAAAATCATATAAGGTTTACTCAAAAATCCAAAGTTATCGTAGATTCTTTTGTGTGGCTATCCAGATCCTTGGGGTTTAAAACATGTCTGACGCCTTATGTGCGTTCTACGAGCAAAACTCCCGGCAGACCAAGTTTATATTATAGTGTTACGATTGGTGGTGATTTGTCTGAAATTCCCTTGCGCGTCCCTAGAAAAAAAGTTCCTACTTCCTACACCCCAAAACATATTCCAACAAAAAGCCAGTTCAAAATAAATTCAGTTGAAGATGGGGTTTTTTATGGTATTGAAACAGACGGAGATCATTTGTTTCTTCTTAAAGACTTTACAGTTGTACACAACTGTGATATGATTGGCGGGAACGTAGCCTCTATGGGCAAAATCGTCACTAAACACCAAATACAACTGTTACGCCATCTCGGCATTAAGAAAATATACCTTGGATTAGACCCAGACGCTTTAGATGAGACTATTAAATTGGTTCAAAAATACGAAGATGAGTTTGATTTGTATTTGATGGAACCCTCTAAGGGCCACAAAGACCTAGGCGAAATGACATTTGAAGAAGTACTTGAGCAGTATAGTGTGGCAAAACGAATAAATAAAGCCAAACTGATTTTTGATCAAGCTTTTAACTTCTAAGGAGAGTTATGGCAGATACAGACGACATGACAGATTTTGGGTATGATGGAGACAATGAGATGGATTACACCGAAGAATTCAAAGGAAAGTGTCTTGGGGTTGGATTATCCCCTCGCAATGGCGATAAAGACCCACACGTTATGATTAATATATTAATGGAGGATGATGGTGTTTGGTTTAATCAGATGTGTGCGTCTAGTACTTGGATTGACGAACTTTTGAGACAATTAAATGCAGCGAAAGCCTATATGGTATCAGAGTGCTCGCCCGACATAATAAAGAAAAAGCAGTACGGATATAAATTTAAGAAGTCTCAATTACCCTAACTTCTAACAAGGAATACCATCTAAATGTCTGTCGAAAACGATCTAGACGCAATTCAACTCCCCTTTAGTGCTAAAAAACAAGATGCCGTTTTGGGTCACTTACTTACAGATCCTCAGTTTTTTACTCTTTCCCGTTATAAAATCCAAGCTAATTGGTTTTTAGATGCCATTTCTAGCAAGGTTTGGACCACCAAGATAAAGTTTTATGATGAATTTAAGCGCATTCCAACCGTAGAAGAACTTACGGAGTGGGGAGACTTCGTTACGGAAGAACCTTTGGTTCGTAGCAAAATGCAACAAAAGGTTAAGCTTTCCCTTTTGGAGTCCAAAAACTATGGTAAGGATGTAATTGCTACCGAACTACAAGGATGGCTACAGGCTGTAATGTTTCAAGGTACAGCCCAAGAAGCTAAGACGTTGTTCCTACAACAACGATTTCAGGAGTGTTATCATTTTTTTGGTAAAAAGATAGAAGACATTAAAACCACCCGCTTCGTAGAAGACAAGGAATTTCAATTCGAGAACTATCTTACTGATTTCCAACAAGAACTAGTAGATCGGGACAAGGCTTTAACATTTGGTATTGGAGTTATGGATAAGGTTTTACTGCCAGACAATCAGGGGGGAGGACTCCTCCCTGGCGACCAGACTATCGTACTTGCTCCAAGTAATACTGGCAAAACTTCAACCCTAATAACTACCATCTGTGCCAACGTAAAGCGCAATAAATCAGTATTATTCATGGTTCATGAGGGCCGTCCAGCAGATATTAACTTCAAAATCTGGCAATGCATGCTTGGGGTTAAACGAGCCGAACTATTTAAGATGCTAACCGATCCAGAAGGAAAGAAGCGTCTAGATACAGCTTTGGCTCAACTAAAGCGCAATCTAACATTTATTCATTACGCTAAAGCCGGAATGAGTATTGAAGACGTTGAACCTATCATCCGAACCAAGCAGGATGAGCGTGTCGCTAAGTTTGGCAAAGGATACGACCTGTTTGTTTGTGACTACCCGGCCAAACTACGGACCAAGCAAAATGCTGGGGGCAAGCTAGAAAAGCGTTTTAGCTTGGATATTGTCTATGATTATTACGTTAATTACGCTTTGGAATTTAATTGGCATAGCATTGTTGCCTACCAATCCAACCGTGAGGGGGCTAAGGTGAACAAGGCTGACGACTCAAGGTTCCTAACGCAAGAAGATGCAGCCGAAGCTTACGGACCTATGCAAACAGCCTCTAACATCATAACTGTCAATCGTAACCCTGAATCTCAAGCCAAGAACTTGATTACGTATTATGTGGATAAATCCCGTGGCAGCGAAACCGGTATAGCTGTTACCTGTAATAGTAATTTCGGTACTACTACTACCCATAGTAATGAACTCGGAGGGGTAGCATATAGGGGTACATCCTCAGACATTGACATGGCCCAGTACTTAATGCTACAGTACCCCAATAAGTTTGTAACGGATGAGTTCTTAGCAGCCTATCAAAATCAAGGAAATGGTCAATAAATGCCTAAAGCCCCCAAAAAGACGAAAACCACAACCAGGACAGATCCTGGTGAGTTAGTAGAAATTAGTACTGTAGCTGGTGAGTTACAAATAGCCGTCAGCATGGGTGTCAGCCTTAGGGAGCGTAGACTGTTTCTGGTTGGGGATGTAGATGAAGAACTATTTAAGGCATTTATAACTGCATTTTCAGTTATGGATACTTTTGAAGCTCCTATCTATATAACCTTTCACTCCAATGGCGGCTCCATGGAGATAGGGATGGCTATCTACGATGCCATTAGAACGGCCCGAAACCACGTTACTATGGACGTGGCTGGAGCCGCAAGTAGCATTGGAGCCCTTATCCTTCAAGCCGCAGACACCCGCAGGATGATGCCGGAAAGTAGGATCATGATTCACCAGGGGAAACTATTTATTTCTGGCGAGAACCAATTTCAAGCTCACGAAATGCTTGAACACGCAGAAGATCTAAAAGAAAACAACGAACGGTATTACAATGTTTTAGCTAATTCGTCTAAGGGTAAAATGAGTCATTCGGACGTAGTTAAGGCTTGCAAGAAAGATACCTATTACGATGCTCAACAGGCTATAGACCTTGGTTTGGTTGATGAAATTGTACCTTATACCAAAAAGAAGAAGAATTAATGAGTGAAGTTACTATATTGACAGACATTTTAGCTTATTTAAAGACTAATTGGAAGAAGCTTGGTGGAATTACCGTAGCTCTTATAGTTATGTTTTTAATAGGTTTTGGTACTGGTAAGATGTCTAAGCCATTAAAGACCGTACAGCAACAAATCATTAAAAATGACGATAAGACTGTAGGTCAAACCGTTACAACCCAGGTCACGACCACTCCTACCATAAAGAATGAAGAGAAAGCCCAAGAGGTTCATAGGTCCGGTCATGTAGTCGTGGAAGAGCATAAGGATCCTCAAGGTAACGTAACCATAAAGAAAACCATTGACTGGAACAACCAAACAGACTACAGTAACAAAAATCAAACAGCATCCATTCCTACCACCGAAACTAAAGTAGCTACAGATACAAAAACCATAGATAAAGATACCAAAATCAACACTGTTACCGTAACAAATGATCCATTAAACTGGCGGTTGGGGATCTATGCTGGCCTGAACGTAACTCAGACTCCAACTAAAGACAATATAAACTTTGGGTTGCAATTAGATAGACGCATTGTAGGTCCCATTTGGTTGGGAATTTATGCGGATAAGCAAAAAAACGTAGGAATTCAAGCAAGTATAACATTTTAAGGAAAAACATGAACCGTCTCGCCTATAAGTTGCTGGAATCCTCTTTGGAGGATGTTTTGGTTGAAAATAAAGTAGATGAAGAACTTATTCCAGATATTATTGAAAGTGTAATTACTCGGCTGGAAGAGAGTTTGGAAGCTCATGATGATCCTGCCAAAAAAGATGAAGAAGAAGAACTCTCATTTGCAGACTAACTAAAGGATCGAATGGACCGCAAGGTTTATACCTCAGATTTGGATTACGGTAGCAAGAAAATTTCTACTGTTTTGAAGTCTAGTTTTTGTCAAGAACCCCTTTCTCTTCAAGGTCTGGAAGAGAGGGGTATTTTGCTTACATTCCTTATGGACCCAAACAACGCTCTTTGTGATGGAAAACCGTTTGACTATTTGGAGATGTATTTTAGAGATGGGTACTGGATAGTCCGTATGGAGGCTGTTGTTAAGAAGTAACTTTTCTGCTTGGGTTGTCGCTTCTGTAGAGACAATTTATATACAAGAGGCATCATGGCACATGGAACTCTCAATAGGCAAGCAACACAACATCGTCCAAGCAGAGAAGCAAAACTCAGTCGTCGAGAGAGGGAACTCGAGTCAGAAGTCAAACACCTAACCCGACAGCTAGCTAAGGCTAGAAAGGCCCTATCTAGGGCCGAGGGTGGGTCTCCTGAAGCGTTTGAAGAAGAAGACGAGCCATTCGACCAACCACCTTCTACTAAGCCTCCCTGCCCTAATTGTGAGGGGGAATTAGATGTCCACGATCTAGGATTTAAGGTGTTTTTGATCTGCTCGGATTGTAAATTCCGTAAGGCTGCGTAATGTTTAAGCTTAAAAAGCTATTAATCGCTGAGTTTGTATTTGGTTCTGTGTTGTTAATGGTTATTTTGGCCCCATTAACAAAAGCAATCAATTCCAATCGCAAGCCTTGACTTTTATTGAGAGTCTGGTATAGTGCTTGGGTAGTCTCTACCTAACTAAACTAAAAGGAAGAAAAACACATGGCAATTCCAAAGCAACAATACGAAGTATTTGTTAATGATCCATTTACTGGTACCAAAATAGTAGCTGAGTACCGAGGAGAGTTAGTACGCAAGGAAGATGGCTGGCCAGTCTATAAAGTTTACAGTAATTTTTTTGACAATTCCTCTAAACCTACAGTTGAGTCACAAATGAATGCGTTTCGGTGGGTCAAGAAAATTCAGGTCCTTGGACTTCCTCCAAGTCAAGAAGAAGTACGAGCCCATCTAAGCAACAATAGCATTCCAGATGGTTTCTTGCCTTAAGGAATACCATGGCTGTATATCCAGTTCTCTCTATATCAGAGCCGTTACTTTCCCAAAAGTCGGCTCCTGTTACTGAATTTAACAGTGAAATCCTTGATTTAATCAAAAATCTTCAAGACACCTTAATGGTAGAGGGTGGAGTTGGATTATCAGCCGTACAGATAGGTGTGCCGGTACAAGTATTTGTTACCTATATTGACGGTATCAAAAAGGTATACATAAATGCTTCCTGGGTTACAACTCCGAGAAGTGTTTTGGTGGAAAAATACGAAGGGTGTTTATCTGATAAAGGTAATTATCTGTTTGTATCTAGATTTGATAAAATCAAGGTAACCTACCAAGACCCACATGGTACTACATGGACCGACACAGCTACGGGCTTAAAAGCTCAATGTATACAACATGAAATAGATCATGCTTGGGGTGTCCTTATGACCAGCAAGGGCCATAAATAGGTCTAGGTTGTTAGAGGGCCAGCAGTTGAGCTATCGTCTGATTTACCATTAAACAATAGCTGGGCCGGCTGTAACATGTAGGCACTATTGGCTGTTAGGTAAGCCGCACAACTAGTCCTGCCATATTGAGGCGGTCCGTAATTGGCGCTTCCACCGAAACCATAGTCATTGTTGGTAGTTTGCTCATTACGTACAAACCGTATACCTATCGTACCGGTGGTCCCGTCTACAGACGTTACAACGCATTCTTGCCCAATGGTATTGGTACTGTCGTTCAAGAACACAGTAGCTCCTACCATAGTCATAGATGCGTTGTTTGTTGGAATAACTACGGTTCCATTGGCAGCGCCGTTGGAGGATAATGCTACGTTAAATTGTTGTAAAGTGGTTGGTTGAGCCATAATTTAGTAAAATTACCTTTCCGTTAAGCCACTCTTTGTGCCATTAAAAACAAACTATCACTTGTGACAGTGTATGGTCCAGCAAGACCAGCTACCAATGAAATAATAAATGTATTTGAAATCCCAAGTGGCTGGAAGACATAGGCTCCAGACAATACGACGGCTGCCGTGGAGCTTAGTGTGACTGTTCCAGTAAAAGATGCCGAACCAACAGTCATGTTATAAATTGAGTAGGTATAATTTGCAGCGCTTGAAAAAAGGGCCGTCCCTCCAATGGTTATTATGTATGTACCCTGAGTCGCTGGTATTGTAAGTGCTCCATTTGTAGCTCCAGCGGTTGTAGAAATTGTAACACCGCCAATTGGTGTTACGGGGTTTGCACTTACGGAACCTACCCATAAATGACTTTGACTATTTGTAACGCTTACGGCGGCTGATGCATAATTACACATACCAACACCTGGAGGTGGAATTAGATTTCCGGCACTTGTTATATAACCTTGATAGTCTATTGATGCTATTTCTGTGTTGAAATTTCTAATAGACACAGCTTTCCCACTTACTAACGCTGCTTCTGTATTTAAAATCACTCCAGGACCGCTAGTTGACACTCCACCTCCAACTAGAACCAATGGGCCTGATGTCCCCGTATTGATTTGAGAACCAGTATTTGTAGCTCCTGTTCCTGTTCCAGCGGCAGGGTAGGCGGTTGTATTTCCTACCAAACTCAATAAAGTAGAAGAGTCGTTTTCTAGTTTAATTTGAGCGCCAGGGGTTTGTCCAACCACCTCAATTAAGGCATTTGTGGTTGAATTTCCAGCTTTTCCCCGGAACACGTCTGAATATCCACCAATTACGTTGTCTGTCTGAAACCATGTAACTCCTGATGAAACTGAGTTGTGATGATTAAGAGCGCCAGTTAAAGTTAAACTTGTTCCAAATCCAGATTGACCAATACTCACTCCAGTATCATAGGTATTGGCACCAATCATTATTGTTCCTGAAGCTGGACGTGTTAAGCCTAGAGCTAATATTTGTCCGCTATGGGCTCCAGACATCACCGGTACAATAGGGGTGGAGGTACTGGAGGTTCCACTGTTTGTGTATAAGCTAGTGGGGTCGTTGTAGATTTCAACGATACCAGTAGTGCCAGTACCTCCAGAGCTAACCGTAGCAACCCCTCCTAAAACAATAGGAACTGGATTTCCATCTCCTCTAGCGTAAACCGTACCGTTGAAATTCCAAGCCAAAGCATATGGGATTCCAGGAGTCCCAGATCCCTGTAAGTATAGGTTGTTCCACTGACAAACAGCAGGAACTAAAGCGGTACTAGGGCTGGTATCGCTTCTGTCTAATAGTATGTAAAGTACACTACCTGTAGCGCTTAAATCGGCAGTACCATTTGTAATGGTATTGTAGTTGGCGTTTGAATTTGTAAAACCAACAGTTATTCCGGTCCATGTAAGTGTTGGAGATACATAGGTAAATCCACCTCCAGCACCTATGGCCGTTACAACATCGTTTGCACCTGTGGATGGGCTGTACCAATTGCTACCACCACCTATTTCCCATATACGAGACATTACGGCATCTTGCCAAGCTTTTTGGCTGTAAATAGACTTATCAGCAGAAACGAATGGATTATTGCTGGTGCTGGTCGAACTTATATTTGGTTCTACTAAGCGCAGGGTGGACGAAGGCCAAACATAGCTATTTGAGGCGCTAGGACTGTCTCCACCGCTTCCTAGCCGGAACGACATGGGTCGGCAGTCCTCTATGCTCGTTACGTTGCCACGGTCATCTACAGCGACTTGAGCTACCGGGCAAACATTTGGACTAGAACCGAAAAGGGTAGTAGAAATGTAAATACGGTATTGTAGAATTTGCCCTGTATCTGTTTCGCGGTATACTTCTTGATCCAAATTGGGTATCAAAAAAGCTACTTGGTCGGCAGTTGTGTCGTCTGGTATTCGGACCAAATCCAAACCAACATAATTTACTGTATTTGCCGTAAAGGAACCAACAATTAGTGGATTTGTGGTGGATAGTATTTGTACTGGCTCTGATTCAGCTGTATAAAATATGGTTCCCGAAGAGGTGGCTCCATAATGGAGCAGCGCTGTATCGGAAAGGTCTAATTGTAGGGCCGTAGGAGGACCACCAATACCGGCTGGATTGATAGTAGCCCCTCTGATCACCAAAGGATCCCTACCACTCATAATTTGACCGGCTAAACAGTCAAAATCTCCTTGCACTCCTGCGTCAAAAAGCCGCAATGTAGAAACGTCTACGCGCTGTTGACTATATAAAGCAGCCGCTCTAAGTACAGACATTATATACCGCCTTTTTGTTCTTTTTTAGCCATTTTTGGATTTTCAAGTTGTTGTTTTTTCATAGTCTATCCTTTTAAATCGTGCTTTCTAGTTGGATACCGTCGCTGGTCCAATCGATGGCCGTAAAGCCTACTGACCCACTAATTATACCTCTGGAGGGTATATCCCAATCTTGAGATTGGACCAAACAGGTATCGGAACGAAATATCACTTCTTGGCTTATTCTGTTTATTAAAATTATGCTGGCAAACATGGAGTTTTGAACCAAAAGAGGAGGGGCTGTTATTTCTTGTCCCTCCAACCCTCCATCCCCCACCAGTTTATATAGTTCTATGGTTCCATCTACCTGTATTGTGGTAGGGATGTTATCAAAAGGAAAGGCGCTATCTAATCCAAACAGCTTTTTGGATGTGTTTACGATACGCAACCTTATGCTACGGCAGTTTCCCCATGGAAATCCGTTAATAAATACCAGTATTTGGGAACCACCCATTACTTTATTGGAAGCAGCTTGGGTCATTTATTCCCCGTTAATATCGTATACCTGCGTAATACTTGATAATTTACCGTTACCACTGGTAGGATAACCTGCGGCCCCCAAGCCTGTATCTCCTGGATAAATAACGTCAAAGGTCAAATCCACTCCTGAAGCAACTATGGCTGTTATATCCGTAATGGCTGCATTTACTCCGGCTGTATTGGCGGTAGCCCAAAAAGCCCCTACTGACGTTATATTGGGAGGAATCCAAGGAGCCTTGCTGTATAGTAAGGTTACGTCTGTACCAGAACTTATGTTCTTTGGAAAAACATAGTTGGGGTCTATTTGTAAATGGGTAGAATCTTGCACTCCTACATATTTAATCGGCCTATCGAAATAACTAGAACCATATCCTATGGCTACCCAGCCAGGAGTATTTGGCCAGCCGTTTGTAGATGATACGGTCAAGACAGGATTGGTGGAACCAACCGGAATTGATTGTTCTATATCAGTAGAGGTATCGGTTATACTTATACCATCGACAGGATCAAATATATAAGGACCCGGAAACTCTGTATTTACTGGTTGTGCAACAGCAGCCACTGTACCTGTATTGGTAATATGTTGGGTTGGTAACGGTCCTAAAATAGTATTTTCTATATTAAAACCAAATATTGTGCTGGTACCTATTATGCTGACCCTGAATAATCCATTTAATCTACCCGCAGCAAAAATAATGGATGGATCGTTTCCATTGATAACCCAATCTCCACTAACCAAAGTGACTGGCCATTGTACTCCATCGATAAACACCCAATCGCCAACTTGTAGGCCGTGGTTGTCTACCGTAGTCACTATGATGCTGGCTGTGGTTTGGTTGGAGGCTATGGTAATCGAATAGTCTGTTATGTTGTGTACAGTGGAGGCGTGCAGGTAAGAGCCTGTACCCTCTTCCCTGGATAAAGAGGTAGTAGTTACAGGTAATACAACCAGTATTGAATTATCTGACATTATACTACATACCCCTTCTGAACACTTCCCCTAACCGGTCTAAAGAACATCAAATCAGTATTTGTGGATTCTATAAATGTCTCTGTAACTCCATTTAGATTGAAAAATTCAAACCAATAGGTATTGGATACTGGATCTACATATATAGCTGTTATAACCCAGGTACCCCTATTAGTTGTTGTTGTACCATAAAAATTAAGGTAATCTCCTACTTGTACCCCAGAAATATCAGGAGTCGGTCCAGCATAGTAAGTCATTCTAACTATTCCGTTGCCTTGAGGGACTATATGCCAAGTAGGAACGGTTGGTAGTTCTCCCAACGACCTTCCGACCAACAGAGCAAAAAGGAACTCATTTTGAGCTTCACCACCCAATATCCTTACGTCCGCAGCCAAACTGTATGTATTTGAAAATATACGTAAATATGTATTTGAATCTTCTGGATTGAAATAATCTATAGCATAAGCGTTTATATTGTTTAACGTAAAGGCTCTATTGATTACTCCCGCACATTCTATAGCTGTGGCATTGGCTATATCTGTAAAATTAGCCGTATTAAATGTTGCTTTAATCATTGGAAAACCATCTATTTGTATGAATAATTGCTGCCCATTGGATAGAGCCCATGGTTGGAATGTGGTGGTTTCTTGAAATACTTTAACTTCGTTGTCGCCGTAATAGGCGTCTAGTATTTTCCAAATAGAACTATTTAACAGCTTATGGTTTTTTGTAACCAATCCAACTTCTCTAAATACCTCATCATTTAAACCAAAATTTATAGGTCTGGTTAAGTTAATCTCAGCCATCTTTTTGTCTAGATATTGTCCTTGAGCTGTAGAGTAGAATAATTGATTAAATACAGCTTCTGAGTTTTCAGATATGGCTTGTTGTCCAACGGCCAAAGAAGAAATCAAGGCAGTCCAATTGTCACCCCTAAGGGCTAAATTGAAATTATCCATTAATTGCGTTTCGCTTGTTTGGGCGTCTATTCCAACCGTAAGGCTTTGGGGTATAGATATATCTATGGGCACCGTTAGATTGGTAATAATACCTATAGATTCCGGTAAGTTACCCGCTGATTCGATATTGGGTCCTACTTGAACCAGATAATTACCCGTGTTTAATATTTGAGTGAATACCAAGTCTATAGATAGAGGATCTCCTGGAACTGTATTTATGTTGCTAGTAGGAGCAGTAGCCGCACTTGGTGATTTAATCAGATAATTTATAGGATTTAATGCATCGGCAAAGTTTCCATCCCCTAAAGCTCTAGGTGGCAACGAAAAGGTTAACCTGATCGAAAAGTTACTATTTTGAACTGAGTTTGTAACTGTAAATGCCATATATTAGGATAACACACTTACCGCTATATCGTTTACGTTAATTACCATAGCCTTTTCGTATGGTTGAACCGAAATGGTATCTGTAGAATCTGTTAAGGGGGGAGATATCATTACGACCGATTCCACTCCTGGAACATTGCTGGCCGCATCGATTATTGAGCTTAGAGCTATTGGAGTTCCTATGGTGTTTGAATTAATCAACTGAGTAACAGCGTTCTGTACTTGAGGAACGATGTTGTTTTGGATTCCTTGAACTATTCTAACAGCCATGCTTAATACAACCCTGGTTACAATTGGACCATTTATATTTATATTGGTACCAGAGCTTAATACTCCTGGAAATGTTACCGTATCGGATGGATCTCCATATACTATTTTGTTGCATTGGGCTATTAGACCTGTATTTACTCTGTAGGCATCGATACCACTTAGAAGATCCGTATTGAAATCTAGCTTGTCCAAGGCTGTCACTACCGTTCCCAGGGCCGCAGAGATGTATTCTGACCCGTTTCCGGAGCAAATACCCATTAATGTATAACCAATATTGGCTCCATCCGGTTGAACGTATGCTAGCTTTTCAATTAATCTAGCTGGTTTTTGAGGTACTACCTGGAATTGACCATAAGTTGAACCCGATAGGGTTACAGGTCCTTGGGCTGGTATGTTTCCGGTAACTGTTATGGTTGTTACGGTTCCGGCATCTGTGATTTCAGATACTTTATAACTCCCCGAAACAGACGCACCAAGCACTGTTCCATTTATATTTAGAGTGTCTCCTGGTCGTACTGAATTTTGGTCGTAAATAAATACGTCTGAAATAGTATAAACACCCTCGACCGCATTTGGATTTTCAACCCAAATAGCGTTACGTTTGAAGGCTCCAGAAGAACCATTGTTTACGAAGTTTACTATACGGAAATATCCCTGATTCCCAGCCGGAAGACCAGAATCTGCAAAATTAACCCAGCATAGCTCGTCTGGTCCACCAAAACTGGAATAATTATCGGGCATTAGTATATAGCAAGCGAAATTACCTTGTTTTTCTACTCTCCATATTCCTCCCGATATATCAGCAAGTTGGGTTCCCCATTGACCAGCAGTACCAACCGTAAGACTACTGGTTGTTGATGTTGGATTGGTAACCGTCATTGTTGATGTTGAACCAAAACCTAGGTTCAACGATACCGGAGTAGTATTTTGTAAAGAAACCCATTGATTGGCACAGAAACCCAACGCTTGGGAAGTCTCTACATCGAACATGGTACAATTACCATTAAGTTGGGGCGTGGCCATACCAACCACAGAGGCGGTAGCGGTATTGCCCTTAGTGGCAGATATTTGCACACTACCGGTAGATCCAATAGTGTCGGTATTAATCTGTAGTTCCAACATATTATTGGCGGCTTCTACGTTCCCGGTATTACTAATACCATTAATGGAGAGATTATTAAGGTAATTCAATAAACTTTTAATGGTTACTGGCACTAAATATGCTGTTTCGTATGGCCAGTCTTCGTTTGTAGCCCATGCCGAGTTGGATGGATTTGGGACCGTAGCGAAAACACCACTTTGTAATTGGTATTCATTTGGTGCTGAACCTGGGTTGTATACAGACGATTCCACATAGAAATCCCCTCCTGTAAATAAACCCTGGTCAAAATAGGTGTCTCCGAGAAACCACAAACGATCGCTAGATGATTCACTCACTTGAGTGACTGGTCCGGCGCTAAGAGTCCAGACTGGAGCAGCCGCTGTCACCCATTGATTGCCAGGGGCACTATTTATTAGGTTGGCAAATGCAGAATTGGCAGTTGTTTGGCTAAGGTCTGGAGCGTAGAGTGAGTTGGGTTGTTGTAGGGTCGTGTAGTTTAAGGTCGTACCCAAGGATGCAAACAAAGTGTAATCACCATAAATTAATACCCACAACCTATTGGTATTATCCATGGCTTTGATTCTAAATGCATTATCGAGAAAAGCATTGTTGAATCCAGCCCCATAAAAGGACATCAAATCTCCAGGTCCCGCTCCGGTACCCCAAGCTGGCGTGGCCGGTACGTATGTGGGGTTGGGTATGGCAACCAATACGGAGTTGGTTGAACTTGCCGTGCTTCCATTTGCAATTACATAAACAAACTCAAAACCAGTAGAAGTTAATCCAGCAGCTTGAACTTGGCATTGGCCCGCAGGTAATCCAGAACCAGAAAATATATAAAAATAGTCCCCATTTTTGAAGTGATGATTTCCGGTATAAGCATTAGCTGTAACTGAAAAACTCCAAAGATTAGAACTAATATACGTGGCATTTCCAGTAACGCCACACATCATAATGGCTGCACCTTGGGGTGAGGTTGAAGAGCCAGCTATGTACTCCGCAGCCCATAAGGGTTGGGGTTGGAATCCAGTTAATTGGGGAGTTGATGGTAGGGCTATATTAATTACAAATCCATCTAGATTGTAAGGGGGCGTACCACTTACTTGCGGTCCAGCAGTAACAGTTACAGGAGCGTTGGGTACCGGTGGATTTACGTACTGAACGTAGGTATTTCCACTAAAGTTGTTCTGGTTATTATAGAATGTACCCGCTGAAGAACCATAGGTATTTAATCTAAACAACATTCCTTGAGTTTCCGTATTGGAACTTGGAGGGTATTGGAGATAGGTCCTTGGATGGGCAAATATCTTGTATTGACTAAAATCATTTGAATTGCCAAACTGTACATTTAGGGACGTACCGTCTGGATTTGTTAGATAACTATTGGTTTGATACCAACCTACATCTGAAGGGGATGGAGAGTATGGCTTTACTGGATACCCTAATGGTACCGAGTAGTTCTTGGAGGTATTGTCGCCATCAAATACTACATCTAGGGTGTCTGTTGGTAACAAGGCAAAAGGATTAGTTAAAAACAAACTGTCATTTGTTATAGATGGATTGGTAATGGTATCCGTAGTGATTGAAGTACTGGTGAAATCGTAAATATTATTGAAACTGTATTTATCGGAAGTTAACAATGCGTTCCAGGCACTTGTGGGAGGTCCTATCCCAAGTTTTATTGGATCCTCATAATTAGCCTGTAGACCAATAAAGCTAGCTTGGGCATAATCAACAGGTATGGTAGAACCACTAGGGGAGCCAGTTTGTCCCAACCAGTAGAATTCCGGGGTTCCTAGTACAGATTTAGAGACATCAAATCCATAATGGTAAAACTGATTGGATACAATTCCAGTACTAAATGGCAATAATTGGCCATTTAAATCAGCGGCAACCAAAGCTATTTGACCAGAAGTTCCCCACGTCTTGGTGGCTACCCTTAAGCTGGTCGTGTTGGTTTGGTAAACATCTACCCCTTCTAGCTGAGCTAGGTATAGATTTAGCAGCGTAGCGGCAGAATAGGTTGTTGATGAGCTTACTGTGAACTTCTGTATTGGAGCGGTACAACTCAAGGCTGTAACTCCATTGTTTGACATGGTAATACTACCAACAGTAGGAGTGGATGCTTGACGGAAAGAAATGGAAGCTGGATTGCAAGAATATACCCGAAAAACACCCGATATTCCCACTCCGGCTAAACTTGGGTCCCAAACTATAATCCAATCGCCATCTGATAGGGTTGAAAAAGCAGTACCAAAGGTAGAGTCAGTTAAGGTAGTTGAATTCCTAGCTGAATTGTATGTTACCGCTATAGATATATTGTTATTTAGACCAGTTTGAATGATATTTACATTACCATCTACAACCCACCACTGATTGGATGTTCCCGTTGGGGTGGTTATGGTTGTAAATGATTGGCTTTTAATATAACTGCGAGTGTATTCACTACCGGCCGATAGGGTATCTCCGATTAGTAGTGGATTGGTCAAACTAATAGTAGCTGTATTTCTATTAAGGGTGTAATCATTTGGTTGACCCATGGCTGTTTGTACAATAAACATACCAGACGTAATTAAAGAACCACTTATGATAGATACTTCAGCCCTGCTAACCGGTCCGGCATTGGAAGTTACCAATAATTGTCCATTTTGTACGGTAGCGGTGATACCGGCTATTTTGTTATTAAATACTTGAGCCCATATGCTCAAGGGAACAGAAGCACTTACCCCCAACTGTCCTAACGCAATAAAATCTGCATTGGTAAAGGTTATTGATTGGGTAGAGGTTCCATCTATGGCTATATCTAAAGTAGCTCCATCTGAAATACCACCCCAAACAGATTGGTCGGCAGAGTATACTTGGGCTAACACTCCGTCTTTACTTAGTAGACGGTCGTTTTTGTATAGATCTAACGTATAGGTATGCGTTAGAGGGAACTGTAGGTAATTATTGGCATCAATTGTGCTTAAAGCTGATACAACTTGAATGTCTTCGTCTGTGTCGGCTTTAGCTTGAATGGCTACTGAATTACCAACATTGCAAACTCTGGCTAAAAACGGAGCTTGGGGGTCGTTATTGATAGCCGCAACTACCTCATAGGCCGTAGCATTGTTAATATTGTTAAACTCATAACTGTCAAAGAATACGCTGTAGGCTACTCCGTTTACCGCCACCCTTAGTTCGGCTCCATCGACCAAAGCGTATGGTTCTTGAATCGTTGTTTGAACGAAAGCCTTAGCCATTGGGGTCCCACCGGTAAGGCCAACGTATTGGCTTCCACCGCTAGGATCCACATAAATGGTTTCAAGCCCAATTCCTTCGGATTTCTCTTCGTAACCGGTTCCATCATCAATATATAATGTGTTTACCGGACTGGCATAGGTGGTAGCTGATACCACTACAGCTGACTCGTCTGGAGCCGTAGCCCCTGTAACGGCGGTCGTAATGGCTAGGTTGGTACCAGTGTTCCGGCTGGAGATAACGTCTTTTATACGTTGCCGGAAGGAGTCTTCTGATTCTTGGTCTAACCCATTGGTGAGTGGCTGTGGATTGTTAATAGTAGCACCATTGAACGGAGGGGTTGGGAAATATGTAATACTATTAGCAGCGGCATTCCCACCACTTCCAGGATTTAGAGCTATAATCGCTATACCACCCAAGGTATTATCACCATCTAAAATGGTGTAATCATTCAAAATACTGTATTGGGCTACTGATACGTTGTTGTTTGGCTGGGTGGAGCAAATAGTACCGGTTTGGATTAACCGACTTCCACCTTGAGATAGAATTACTGATTCACCCTTGTTGTGGTAACGGGTTGTGGGGGTAGTCAAATTAATAGTAGAGTAAGCACCTGAATTTGTTATGGAACTATAATTTAAAGGGCCTTCGTAGTTCAGAGTACCCCTACCGATGTAAATAGCTCCGGTAGAAGGGAATGAGGTATTAGTCAAGATCACTACAGCCGAACTTCCCGCAATTGGGGCTGGAGCCCCTTGGTATACAGAAGAAGTAATTGGAGTAAAAGAAGTATCTGTAATTACTAGGTTGTTTTGCTGGGCGTAGGTGGCATTGATGGGAGTCAAGCCCTCATCTGCTCCCCGATTAATTAGGGCGGTTCCAGTGCAATTGTCCAAGTCCTGAGAAGCCAACATGGCAAACAGGTCGGCATTGGTGCGTGCCTGACCGGTAGCTACGGTCTCCATTACTGATAATAGGGGACCTCCGACAGTTAAACCGGATAGACCAAGCTTGGTTAAAAGCGTATTTACGCTATTACCTAGCAATTGTTGATACGACAACGGCTGTGGTTGGGGAGAGTTTGCCATAATTTGGGGTTCTGATGATAAAATTGGTGCTTAGTTAATGTTTAGCTTGAATGTAATTGGCAGTAATTGTTGTACATTGCTTACATTTAGGTTAATGGTTACATTGGCCCAATTGGAGTCAACCTTTACTGTAACGGAATATGTCCAATTGCTGAAAAAACCATCTTGATCTATAGCTGTTTTGATGGTAGATGCTATGTCTGTAGCGCTCAGGTCTGCCAAACTGCCACCTACTAGATTTACACCTATTGTAGGGTGATGTAGGAGAGACCCTCTTGGTAATTCGATAAGAATTTTGAGGGTTTGGATGATATTTTGGACACCTTGGCTTAATCTGCAATCACCGTTTTGAGTTATAATTAGGTCGTTGTCGGAGTCTATTAATAAATCTGTACCAGCAGCATCGAATATTTGCTGGGCAACACTGATTTGATCGTTTCTAGATACAGGATCGCTAGCTCCAACCGGTGGATTTTGAGATGGAATAGCTACGAATCCTTGTGAGTTTACGGTAAATGGTAAAAATGCATGTAAATAGGCATTGTCACTAGTTTTTAGTATACCTAGATCATCTGGACCATCCAAGGTCACAGACCAGCTATCTGGACTTAGATTATTAATTGCCAAAATAGACCTGGATTGTACTGGCACCGTATTGGAACCAATCCATACTGTTTGCCCTAGTATTAGATTGCTTACATCCGCTACGGTAATAGTGTCGTTGTTGCCATTGGTGGTTAAATCTAGCAAAAATCCTATTTCGTCTACATAGGGAGACCTTAAGCCATTCAGGGTGGCTATTTCTATCCATTTATCTGGATCTCCTAGGTAATTTTGAGCTATCATTTCAAGGGTTCCACCGTAAGGAAATGGAATTGGATATTTACTTAAAGGAATATCAAACGGTATTCCGGCCTGATTTGCTAGATTTGCAACAAATGTAACCGCTTGAGGTGTTGTGATGTTTGTATTGCTTTGTAGAGCTGCTATTATATTGTTGGTTTGAATGATCATATCATTAATGGTATTTAATACCGCATAATCATCATCTGTAGGTGTGTCCCTTATTTGATTTACAGATCCCAATTGGTAGGTTTCTATATAGGTTGGGTCACTAGCTCCTACCGCTTGAGCATATACATTCGATGCGTTCTGTAGGGTGGCTACTGCGTTCTTAAAATCAACCACACTGTAAGCCGATACATTTTGAATCTCTGTATTGATTTGAGCTTGTATAGCTGAAGTCATGTTGTTTAGACTATTCAAAGCAATAGAGTTGAAAAACCCATAGTGCTGGCTTGGATTTTCAAATATGTAATCCACATTAGTCCTTAACATATTGTTAACAGGACCGTTTATCACTATTGGATTAACCATTTGCTGGGTCGTCCACCATCTTAAACAGGCTTGATAATCTGCTTGAACTTGTTGACTGGACGGAAATTGACCATTGGAACCAGCAGTAGCGGTAGCTATATTATTTATAGAAGCTAAAATAGCATTTTTTAGGTTATTAACAATGACCGCAGGCATGTCGGCAGCTTGTAACGCTACTCCTACCAGATTCTTAAGGAATAATGATATTTCCCTAACAACATTCAAAATGCCTTGAACGTCACTGATTACACCTGAAATTATACCGGAAAGGTCGTTTAGTAAGGTCAATCCTAATTGAACGTATTTCAGTATGTTTTGCCAAGTACTATTATTGGCTTGCGATGCACGATGCTGACCGCTAAAATTTGGTTTAATTTGGTCAGCTTTGATTCTTTGCCAAGATTCCAATTGTATTTCGTATTTAAACTCGAAAGGACTTTCCGCAGATCTTACCATACGGAACATCTTGGGAGTACAAATATAACTATATTGGTCTTTGTAGGTGGTAAATGCTAATCGATATCCTTGGTAGGCTTGTTGTTTCTTCAAAATAGCGTATGATTCTAAGAAGTTACGTAAGGCCAGGAACCTGGAATAGCCGGTTCCAGCCAAAGAGGCATTAACAGCTCCAGTTACTGCATCTGAAAGAGACTGACCGCTTCCTGAAAAATCTGTATTTCCTATCAGTGAAGGAGAATAAATAGCCGTATTTGGTCCTGGTTGTGCATTTAAGCTTTTAATATCTTTAGCAAAGGCATTTACAGCGTTTATTGTACCAGCAAGAATACCTTTGGCTGGTAATTGATTACTCCCAGTCCTTACGTTTAGTTTGTTTAATACACCCGTAGAGCCCCTAAGAAAGATATTGAGCAATGGGAACGCATTGTGTTGTTCTATAATACCATTTAGGGTTACAGATGTATTAATGGCAAAGGGTGTGTTGATTTCCAAAGCTTCCGGTGGGATGGGTAGGTCGAAATATCTACCTGTATTCATTAGACCTTTAATGGGATCCTGTTCAAGTATCTGAAATCTATAAGGGAAAGCTTTATTCCATAAGGTGGCATCCGTGCCTACCTGGGCAAATAGGGTAGGATTGAGATTGTTACCACCAATCGGAATGATTGTGTGGTCTATAGTATCTAGCGGAGTGGTATCTTGGGGTGGATTTGCATAAGTAGTAGCCATAATTGATTAAAATTGCTCCTTACTTAGATATAATTACAGATTGAGAGGTGGATGGTTGGATTGAACCAATTATGGCTTGAAGGGCAGCTACTATGTCTGTCAGAATTGGAACCAGAGTAGCTCCAGGAACAACAGGTAGAGCCGAAAGAGCCGCTATTGTGGTCAACAGGGGTATTAATGTCTGGTTTATAGGTGCTAGGGCTTCGTTATAGGCAATTCCATTTAGAGCCCCACCTATTGGATCTGGTCCAAGACCTACCTGAGGGGCCGTAACCTCTATTTGTTTGCCAGCTTCTATGTTTAGGGCAGAATTAACCGTGTCCAATAGTACTGATTCAGTAGTATTGTCAGTTAATTGCAGATTCCCCTCTTTGGTGAAATTAATGGTAGGTGTTTTGTTGGTTTCTGGTCTATTGTCGTCTGGAGAGCCGTCTATTTTGGTAGCTCCAGCCGCAGATATGGATAGTTGTCCATCGTTGTCTACATTTATACCTACTCCGTTGTATAAAAATTGATAAAATAGGCCGGAATTTGGATCTGGAGGAGTTGTTGATTTGTTGTTTGAATGAGAACCGCCGTTACTTGTTCCGCCTATTATTATTGCATTTGTAGTCTCTCCGTTGGCACAAAGTATCAACACGTTGGCCCCCTCGGATATTTGATTGTTTTGTAATTGAGATGGATCTACCCTTAGTGCAAATTTGATATAATCGGTACTTCCTAATAAATTTGCACAAATGCAACGATAAACGGTATTCACCTCTCGGGTGTTGAGACCATTTCTTACATTAACATTTACATCATACTCCATGAAGTTTTTATTGGTGTTTTTAGGATCTTTTGGATAGTAAGCTTTTATTACGACGCCGTATCTTAATGATTTATTGGTAAAATGCTCTGAATCTGTTTTGGAGGAATCCGTTTCGTATGATTTTAGATAATGAGGAATTACTGTAGACATTATTGAGATCCTTTGGTTATTTGTGTTCCATCGATAGCCGGTTCGTTGCCTATGTTGATGTTTTTGGTCAGAGTGGGATACATGTATACCCCAATGTATTCTCCGTATTTATCTGATGTCATTCCATTTGTAACCTGTATGGTAGTAAAGAATCTTTTGTTCCCACCCCTATCTATGGAGCAAGAATGCGCTAGTCCCTCTATATGGTATACAACGTCTTTGTATTGCAGGTTGTCCCCTATTGCAATGGGGGACTGTATGCCATGAACAACAAAGGTGCCCGTTAACTGTAATTGTTGATTCATTAATATATCAGCATTAAAAGCAACCCACTGGGGGTTATTTTGATTTACATCCTGTATCGTTGCGTTTACGTTTTGCATAAAGGCCCGGACCCCATTTCTTGATATGTCTGTTGAGTCCCATTTTGGACTAGCTCTTAAAAATCTATCCCTTGGAGCATTTTGAACTGTATCGAAGGCAGGACTAACTCCGACAATATCTATCATATTATGCCTAAGTGAATTGTCATTTGAAACGGAATAATTTAAAATGATTTCATCATCTATTAACCATCTTGGTAGATCCGTAAATTTTGTATATGGAAAATTCGTAGTATTAAGACTCGAACTACTAGAGTTGGCTGTTTTTATGTCTTGATCTAATTCATTCGTAGTGAATGGTTTTTGTCTAGAGACAAATGTAGGATATATATTTCCGGAATTATCGGCAACTCTTAACGCCATGTACATTTCATTTAATCCAGGATTTAAAAATTCACCCAGCATATTCCATATAGGTTTATAATCCAAGGATGGAGGGATGGGAGGGGTTCTGCCTATCATTGGAGTTTTAGTTGCGTATAATTTAGGAAAATCAGATTCGATAGGAGTGGAGGTTTTTGGTAAAAATATACCAAAAGTATTATTTTCAGTTAAACTGCTACTACCATAGTCCTGTATTCCAATAAAAGCAGCCATTATGTCCGTATAGGCTTTTGTTCCTCCGCTGTATGGATTCCCTGTTAAATATGAATATACGTTGCCGGGAATGGCGTATGGTACGTTTGGAGTTAGGGGGAGTTCCGGTATACTTCCAGCCGGATTTGGTGTTCCTGTGGCTGTTTTATTTCCAAGGGTGGCTTGTATCATTGCTGGATACAATAAGTTTATATCAGCCTCCCCCTCCACTACTATATCATTAAACAATATACCCATCCTACTCATCCAATCACCATAGGTTTGAGACGCTAACTCTATAGCGTAAAAGTATAATATTTCATTATCTAATTCACTAAATCCATAAGCATTTAAGCTATAAGAGATCCTCTTGTCTCCAGATCCATCAATTGAACCATTTTGAGATACGCTCCAAATTTTCCCTACGAATTTAAGTCCTGAATTGAAGTAATTAGCTCTTGCCGAACCACCCACATATGTATTGGTTGTATTAATAATTTTTATGATTTTGTTAATTTCTTCCTGATTTTGACACATCCAGGCCATCACCCAGTCTCCCGGATGGCACTCTTTTATGAAATTCCTGGTGGGGGCTAGCTCTGCCTGAAGAGACATTGTGTGGTTTTCTTTTTGTGCAGAAACAGTTAAACTAACACATCCATGGGATATTATTATTGTTGGATTGGTTTTTACGTCCGCTTCTTTAGTGAAAGACACGTCGTTGACATTGCTTGATAATAATTTACTTCTATTCCCCGTAATTTGATTTTGATAGGGAAATATAGCCACTACCCATCCACTCGAAACTGAGACGGTTTGAGGAGTGCTTGAATTCGAGGTTATATTAAAATCCTTAACCAAATCATATGTTTGAGCCATTCTTTATTTCCCACCAGTTTTCTTTGGTTTGTGTGAATAATCAACAGAAAATGCTCCAGGTTTACCTAATAATCTCTCTAGGAATACGTTTGTTTTCTGTTGTTCTGACAATTGAGCATTAAGAACCGCCCCTACCCCTTGATTGTACGCTCTGCTTGCTTCGTCTGCTGCTCCAGAATTAACCCCAAGAGCTGCCCCTGTTCCTTGCTCAGCAACATCTTCTCCTGCCGATGAGGACCCGTTCCCTTTCCGTTTTTTGTGTTTAACCCCTAAGCCCCTTCGTCTTTCGTCCCATTGAGAAAGAGCTGTTTCCCGATCAACACCTAATCCGGCCATGTCACTTGCGTAAGCATCTCTTAGGTCGTCCGTAATTGATGGATCCCTTAAATCTCCATTGTGCTCCATTAGTAATTTGGCTATTTTGTCGCCTTTGTTTCCCGGAATACCAGATGGTATCCTTCTGGCCATAATTGTTTTTGTTCCATAAACATCGTAGTGTTGTTTAAAGTCTTCCCATCCCTTTGGGGTCATTCCCTCATCAATTAATTCCTGGGGCAAGGAGCCGTTTTGCATTATTTTCATAAATTGAGGGTTTTGTCGAAATCTATCCAACGCATAGGCTAGATTTACATTTCCTCCGTTTGCTTTTGCGAATTTTAAGTCTTGAACCTGTCCGTAAGCCATTTGATATTGATCTTTTGTCTGCCACTGAGGAAAAGAGGCTACCGCTGCCGTGTTGGCTAACATTTTGTTTGGATCGCTCATTCCACGCCTTACCGCTAATGTGCTCAATAGACCTGAGCCGTCAGTAGCTCCATAATTTAGACTATAGGCTTGATTTCCAACAAAGGCAGCTGCCTGATCCTTCACTCTATTGTCTCCTAACATGTGTGCCAGTTGGGCTCCCATGGCTTTGGCTCCAACGATACTTCCATTGGCGTATGTTCCCAATAAGGTAGCAGCCGCCTGTGGACTTATACCTGCCAGTTTCATGTCTATAGCTGTATTTAACACACCTCTATTAACGGCCGTAGTAGCTGTTCCGGCCGCCGCTAAATTTGAAAGTAAAGTCCTTTGGTCGTCAGGTGATAACTTTTGATTTCCTCTGAATTTATATTCACTTCCAATTGATTGGTAAAAGTCCTGGAAGTTGTTATTGTTTTTACGTAGAGGATTGTCTTTGGACATACCTCCAAATAATCTGCGCTGAAGATCGACATCCGAAGAAGAGTTTCCAGCAACAGCACTTAATCCAGCCATAAGTATTGGATTTTGTTCTTTTTGAGAATCTATCATCATTTTTTGTTTTTCTAATATATTTTTCTTTATATATGCATCTCTAACTTCGCTATTGCCTAATAAATTCAATCCCTCTGCTAAGTTGGAGCCACTCATCATGTTGACTCCAAAGCCAAACATTCCCAATCCGACTCCTGCTCCCAACCCACCACTTCCAGTCATGAGTCCTATACCGGTTCCAGCGGTAATGGCCCCAGAGGCAAACCCTCCAACATTGGCTAATCCTTTTCCGATTGCATCTGTATATCTTGTATTGTAATTTGACAATCCTTCGTATTCGGCTCTACGGTTTGGATTCGCCATTATTCTATTGAGCGCCACTTGGCTGGATAGATCCCTATTCATCTTACCCTGGGAAAACTGTTGTTGAATCCCAAAAGAACTGGCATATTGACTATATTGTAGATTGTTTGCGTCCAATCCAGATGTTATTAATTGTGGAATTCGGAGTCCACTGTAGGCCAATGCTGCAATGCCAGCCAAAGACTTTCCCCCTAGACTGCTCCTTGGAGAGAATCTCGATTCATCTATACCTGGAGCTTCTGGAAATTTAAAATTATTCCCACTTCCCCCGATAGTACCTCCATTGGTTCCCGGAGTTCCTCTATCGCCATTGTCTGGTGGTTTCCCAAATCCCCCTCCGTTTTTAACTCCTCCCGTTCTTGTCGATTTAACAGAATCGAGAGCACTCTTCATTTCCTTAAGGCTTTTGGTGGCTTCCTTTGCCTCTTGGCTTATCCCTTTGATTTCACTCTTAGTTCCTTTTAGAATTTTTAAGGTTTCAGCGTCGCCTTTTTTGTCAACTTCAATACCTATCTCTAATTTGGGTTTTTTGGGGTCAGACATATCTTATTTTCCGGGGTTAACTTATTAAAATTAGGGCAGAAATCTAATCGAAGGTCATTTTAATGTCTTTCCATTGCTCTAGTTCTTTTTCCAGTTCTTCTTTGGTTATGGGATGTATGTTTTTAACGGAACTAGCTATGGGGGTGGGTACTGACGCCTGTTTGATCTGTTTTTTGATGGTTTCTACGAACTCATCGTCCTCTTCTTCTCGGGCTATTATGTCATTTTCGTCCAAAGATAGATCTATTCGTTCCTTTTCTAGTTCTTCTTTGGTCATGTTTTCATAACAGTCTTCATAGTATTGTGTTAAAATGTACTCTAAACTCATTTCTTCCACTAAATGCAATGGAGTGCTAAATTCCCTGCTAAACCACCGAAATATATGGTTTAATTGGGATTCAGTGGTTTTCTTGAGAACTGAGTTTAGGGCTATTGTTTGAATAGCCCGATACTTATTCATATTGAATTATAGCGGTTTTGTGTCTTTTAGTTCTTTACGAGACTTTTCCGCTTTGGCTTGAATTTCATCGTTTGCCTTTTTGATGATTTCACTTACTTTTTGAGCTATTTCGCTAATTACATTGAAAGATTCCAATTCTAGACCCCCGTCCGTTTCCTTCCACCAATTGGGGGTGCGTACTAAACGTACACCTAAATCTGCCAAGTAAATACTTAGGAGCTTGGAATACTCATCAGCCTGATCGGGTTTGTCTCCTAATAGTTCTCGGTACTTACGATCCTTTTGGAGGGTTAGGCGATGGGATAGTTGGGGTAGGGCTGAAAAGAAACCCCGGTATTCTTCTCCGTTTTCGGCAATTACATTTATTTCAAAATCAACTGGTTCTGACTTTAACATGTGTTTCCTTTTGTTGATACTTGACTTGCTTGTTGCTTTGGGTTAGGGTATAACTATGACTATAGATGAAGTTAATGAAACCAAACGTATATCTTACTCTTATGAACCGCATAAGTCAAGCGGTAAAATACTTAAATGGCCTTATTGTACGTCTTGTGGATTAATATATACAATGAACGACTCCACTAGAGAGGCCATCAAATTAGGCTGTAATTGGTCTTACCATTCCACCCAGAAACGTAAGAGGTAATTTAAGTTATATAGGGTGTAAAAATGGTTTCATTATCTAAGATTGTGGCGTTGGTGTTGGGGTTTAATATAGGTTTGTTTCTATTGCCTTTAGTTGGTGGATATGATTGCAGATTGCTACCCCAAAGCGTAATTAAGAACGATTCTCCGAATCAAACAGTAGTAAATGTACCCAATTACCTACATTTACCATTTTCCCGTCTTTTGTGCATACCTGACGGTGAGGGAACTAAGAGTACCGATAGGGTTATAGAGATGGGAGTCAAAGACCGTCAACTGATTATAGACTTCGACGGCAAGATTAATGGTAGTAACTCTATAAAACTAATAGATATATTTATAGATCACGTTCGGGATCCTTCTATAGATACCATTTTATTGAGACTAAACACCGAAGGTGGAGATGTAGAGATAGGAATGAGATTGGCTCAATTAATCGCCTCCTACCCTAAGACTGTAACTTGTTATGTAGATGAATACAGTGCTAGTATGGGATTTTACATATTACAGGCGTGCCCATTCAGAGAAATGGCTCCTGACGCTATACTTTTAACCCATGAACCGTTTTCGGTTATTCCTGAGTCAAGTCTTAATAAGTATGAATTAAAGGAAAGATTGGATTCATTGGAAGAAATGTCTAACTCTATGGCTGATTTTATAGCCAAACGTATGTATATGAAGGTGGAAGACTATGTTTCTAAAATTAAAGATGCTGACTGGAAGATGGATTCAGAAGAGGCATTACAAGTCCATGCTGTAGATAAAATACGAAACCACTACCTAATTTACCCAATAGATTGGAGTAATTAAGGTTTACTGACGAACTTTAATAGTTCGCCAGGGTCCACTTCGTCTGGTACCAGTGTTTCCGATCCAGGCCACCGGGCTTTTTGTATTAATTTGGTTAACAATGCAGAGCAAAACTCATGTTTTTTGGTATGGAAAATGTTGTGCCATTTCTTTCCTAACCATTTTCCCAGTCTAATCCAAGCTACACCTAAATCACCCGTATAGTCATATCCGTCTCCCAAGTCTTCTTCTATGATTTCCTTTATGGCTTGAGATAAATCAACTTTGGGTTCTATCACGGTAACTATATTGTGAGTCAATTTAAAGGTTTTCAGAGTGTTTATCTGCACTCCTCCCGAAGTAGCTTGCATAACCATGTCTCCCAATATGGGATCATTAATCAATACAAAACAATGACTTACCGGTGCCTCGGTAACCCACATGATTAGTTTTGAAAACCAATCATTGTGGTTTGAGAACCCCAAATATATGTTTTTCATGGCTTATTGAGGCGCTACGGTCGTTTCAGACGGAGGTTGAGCAGGAGCTTGAGTGGTAGTGACAGGTGGAGTCATTGACGCTACCACAGCCGCCTTTGCAGCCGCTATTTGTTGTGGATTTAACACCAAATCAGCATAATTAGACCATGGGAATGCAAAAGCAACGATTTGTTCGTCCATAGCCTCACAAGTAGGGCAAACAAATCGAACGAAGTTACCTCCAGGAGCAGCATCACTAGCCCTGCGAATGCTTATAGTGGCATTTTCGGTGGTATCACCGTTTGTAGGTACGTATGGAGTTCCACAACGGTCACAACTTAAATTAGCTGGCATTTTGATTATTTCCTTTGAATTTAATTAAAATTACGTGTGTATTGATTAAATATTTCTAATGAGGATGGCCAACCCACAGGATCGTGGATTAAGTCGTTGTATCCCCAATAATTAGTAAATCCTGTATTTGCTATAGTGATATTGAGAACCCCTACGGTTGGATTGCTCCACGTAGCCGCTACAGGTAGGGTACCCAAAGACCAAGTAGCTCCATTGTTAAGACTGTAGGCCATAGTCGTAACACCAGCCGCAGCCGTTACATCTACACAAATAGCTCCATTGCAAATAGGATTACCATTCCATACCGCCGCCGAAGGCATCGTTGCTGCAACCCAGGTAGAACCACCGTTAGAACTATAAGCAGCCGCTGTGGAAGACGTAGTAAGTGTAGCTATGCAATATACACCATAGCAATATGGAGCGTTCCAAACACCACTTGAAGGCATCGTTGCGGCTACCCAGGTAGAGCCGTTATTAGAGCTATAAGCAGCAACAGTACCCGATGCCGTGGTTGTGGCGGCACAAGTATAACCAGAACAACCTGGAGCGTTCCAGACACCACTCGAAGGCATCGTTGCGGCAACCCAGGTAGAACCGTTATTAGAGCTATAAGCAGCAGCGGTTCCGGAGGTTGTATTTGTAGCAGAACAGTAAATTCCATAACAGGAAGGAGTGTTCCAAACACCACTCGAAGGCATCGTTGCTGCGACCCAAGTAGAACCACCGTTTGTCGAATAGGCAGCAGCAGTACCAGATGTAGCGTTTGTTGCAACGCAAAACCCGCCAACAATACATAGAGGTGTATTCCATATTGCCGAAGAAGGCATTGTTGCGGATACCCAAGACGATCCTCCATTAGAGCTAAAAGCAGCGGCTGTACTAGAATTGGTTACTACTGTTGAACATGTAGAACCAGCACAGGAAGCAGCCTTCCAGTTTAATGAATTTCCCGGAAGAGAGTTTGGACTGGTCCAGTAATATCCATTACCAGTATAGAAACTTCCAGTGCCAGAATACAAGCTACTTGTGCTTGCGCATGTTGTAGAGCCACATGATATTGCATTTAATGGAACGTCTTGCGGTGGCATAGTTGTTGCAGTCCAAGTTTGACCGTTATTTGTCGAATATGCAGCAGCGCTTGAGCTGTAATAAGCCGTTACCGTACAATTTGTATTAATACATGTTGGTTGACCCCACGATTGCGATGTTGGTAGTGTAGTGGCTGTCCAAGTTTGACCACCGTTTATTGAATATGCAGCAGCGGTAGTAGCTGTACCTCCAAAAGGAATCGCAATGCAATTGCTACTCACACAAACTGGATTTCCCCAAGCATGAGAAGATGGCATTGTAGCGGCTGTCCAGGTTTGCCCGCTATTTGTTGAATAAGCCGCTGTGGTGCCGGATGCTACTATAGTGGCGACACAAACAGTTCCGCTACAAGATGGTGAGTTCCATTGATTTGAAGATGGCATTGTAGCTGCACCCCACGTAGAGCCATTGTTGGTGCTATAGGCAGCTGCGGTTGTTGTTGTGTTTGTTGTTGCTGAACAAGTCGTTCCGCTACAAGTCGGAGGATTCCATGATTGGGAAGAAGGCATTATGGCGGCAGACCAAGTTTGTCCGTTATTGGCTGAATAAGCCGCCGCTGTTGTAGTTGTAAAATAAGCCGTTACCGTACAAAACGTACTTACACATGTAGGTGTGTTCCATGTTGCGGCAGAAGGCATCGTCGCAGCGGTCCATGTAGAACCTCCATTTGTTGAATAAGCCGCTCCAGCCGTACCGGCATTTGAGGTAAGTGTACAATTAGCTCCAACACATGCAGGAGCATTCCAGGTCGTGGTAGATGGAGTTGTAGAAGTACTCCATGATAAGCCTCCATTTGTTGAAAAAGCTACCGTATTGGTCGAAATACCTTGTACCATTACGCATCCAGAAAGAGATGGGCAGCTCACCCCACCCCCCCATGTGTTGGCGGCTAATTGAGAACTTAATTGCCATGTTTGACCTCCATTGGGAGAATAAGCTGTAAAAAAACCCAGTGAACTTGGATCGACAGTAAGAACACATGTATTTGTGGTAGAATTGCAAGACGTTGTATTTCCTTGTAGATTACTCCAAAATGTTGATCCAAAAGCTGTTGCTGAAAACCAAGATGAGCCGTTTGTACTGTAAGCTACATTGGCTTTTGGATTGCTACCGTTATTACCTATAAAGAAGGCCCCACCAGAATGTCCAGAAACTATGAAATTGGAAGCGGACAGACCAGTACCTGATGGTGATGTTACAGATAATTGTCCTGTTGTTGCCCCGGTTGGAACTGTAGTTGTAATTGTAGAATCAGAAGCTATAGTGAATGTTGGTTGGGAAAAATTATTAAACAACAATGATGTAGCGCCTGTAAACCCAGAACCTGTAATTGTTACAGCCGCCCCAAATACACCTGGAGAGCCAGTAAAGGACGTGATAGCCGGTGCCACTGAAGCATACGCTAGACCACATCCGCTATAACCAGAACCAATAGTGCCACCCGTCCAAGAAGTACCGCTATTTGCCGTAAAGGCATAACCAGTACCTCCATTGTATGTCATACACCCAGATAGAGTGGCATTGCAGACAACGGCTGCATTGTTTGTAACGCCAAAATCAGCGTAAGGATTACCCCACGGTGCTGCTGACGATGGCATTGTAGAAGCTGACCAAGTAGAGCCACCATTGGTTGATACGGCAGCAGCGGTGGTGGCAGAGTCATTCCTAAAAGCAAAGCAAGTAGATGAATAACATGATATGGAACTCCAAGTTCCGCTTGATGGTAGGGTTGACGCAGACCAAGTAGCTCCTCCATTGGAAGAGAAAGCTCCCGCTGTTGTGTTTGTATCATATCTTGTTCCAGCACATGTTGTTCCAGAACAAGAAACTCTCCACTGACCTGAACTTGGCATCGTAGATGTTGCCCAGGTAGAACCACCATTACTGCTAAAGGCCGCCGTTGTGGTTGATCCTGTTTCCGTGACGACACAGTTTGAACCATTGCACACCGAATATCCCCATGAGGCGGTTGCCGGTAAAGTAGAAGCGGTCCATGTAGATCCACTATTAGTAGAAAAAGCGGCAACGTTTGTTGATGTGCTTCCAGATACAACAACACAAACACTTCCAGTAGAACAAGAGGGAGCCCACCACAATTGAGATGATGGCAATGTAGACGATACCCATGTTTGTCCGTTGTTAGAGCTAAAAGCCGCAGTCGTTGTGTTTACTCCAGCAAACCAACCAGCAGTTGCGCTACAGTTGGTTCCAACACAACTTGGAGTTTGCCACCCCTGAGTTGCTGGCAGTGTTGATGTACTCCATGTAGCTCCTCCATTTGTTGTATAATAAGCTGTATTTCCAGTAGCTGCATAAAAAAAGGTAGTGCAATTACTACCAACGCATGAAGGTTGTATTCCTTGACTTGCCATTCCAGTTGCAGCAGTCCACGTAGAACCGTTATTAGTGCTATAATAGGATGTAGCACTGTTGCTTCCTACCCATGCATCTCCGGCATAGGCTGCACTTCCAACTATTGTTAATAATATAAATAATCTCTTAAGCATATTAAGGAGCCAAATGTCCAGTTACGACACAGCTAGAAGCGTTGGCTGCACTTACAGTGCAGCATAACGCGGAGTTTGCGGTCACTTTGATGGGACTTGGGAAAGTCATGGTGGCACCAGCCCCACCCGAGTTTAGGTATATAGTAGGAACAACAATTGTTGGTGTTGAAACGCAAGCCGTACCAGCTGTAGTGCTACTAACCAAAGACATGTTTGTAGCAGCGCTAGTCGAAAACGTAACAGAATCAATATAATATGAAACGCTAGCACCAGATAAACCAACTAATTGAGTATTTGTCGTTTGTCCGCTCATGTTGTAAGAGAAAAAATTAGGATGAGTGGTATCCACATAAAGACGACGATCGAGTGACATAATTGGATAACCAGTGCTACCGGCAGATACGGCTGAAGGAGCAGCGCCATCGGCTACGCCCTTGGCTGCAATGGCTACAGGATTGCCAGCGGCAGCGGTGTTATCTGCTATCTGCCCTACTATATATGTACGACCCGAAAGGTCCACAGCTGCGGCCACGCTATTTCCGGTTGAATATGACGCAGTGCTTCCTAGTGTTTCAGCTACGTGATCTAGCACTTCCAAACCAATACCAACGGCGGTGGTATTGTTTGTAACTACAGCCGCTTTTGTTACACCGCTCGCAATTTCGACAAAAGCATCTCCGTTGGCATTATCGATGCTAGGCATGACCATATTTCCTGAGGTTGCAGCCCTGATAGCCGACGTAGCAACACCTGTCAATACTTCCATACCGACTTGAGGAGCTAATGAGTTGACAGTTGCACCCCAAACGGGTCCCATTGAACCGTTACCGATATCTACACCGTTTAGGGTGGCGGCACCTGGAAGGTTGTATGTGCCGTTAATAGCTCCCGTGCTTGGATTTGCATTAACAGGTATAGCAGTAAGGGTTCCTGTAATGGAGCCAGATGAATAGGCTGAAACCCTAATCCTCAAATGGGTAGGGGTGTAGGCGGGAGCATTGGCTGTAAAGGTTGAGTTGTTTGGGATCAACATGTAAGCGTCTAGTGCGTTTGTACCTGTATTTGCAGCTAAGGATGCAAATGTAGCAGAACTCAATACTCCTTCGAATTGGTAACCTGAGCTAGTCCACGTAGTTCCGTTGTCCCAGCTGGCATCCACTACAGCAGTCATAGTACCCGCTGAAATAGCTGTCAGCTGGAATACAGCCCCTTGAGAGCCAGCCAAAGGGATAACAAGTGTTTGACTTAATGCGTTAAATACGGTAGAGGCTGTTTTTGCTTGGGTCGGCTGAGTCAACAACACTCCTCCCGATTGAGCTAATCCAGTTCCAGCGCCTTGTACCGTAATTGTAGATTGGTCCGACGCTATTACCACTGGAAGGCTATTCGTCATGGTTGTTTGACCACTTGTAATACCAACTAAGTTACCACTGGTGATCATACCCATTTCTGTCGCTGAAGTAGGAGCCGTTGTACCGGTTAAACCAACCGAAGCATTAGAACCACCTCCGCTCACTACGTTGACCCTTAAATTACCAGCAGCGTCCAAAGAGAATGGATTTGTCTGCCCATTGGAGTACGATGGAGCGGACGTGGTAACCGCTCCCATCATCAGGGAACCCTTTTCTCCAGCGGTGGTAGAGCCTTGAGTAGCTAAAATACCATTAACTGAAGTATCTAAAGCTAATAAGGATGTATTTAAGTTAGTACCAGCATTAGCAGTAACGCTACCACCGGGTAATTGTACTTTAATACCGTTTGTTGTATCACCAATGAAAGCTTGTAGATTGCCAGAACCATCTTTAAATCCAACAGTGGTAGCAGAAGATGGTATTGCGCTTCCAATTGTACCTATAGAAGCGTTGGCTCCTCCACCAGCCGTTACGTTTACACGTAAGCTACCGGTAGTATCTAAGGACAGGGCGCTTGTTTGACCGTCTAAATAAACAGGAGCAGCTGTGTTTACCGCAGCTTGAACTAATGGTCCTTTTTCTCCAGAAGTCGTTGAACCTTGAGCTACCAATATACCATTAACTGAAGTATCCAAAGACAATAGGGATGTGTTTAGGTTGGTACCGGCATTAGCAGTAACGCTACCACCTGTTTGTTGCATAGGGGTTCCAAGTGTTGAATTTATGGTAACCAATGTGGCATTTCCTGTTGTTTGCAAAGCAGAAGTAGCAAAACCAGTAGGTAATTGTACTTTAATGCCATTTGTGGTGTCTCCAATAAACGCTTGCAAATTACCTGAGCCGTCCTTGAAACCTACAGTGGTAGCAGATCCAGGCAAAGTAGCGCCAATTGTACCTATAGAAGCGTTGGCTCCTCCACCAGCCGTTACGTTTACACGTAAGCTACCAGTAGAATCCAAAGATAATGGACTTGTTTGCCCATTGGAATAGGTTGGGGCGGATGTTGTTACCGCAGCCTGAACTAGCGGTCCCTTTTCTCCAGAGGTAGTAGATGCTTGGGCTACCAAAATACCATTTACAGACGTATCCAAGGCCAACAGGGATGTATTTAGGTTAGTACCGGCATTAGCTGTAACGGTCCAGGAACCGCTTTGCGTCACGGGAATGCTTGAGTTGGTAATATCTACATTTGCTATGCCTTGTTCATGTACCTTTAGATCTCCAGATCCATCTAGTGAGGCGGGTAATTGAGCTGAAATTGCTTCCAGTACGGTTATTTCACTGGTTTGATTGGCAGAAGTTGCCGCGCCGGTAGGTAGTGGCAAAGAAACAGCAGAAACAGGCACATCCCCCTGATCTGAAGCTATTACTACAGGAAAGCTATTAACAGAAGTTTTAGAACCCAAAGAAACAGCTGCGCCTCCAACCTCTATAATGTTTACATCTCCACCCGAACCACCGCTGCCTCCACCCGAACCTCCTCCAGAGCCACCCCCTGAACCACAATTAGAGCAAGTAACAGCTATAGGAATCATTCCGGCTTGACCTTGAACAGACAGGGCCGAAGGGGTAGCCCTACCAACCGGAGCTGTTACGGCTGGGTCGCTTACATTGGCTAAAGAACCAAAACTCACTAGAATTATAAGTAGGAAAAATCGTTTCATTATATATCCTTACTACCATTAATTTGAAACTTTACTTGAACGGTAGGGTAAGATGGACCGTCTGTTTGAGCTGAAACTCTTATATATTGATATGCAGAAGTTTGGATAGTCACCGACCCTTCCTCTAACGGCAATGCATAACTTTGCTGGCGCTGGGTTGTATTGAATACGACCCCAGAAGTACTAGGATCTACCACTAGAGTTACCGTATGAGTTGAATCTAGGTTTTGGATTGTAATTATAACTGTATCATAGCCACTAATAAGAAAATTACCTATCAATGGAGTTAAGGTAGATACGTTGTATGTTGGTCCAAATGGAACCGGAGTGAATACATTCATTTGGTTAGCTCCCCTTAACCATACTGATTATTTTTTCTAGTGTTACTTTGTATCCTTTTTGGGTTAAATCTCTTTGGACTCTTTGGGCTAAGGCTTTTATTTTTTGGTCTGGATGAAATTCTAAGGTTTTAGGATCATTTTCATGATTAGCAGCCCTACGGCTTTTACGCTCTTCTATATAAGCTTCATGGTTTTGTTTAGCTTTAACTATAGATTCTTGTATTGTTTCATCTTTTAGGGCGTCTACTTCTTCTATGGCTGTTTTAACGATATTTGCTGTATCGGAATTAGGTATAATATTTTCCACGGCCTTCTTTAGATCATTAAATCTAATAATAGACTCTTTATCTAAATTAGCTTTGAATTCATTGAACTTATTGATTATGTCTAATTCTAGTTTGGATTTTTCACTGTTAATACCAATTAAAGATTCTTTAATATTAGCCAGTTGTTCTTTAAGGGATATTTCTAGCTGGGTGTGTAGGTTCTTGTTGTCTAATAGGGCGGCTTGTAGCTCAGTTAGCCTCTCGTTGTTGACTTTAGCCATGTCTGTACGTACAATAGACTCTTTTAGCTCATCAAACTTATTGATTTTGGCTAATTCTTGGTTGATTTTATTTATTTCATTGTTTGTTTGATCTAAAGAAAGCACCGTAGCTTTATTTACGTTTAAATTAGCAATGGCTGATTCTAGGGATTTGGTTGTTTGTTCTTGAATCCTAGTCATCATTTCCATGTGTTGAGTACAGCCTGTTAATTGATTTCTTAAGTCCTCGTATTTGTTATTTATGGACGTAAAGCTGTCTTGAACCGATGTTTTGTGTTTATTTAATACATCGTTTGTTTGTCGGATACTTCCATTTACATTAAGGTGTTCAATATCGATGGCTACTAGTTTTTCAGCTGTTTCTTTGCTGAATCCTTCCATTACAACTTTGTGGCTATTAAGTGAAGAGATCCCCTGTGCCAAAGCATTGACGGTTTTGTCCTTTTCTTCTAAAATGGCAACTAGATCCTTAGTTACCTTATCAGCCGTATCTTTAATGGATTTGGCGGTAGCTTTAAATTCAGATTTTATATTATTGTCGTAAAGCTTCATTAAAAGAAAGCTGAGCCCCCAGCTTCCTACAGAAAATAAAGCTACCAATAGCCAATTATCCATTTTTTATTCCTTTAATTAATACTAAATTATTTGTTATGAGCTTTGAGCCATGCTTGACCAACCCGTAGTAACTTTTGTTCGGTCTTGGTTAAAGGATTCGCCTTGCCAGCAGCGGTAGCAGTATCGATTTTACCTTGAAGAGTGCTTACGATAACTCCTATTTCACATTCGACTGCGTTTCCAAGATCAGCAACAATCGTAGCTTCATCCCCAGCAGAAATAGCTCCTACCACTGGAACAACTTCGGCCATGCCACATTGTTCTGATGGCTTGGCGATTGACTTCATGAAGGTACATCCGGTAGAAGGAAGTAGCATTGCTATGATTATGGCTACTTTGGCTCCATTGCCCACACTGAGTGTGGCTGTTTGCCCAGCCGGAGGCTTGGACATCGTTCCTGGGAGCTTCAATGTACCAGGACTATCGTTGTGAGTAGCAATAGACAGTATATTTAGAATTGTTTTGAGTACAGCTTCTAATCCAGCCGCCTTGGGGTAGTTGGACAGGGCCGTAATAATGGTCGGAAGGGCCGCTAAGGCTCCAGCGATTATTGCAGTTTTATGGGTTATAATCCAATTAAGGGCATCAGTTAGTATTTGAGTGTTCATATGGTCCTAAAATTAGGACTTCTATGGCAATCAAAGTATTACTTGGTAACTGTATGTAAAAAAATATGAGTTGCCACTGAACCAGCTAGGGTTAATATGGTGGTACCTATAAAGGTAACAATTTTATCCTTAGCCCTATTTGCGGCAAATTCTTTTTCCATTTCTTGACGCGCCGTATCAAGAGCTTTGAAATTGGTTTTTAAATCTTCTATGGCGTCTTCTTGGGATATTTTCCATTCAGTTAAGCCACTGAACCTTCCATTCATGTCGGACTGAACGGAATGAAGACTATCCTTGATATTGTCAAGCTTTTCATTAACCCTATCGATAGCAGATAGGATTTGATTAGTATCAAATTCACTTGTGGCCATTCCGTTCCCCTTGGGCAAAATCAAGTCCTACTTAATTTAAATTGGCAAGCTGGGTACGTTGATTTCAGCGTTGGAAACGCCGTCCTCTTCTAGTATTAGACCCTTGAAATCCAAGCTGAACGTACTGGCTGTTTTATTGGCAGTACCGGAGCTGTAATTTAAAGGCTTAACATTAGTAATATTGCAAAAGATTTTGGTTGGGTCTTGGCGATCAACTATTTGGAATACCAAATCGGTATAATTTAGCAATTGATCCATCGTAGGGAACAAACCGGTAGCCATCGGACCATTGTCAACTACACGCCATCCGCTGGCTGAACCTGATACGGTGGTAGCCCCTACGTATTCAATTTGTACTGGTCCGAAACGACCAAGTATATCAATGTCTTGCTCCATATAGCTGAAATTATACGATACGGTAGTGAATAGACCAATTAGAACTAGACCGTCTCCAGTGGTGGGTTGAACGGTACCACCCCCCTGGCTGGGTGAGGCTGAACCATTTGCGTTTGGAACCGCATTTACGTATACAAGTGCGCGGGCTCCAGACCAAATTTTCGCACGGGGTAGATTAGTAGCCATAGTTTATATCCATTTTCTTATTTATTGCTTAAAATTACTATTACTTAGGCGCTTTGGACGATTTGTTGTACGTTGAAATTAATGGTTACAAAGTACAAACAAGTAGCGACGTATAAGTCCAATTGAACCATCATTTGAGGACCAACGATCCTTACGGATGCGTTAGTGTATCCCTTTGGCGCTCCAGTGCTGGCCGCAATCAATTTAGCATTAAATAGATTTTGGCAAATTAGGTCAATTGAAGCCAAAGCCAAGGAAGCACTGGTGTCTGCTAGGGATTTACCTACATAGGCTGTTTCCATACGTTGAGCTAGAGTTAGAGCGCATAGGTTGGCCGCATAAATCGCTTGGATTGAGTTGTAGATTGGATTGTTATCCGTACCGTAGGTGGTTTGGTCTGAAACATAGCGGAAACCATTTACAGGTTGTATAATCAATAATCCACTCTTGAGAGCCGCAGTTAATTGGCTACGGTTCTTGGGGTTGAAATCTCCAGCCGCTTGAACCGCACCACTGACATCGATAGATTTGAAGAATATACCTTGATAGAATCCAGCCGCTTGTATTGCCGCAGCTGTAACCGCATTAGCCCAAGGTTGTTCTTGAACTATACCGTTAGCTTCTACGATTTTAATGTCTTGGAAAGCCATACTAACCAAAGAGCTATTTAGGTTGGCAGCAGCTTGTTCACAATTCGCTAGAGTGTCCCTCTTCGAGAGGAACCCTTGACGATTTCCCATATTGGGAGGACCGAACATGAAGTTGCAGTGCTTTAATACGTATGAGTTAACCGCATCGATTTGGTATGTCGAAGAAGGATCGGTTAATCCACTGGCGATATCCAAAGAGGCGTTTTGGCTTATAAGAGGAACGATGAAGTTGGTTGTAACAGATTGGCAAGCATCGATAGCAGCTTGGAATTGAGCTTCAGTAGTTCCACCCAAGGTTCCCCCGGCCAATGGTACACTGGTGATATTGGCTGGTAGACCAGAACTGGCCCTAGCGGCAGGACTGTTTAGTTGTTCTGTTCCAGAAGCACTTAGAGCGTTGAAGAACGAAGTCGCATCTGACTTTATCCTACCCGGACCTACAGTAGCTTTGCTGGCTGTATTTTGGCTGGTAGCAATACCAAACGTACCATAGTCCAAAGAAGAAGTAGGCATTAAACCAATAGTAGCGTTAAAAGGAACGGCGTAATAGCCTAGTTTGCTGCTAATCCAGGTAGCCATAGCTCCTACAGTGGAGAATTGGCTTAGAGGGGTTGTGGCAATGCTGGCTCCGGCTCCACCGCTTACTGTAGTTGAGAAGCTGGGAACTCCATTAACCACACCAATGGTCATTGTAGCTGTCGCAGCGGTGTAATAACCAACTTCTAATACAACTTGTCCACCGGCAGTGAAATTATAAGCATTATTGGTGGCCGCATTGAGGATGGACATACCAACGACACGTTCAGCCGCTGAAACGTTTAATTCAGGAGTGGTAGAGGTAGCAATAACTCCACTTGGAACCGCAGTTCCGGGAACGTAGAATAGGGTTTCAGCAGCAGAGCCACTAGTTTGTAGTATTTCTAGTGATTTGCCCAAACCATCGATTAGAGTTGAAGAGGTAACAACATTAATGGCTGTGTACGTTTCCATGTCTGAACTTGTTAGACTTGCAGATGGAGTTCCGGTAGGAGTAGTAACTACACCAGAAGTTCCACCAATATCAGCTAATTTAATGGCTGTAATAGTACCAGTAGATGTACCGGTTACTGAATAGGCTCCCTTCCAGCTAGCCGTCAAGGTATTCGTTAGCATCAAAAGAGTATCTCCTACCGATGGGGTGGGATACGAACCGGGAATGGAGAAAGTTACAGAAGTGCCGAAACCAGTACCGCTATTAACAACACCGGATACCGTGGTTCCACCAGATAGAAGTGTTTGAGCCACACCCCCCGTAGCGGTAATGCCACTTACACCATTTAGAGCCGAAACTACAGCCGCTGGTAGTTCGGGTGAATTGGCAACCGTAATGGCGGATGAGGAGCCACCATCTACGCGAATGCCTAAACCGAAAGCGGTCTGAGGAGGAATATAAGTAGCTGTAAATCCAGGCACTATTTCTGATACTGAGTCTGAAATGGTATTAAAAAGGCTGTTGAATTGAGCCCCGTAGTTTTGACTAAACAAAGTACCGTAATTGCCGCTAACTTGGTCGGCAATTACTAGGGAAGCTTGGGTTCCTGCATTGGTCTTTACCAGAATAAAACCAGAAGGTGAGCCGGTAATGGCTGGATCTAGGCATGGACCGATTCCTTGACGCATAGCGTCGGTTAGACGACCATCTCCATACTTGGCAATAGCATCTGCTAATTGGTCTGGTCCAAAGATATTTAGGTCTAGATCGGCTTCTAGATTCCATGAGGGACCAATCTCTGATTCGCCAACAAGCGTAATAATACCACTTGAGGCTAAACCATTAGCTACATTCTGCACGTTGTATTGCGCGTAGCCGCCAGGAATGGTGATTGTTTGATTTGCGAAATTAATTGATTGAGCCATAATTGTTTATCCTCGTTCTAAAGATTGCTATTTATTCAGATTTAATTGGAGCAGAAGCTAAATTCTTAATTACCGCTCCCTTGCTCCATGACTTTTCGCCATTAGCTGATATTGTTTTTTCAGGAATTGTGCCGGATGGTTCTTGGGTTTTACCCATAGATTTTTCATCTTTGCCCATTCCACCACCCATGGAGGGAATAGTTGGACTTCCAGCGTGGGCCATTGGGGGTTTTAGTCCACCACCCATCCCCTTCTTGATGTTTTTGATTAAACCTTTGGCTGATTTAAGAACTGAGGGCTTAACAGATCCTCCCGCTCCAGAAGCACTAATTTCCTTGGATTTTCCAGGAGCTTCACCACCACCGGTATCCGCATCGATCGCATCAATACCAGTTACCTTGGGAAAGGTTGAGCCGGACACAGAGTCTTCATCCTTGCTCATATCCTTTTTATTGTCTTTCTTGTTGTGAGCAGCCCAAGCAATTTTAAAAGCTGACTCTACCCCATATTTGGCTTTTAGCTTATGCATTGTTGCTTCGTCAAATCCAGGAGGGGCTACCTTTTCCATGGATTTTTCATTCATATTCATAGTTCCAGGATCCGCCATCATTCCAGGGGCCATAGCCCCGCCATCCATAGCAGCCTTACGCAGTTTTTCTAGCTGTACGGTGTAATTAGCTATTTCTTCTTTGGCTGCTTTATATAGAGCCTGCTTGATTTCGTTGATATTTACTTTAGGATCTTCCAAGGCGTTCTCCTGATTGGTAATTGCTTCACTATAAGATTGGGATTTATTTAATGATTCTTTTTTCTCTACATAATCCTCAGAATATGCAGGCTCAGCTTGTTGACTCATTAATTTTTTATTAGATGAAGGAGTTTGATAATTATTTGTATTTAAATCAAAAGTAGCCCCTGGTTTGATTTTAAATGGTTTAATATCAGTATGGGGTGTTTTTGGTCTACTCAAACCATGAGTAAAAACAGCTTGTTGCATGATCTTGTCATGTCCAGAACCAGCATATCTTGGATCTAGTTTCATGGCTCCAGCGGTAGTTGTGCCATCTTCTGGATTGAATTTGGCCTTCATGTAGCTTACTGGCTTGCCATGATGACTTATTACGGCCTTATGTCCACCCGGTTCATGGAATACTCTTAAATCAACACCGTTTTCTTTGTGTTTTGGATTTAATAAATGGGAATAATCATACCCCTCCACCTCTACTGGGTTTTGTTCTACAGATGGAGTGCTTTGAGGTGCAACAGGAGCTACGTCTGGAGCGTCATGATCGGCCGGAGGGGGAGGAGGTAACGCATATGGAGGTTTAAGCCACTCTTCTCCGGTCTGGGGAGCAGAAGGAGTAACTGCGGGGTGTTTGATTGGGACTTGTCCTGTTGGAGCCGACATAGCCCAAGGATCTTCCGGTGATTCCATCCAGGCCGGAGGTTTACTGTTTGGATCTGTAGCTGGATTGACTCTTAAGCTAGAGGGTGATACCCTTCGTGGTTGTAAAGGAGTTGGGGCGCTTTTGTCTTTTGGATCTGGTGATTTAAACCATGGCTCAACTGGTTTTTTAGCTGGCAGTTGCCCTTTAGAGTCAGGAGACATCATCCATTCGGGAGTAGTATCGGCTGGTGCCGGTTTAGCTACTTGCGGACGAGGAGGGACGTTCTTTCCAGTGGGAGCCTGAAGGAAAGGATCGTTTGGACTTTCCATCCAATTGGGAGTAGAAGAGGTAGGTGTATTTTGTATGGTTGGTTTTGGAGGAGCTTTGTTTGGGTCCACTACTACATTTTTAGAGGCTGGACCTTTGGTTTTAACCTTTAAAGCCGCAGGAGATTTACCTTTGGATTCGTTTAACCAAGAAAAGGCTTGTTTGGCTTTGGGTTTCTTTTCCCCAGCCGGTTTCTTGGTTTTAGGCGTTGCTTTTGCCTTTGGAGCCGCTTCAGTAGCGGCTTCCTCTTTAGGTTTGATTATCTCTTTTTGAGCTTCTTCCTTGGCCTTGGTTTCTTTTTCGGCTTCTTTTTTAGCCTTAGGCTTAGAAGTCTTCGGTTTGGATTCTTCTTTGTTCTTTTTAGATGGAGCCTTCTTCTTCGGGGCTTCCTTTTTGTCTTTAGCTTCAGCCTTATGAAAAAGCTCACCTTGTACCGGTTTGTCGTAACGGTTTGGATTGGCTATATTTAGCTTATGATCTTCTACGGCCGCTGTTTGAGCAGAAGGTATGTCTTTGTGATTATTACCTAAAATATGTAATTCGTGCTTTGGATCATGCCCAAAGAAATGACCTAAAGTATAGCCTTGGGTCTTAGGTGAACGCATGATAACATATTCACTATGACTAGACCCATTCGTTCCTAGGGGAACGGTACTGTGAAGGGTGGGCTCCCCAGCTATATTGGCTGTATCATTCTGCCGCCATTTAAAGAACATATACCCTTAAATATTACGGTTTGGTTGTGTTTCTATTAAAAACTTAAACACAAGACCACATCTTAGCTTTTTGATTTTTCCGTTAATTGCTTGTGACAGGGAACATGGCTTAAGGTTATTTTTTAAAGCCGCTTCTTTGATACTGTTATAAATTGTATTTGTGGTTGTCTCTATGATCTTTTTGTTATTGAATTTCCTATTTCTTAATACAAATACGGACGAGTCGTCTGCGTATTTAAATTGACAACCACCCGTTTGAATACGATCTCCTCTTAAAACAGCAGATATATGGCTTTTGTCTAACTTTAGTGTTTCGGCAGCTTCCTTTGTATTGTTGTATTTAATTCCACTTTTTACTTCAATTATTGGTCTTTTCAATGCTTTATGTGGGTTCTTGTAATCGACCGGCGTGTTCCCGTATTGAAATCGATAACCATGAATAGAAGCATGCTTTCCCTTGCATATGGCGGATATACTTGAAGGTAGAACTCCCAATTCTTTAGCGGCATGTGTTTGGCTTTTGTAAATTTTCCCTGTATTTAATTCTATAACTTGTTTGCGATACTTATCTTTTTGTTCTTCTGTTAATGGAATTGGTACATGCCCCTCTCCTCCTGTGGTTGAATTGGTTAATCTTTTTCCCATTTCTTTGAATCTTTTAATATATGTTTTTTCTATTTGATTTGCCTCTTCTATCCCCCAAGCATAATCTAACATTTCTATTTTTGGTTTTAATTCTTTTTGCAGCAATGAAAACACCCAATTATTTTTGTATGTTAGATTTTTTCTTTTCCTTGCTTCATATAAATGATCATATAGTCTGTTGGAGAGAGTATTTTTCGTTTGTCCTACGTATCTAATTTCATTAGTAATAGGATGTTTTAATATATAGATATGGTATCTTATCTTGTCCATCTGTTTAAAATTAAGATTCCGGTAATTTTGTTTGGCCAAAAAATGCTTTATTTTGAAGTCCACAAGATATTCCCCGGCACCGGATTGGATGGGGTTTCTCCAACTACTTGAGCCACAACTTGAGTCACAACACTATTAAGAACGATCGAGGTATACTTAGGCCAAACTACATTAGTATATCCACTTATATTGATATTTCGGCCAAATACGTTTTCCTTGCCTTCTATAAATTGAGAAAAGCTGGTTAAAGCTCCATTACTTACGGTGGTACGTTCGTAACCTCTTGCTTCTAGTAGATTTTCTCGATATCTTAACAAAACAAACATAATTATGCTATTGAGATAAATAGTATAAGACGGTTCGCCTTGAGCAAAGCATCCAATGGTAAATTTCTCTAGGAATCTAGCAGACTCCAACCTCGTCCTAGCGTTAGGGGAGGCGGTTCCTACACTTATGATATTAACTAGGGACGGATTTGTATTAGGAGGAATGAAAATACTGCTTCCATACCAAGATTTGACTATGGGTATTTCTTTTCCGTCCGTACCAATTACAGCCATTCTTTCTGTACTGTATATAGAGCCAGCACTGGCGGGTAGAGTGATTTCACCGGTATCTACATTATAGGCAGAGGTGGTGATTGGTCCCAATAGGTACGGATCTACTGTATTCCCTTCTTGGGACGGTTTGTAGTGGATGTCTCCTAATTGGTTTTCGACTTCAACAGAATCCAGTATATTAATAGTTACACAAGGAAATTCCACTTCGTCTAATTTGGGGTAAAGCACCACTGAGATTTTACTGTTAAGAATCCAGTCCTTAGCAGTATTTATAATAGTGGTTCTTATGTCTTTATTGGTTATAGGGTCTATTAAGAAAAGATTGGAAAGCGCATAATTGATTAGTTCTGGATTTTGGCGTATATCTTCCAAACCAGCCATAATAGCGGTGCGCAATACCCAAGAAGTATCTACAATACCCCTGGTTTCTGTGTTGGATAGCAATTGAGGTGTCGCCAAAGGAGGCGAATCTACCGAAACTGTATTGACATTTGTGGTCATTGTAGACTAAGATTGCTAGCAATGTTATTAGATATGCCCGAACAGTTAAAGCCACCAGAGTTTAAGGAAGCTTATATTTTGTCTTGTTTTAAGGATTTTCTTAAGGCTTACAGAGAGCCAGTGCAGCGGGGTAATTTACTTAGGAAATCCATAGAAGTACAAGTGGCCTTAGGGCGACCATGTTCTACTCATTATCGTATGGTTTTCAAGCAAAAAGCTGTTAATAAGGTTATTAAGCTAATTAACTCAATAATTTCCGAATTTGACTCAGACAATCCTAGCGATGCCTTAAGTATTAGGGATGTTAGTGACTTATTGAGTATGGTGGGTTTTAAGTACAATACCCCTAAAGACTAACTGGTACCAAATTCTCCCAATACCAATTTTTCCCATTCTTGTTCTATCCAATCCACAGTTTTGTCAAAAGCACCCAATCCTTTGGTTCCATTCTCTAGAACCCAATATTCCGATGGGTTTTGCTTGCTAGAAGCGGTCCTCCAGGTCATTATAGACCGTTTAACGCCCTGATTGGTTTGTTTTTGACTAATCCTCACACCTTGAAGATATGGAATACCAGTGAGCCCCTGGCGACCTCCAAAGTTGAAATTGTGCAAAGTTCCTAGTTTTGGTTTTCCGTTGTTGCCATTTTCTATACCGGTAAAAGGAACTCCTCTTTGACTGAGTTCTCTCTTCAATAGGTCTTTGGTTTCTTGACCTTTTTGGGTGGAATGACTAGTTTCGGTAGCATGTTCCATTGGTATGATTAGGTATTTAGAACCGTCTTTGGCTGTTTTTGCTTTAGGACTGTTTAAAAAGCCCGGTAACATTTGGAATCCTGGTTCGTGACCAGTTTCTATCCATCCTGATTTATCGGTCATAGATATCAACCAAGAGGTTGGAGTCAATTGTTCTATTTCTAGACCTTCTATATATTTATCTTTTAGAGTCTTTAATTCCTCTTGGGCTATATCAACTATATGATCAAATGCTTTTTGAGCCATAGTTGATACAAGTCCATCGATACGCTCGTCTATCTCACTTCCTAGATCTTTGGCTATCTTATCAAAGTCTGGAGCTTTGAGTTTTACTGTAAACATTATTTAGCTCTTTGATTTTGAGAACTTATAGGGTGGCCATCTGAACCCATTATCTTGCCAGAGCCGATCTTGTTCCAGCCTATTTCCCCTGGCTCGCCTTGCGGACCTAAGTGTTGCACCTTTATTTCTAGAACTCCTAGTCCGTTTTGTTTTTCTGTTCCAATGGGATAGCTCGGACGAATAAACCTTTTCACCTTAATTGATGGCAGCTTTATACCCCCCTTATTCAAATTAGCAAGGAACTCTTTGGAATCATTTGTTTTGAATACGTCCTCAGATCTTAATCCCCCAGCTTCTTCTCTGGATACGAATTCATTTTCATCTGTAAGGAAACCTTCCGTATAGGTTTTTTCGTTGTATTCGGTAGGTAAGTAGTTTATATCATGACAAGAACCAGTACCATATACAACCTTGCTGGTGTTATCTAGGAATGCAGCCTGTACTATGTTAACATCTTCGGTTTTGGCGACTTGAGCTGGAGCGGGTGGTGGTACCCAGTCTTCATTGGACTCCCTTGGAGCTTCAGGAAGAGCCCTTCCGATGGACGTAATGGCTCCTATTAGCTTTAGAATCGTAGCGTAAGCGTCTGGATTTGCTATTTTTAATTGTTCTAGTTCTTCTGATTTAAGGTTTTCTAGGAGTTTGACTATCTTCTTTTTTATTCCTTCTATGTCTTCTTTTGGTTTACCGGAACCCTTGGCAGATAGGTTGGTTAAATCATTCAAAATATCCTTCGGCTTCCGGAGTCCAGCAACTCTTTCTGGTGTATGTTCAGGTGCCTTTGGCTTGTGTACGCTTGGAACATCCCCACCGGCTTTGGCATGAATAAAACCAGCATGAGTCTTGCCTCTAAAAGAGCCCGTTTTGTGCCAATTGGAATTTTTAGATGGATCAGCGGTAGTGACATGAGCAGAGAAGGCTTGTTTCCAATTCCTTTTTTTAGCTTGAGCGTCTTCCTTGGCTTGAGCCGCAGGGGCATTTTCGGATTTAGCCATAGAATCGGATATTAATTTGATTTTATATGCTATTTCTTGGGTGTAGAATACTATTTTACCAGGGGTTTCTTTAGCGCAAATATACAGGGCTTGGTCGGATTCTTTTAAATCCCTACCAGCTCCTATACTTACGGGAGAGTCGAATATAGCCTCTATCTCGCTTTTAATTGTCGGTAATTCATCTAAAGAGTCTTGGTGCAACAAGATTCTACCCACATCTGATATTCCTCCGACACAAATCACTTCGCCCATGGTCCTCAGGCAAAATGATTCCCATAACTGATTGGCGTCTTTAATTTTGTCTTCTAAATTACGTAAGGCGAGGGTGTTCCCTTCTTTGGCATAGAGTTGAGCTTCCACCTCAACTTCTTCTAACGCCCAGCTTATATATATATCAAACAGCATACCCTCTGTTAGACTTTTGTTTAAGCCAAGGCTTTCTTCGTATTTTGCGGCTGCTACAGGATCGTAATGACTTGGTACCGAGCATTGACCATCGGAACAAGTCATCCCTTTGGGGTGTTCTGGAGCCTTAACGGCTTTAACTTTAGGTATCATGTCTTTTTGTTTAGATTGGTATCCTAAATATGATTTAACGTAAGGATCATTTTGTACTGTTTCTTTACCTGCATCAATAGCCGCCTTGCGTCCGTGTCGCCATGCATAAACAGCATGAGGTAAAGAGTTTTTGAACTTATTGGCGTTTTGAGTCCATAGGTCTGAAGCCATTTCGTTGTAGAATTTTGGATCTGTCTTTAGTTTTTGAGTGAACTTATCCTTATCGGAAAGATCTGGATATTTAGCTTGTACTTGTTTGTTTTTTAGGTAATAATCATGAGCACTTACGGGTTTTAATCCCACAGATCCAAAGGCCGTGTAGTATGGACCCCCCGAGTGGGGTTGGTGCTGGGTAAATTTACCCCCGGAACTTTCTAGGAAGGCTATTGGCAATAAATCTGGATGCAAACCGGTAGTAGACCAAGGTGAGTCCACCTTTGGTTGAACTATTGGTTTGGGAAGGGCTGGTTCGTGACCTATACTGTTGTTAGCTAAAAGTCCAGCTCCTAAAACTCCACCCAATAGGGCACTCTTCCAATTTTTCTCTAAAGTGTCATTAGCCATATTCCCTTAAAATTGGGGTCTATTATTGGTAACAGAGGTTTATATTGTCTGAAGCTCCACCGGGTATTGTTACGGTAAGAGTGGTTGCTGCTATTTTGCATTTACCAGCAATAGCGTTATCTTGGTCCGTAACGGAGCATCCGGTAGATCCTGTTTCAACACTTTGGGTGTAAATACCCGAACCATTAAGAGCGTGAACTTTGCATTTAGGCATACGGTAGGAATAGGTGCCATCTCCTACCATAAATGAATTTAATACATTATCTTGATAAATATAACCATTTGTGGTTGGACTCATTGGAGGGGCTGTTGGGAGCATTGCAATTGCTGGACCAGAATTTGGAGACAACACTAAAGCTGCTCCACCATCGGTTCCACCAATTATATATGCTCCTGGACCACCATCTGGACCACCTTGAGTTATAATACCAGCATAATTACCACCGTGAGCGTAGAACTGACCTCCATTACCTCCAGCCTGAGAACCATCACCTCTTACTCCTGTAGTGGTTCCACCTCCATCTGTTAGGGTACCTCCAATACCTCTTACACCGTAATAACCGTTACCCCCATAACCATAACCTTCAACTCCATCTCCTACGTATTCAGAAGCAATAGCTCCACAATAGTAGAATTCTCCTTGGCAACCACCATATCCTAAAAGTCCCCATCCGTTCCTGGGACCACCAATACCTGTAAGTCCTTGAGCTTCTCCTGTTCCGAAGGCCAAAAAGGCGCTACCTCCGACCCCTCCGTCTGCGTTTAAGTCGGAGCCACCATTGGAGTTACCAGCCCAAATGACTAGGCCGAAACCAGATTGACCTCCATCTGTTGAGTCTCCACCGAAAATGTCCATACCGTCATTTGAACCAAGACCACCTATTACGGTCATTGTGGTACTTTGTTGGGTATAATCTGTTTTACCAGTTATGTATGCTTGTACATTAATTTGTCCTCCATCCAAAGCGTTGGTCATTATGAAGGTGCCAGAATCCACACTTAGACCAGTCCCTCCGTTAATTGGAGACAATATACCGGATATAGGGTGTACGTGATCGGCCTTGGCAAAAGCTACACTAACCCCTTCTCCTGCATCCAAACCGGACATATTCATAGCAACAGGAGCAGCGGTTATAGCTTGTTGGGTATTAATACCAGTAGCCGCAGCAATAGCGTCCTTAAACCTAAAACCAACGGCCCCTATAGCTATAAGACCAATTACACCTAAAATACCTGTTATACGAGAAAACTTAATATGAGTAATCGACATAAAGATAAGATCCTTCTGGTGGAATTTGCCCTAATACGAAAGTAAAAACATTGCCAATTAAAGTATAATTAACAGGGGGGACTCTTAATCCCGATAAATACACATTAATGCCATCAAGAGGTATGTGTAGTAAAGTAAAGGTACCGTTAATACCATCTATTGAACCTGTTGGTATCTCATTGTTTACAAAGGTTGGAGGACTTCCACCAGGACTTGCCAATAATATACTGTTAAATGTAGCAACAGGTAAACTATTTACATAAATCCATGTAATTCCATCAGTTCCTGTTTCTGTGGCTGTACCAGTAGGGGCATTTCCCCCAGTAGTAGTACCACTAGAAGTAGCAACGTAGTTTTGACCAGCATTACTGCGTTGCATGTTTATTTGGATGGATTGGCCTTCAGCCCATTGAGGAGCGCAAACACCTGGAGAAGAACAAATCCAAATTATTGAATCACCATTATTGGATGCATTTAAGCACCAAAACTGATCCCATTCATTGGCGTTGCCAGTATCGGGACCAGTAACTTTGTTAAAATAACCATAATATGAAGAACCGGGATTACCATCTAAAAGGGTATACCATCCTATCGGAGTAGTTATTTGGGTGATAGTGGTGGTATCTGTAGGTAGGGTACCAAATTGGCTTAAATCAGGTATGGTGTCTTGTAGGGTTACTAGGTTTAATTGATTCCCTTGTATGGATAGTATTTTTAATTGATAGGGAGTAGGAAATACCTGAGAACTTATCAATACAGTCGCTCCAGGTGTAAAGCCATTAGAATTACCCACGTTTATCTGGCCAAAAGGGGTACCTACATCCGTGGTAGTACTGGAAACTTGGTTGGGGAAAGTCATATGCTTAAAGATTATTCCCCAAATAGAAAAGGTTCTAGGTGTTTAAACCCAGAACCCTTTCACAGGAGATTTACCTTAATTAAATTTTATTTGATACCGATTTGAGTGAAGGTTGCGGGTGTCGCAGTGGCTAAGAATTGCCAAGTGATACCGTCTGTACCGGTAAAAGTAGTAGTTCCGGTAGGGGTCTGACCGCTATTGGTCGTTCCGCTATTTAGGGCAACATATACGTTACCGCCCGAGGCTCGTTGCATGCTAGCTTGAATTACTTGAGACGCACCCCAAGCCGGAGCGTTATAACCAGCAGTGGCCGCAACCCAAATAAGAGCATCACCCGTAGTCGCATCGGCAAGAGCCGCTAGAGACCAATAGGTTGAACCAACAGCTGAACTTCCAACGTCCGGTCCAAGGGTTAGACCGAAATTACCGTAAAAGTTTTGACCCGGAGTACCAGGGAAAATGTTGTAGCCACCGCTGCCAGGACCAGGACCGGCTGATTGCTGGACCGTAACGGTGTCAATCGGAGGGCAGAAGTATTGGCTTAAATTGGCTAGACCACCACCATTGGGAAGACCAAGGGTGAGGATGCTTCCATTTTTAGCCAGAATTACTAGATTGTTGGGTTGGGGGTATACCGTTGAGGTAATACTCACTGTAGCCCCAACGTCAAAAGCGTCTGCACTGCTTAGTACGCATAGACCGTCGTAGCTGCCCGTATTAACCATTGACGCTGTAGCACTTCGAATGTTATTTGCCATAATTGTTTAAATCTCCTGTAAATAAGATTATTGCTTTACTTCTTTATTGCTTTGGCCAGATTTCCGACCATTTCTTTCAAAAGTTCTTGTAAATATTGTCTTTGGGCTTTATTTTATCAAAAATACCATTAGATTTCATATGGTTGTATGCTCTCAATGTCCAATCTTTAAATTCTTGTACTGACAAATCCCTTTTACTATAATTACATTGTGTGCAGCAAGAAACAACATTTTCCTTAATATATCCTTGACGGTTATCAACTCTATCTATACCGTTATAGACATATAAATATTCTTTCTTTGCTCTTATCTTGAATATTCTGTATGGCGATTTTTTACAATAAATACATGCCCCTTTGAAAAGGAAAATTGCTGTTTCTTTGTCTAAATCATATTTTAGTTTCCTTTGTTTTGCTGAAGTTTTGTATTTACTGATTAATTGATTCAATGCTCTGAATTTTGGATCGAAATCAATTAAAATGTTCGTTGTTTCTTTAAATTCGTATAAACTCTTAATCCATTTAATGAAATTCAACTGTGTGCCAGAGAACTTTGCTATATTACATTTCTTGCAAGATGAGACAACATTATCTATAGTATATCCAATAGTATTATCGATTCTATCAATACCGGAATAAATATAACTTGAATTATATGCTTTTAAAATATTCGATGGAGGTAAATTACAATAATAACAGTTTTGTTTAAATAAATACACATGCTCATCCCAGGTGAGCGTATTGCTATATCCTCTATGTTTCGCCCCAGTGATATAATCACTAACAAGCTTGTTAATGATATTTAACCCAGGCGGATTTTTGCCGCCAGATAACCGTCGTTCGCTTCTTAAACATCCACAACTTTCTATGGTTGAATATTTCGCAGAACTTTTATGTTTGATTCTAAGTCTTGTCGCTGTTGTCTTTATCTCTTTACCGCAATCGCATTTACATAAAAAGTATTTACTTCCATTCTTATTGCGAATCTCTAGTTCTTTTAATATAGTTACTTGACCCACCCTGCTACCAATTTCTATAATTTCTAAGTCTTTAAATATTAATTTGATTGATTCCCTTTGTAAACAACCACAACTTTGTGTCGCCTTAATTGTTTTTGTTGAATAAAGGTTGGCTCCTTTTATGATTTTTTGATTGCCACAATCACATTTACATAAATATTTCAAAGAACCATTTTTAGTCTTTTCTATTAATTTTTCGACTACAGTCAATCTTCCGATCCTTGTTCCGTCTAAAATATCACATTTGTATTTTTTATTTGATTTCATTATGATTAAGATTGTTGTCTTGTAAGACGTTCTGGATAAGTTTTTTGGTCATATTTTTAAGTAATTCACGCAAATAGTCTTTTGTTTCTGTTTTTGATAGGCAGTCTTGTAAAAGATCATCCCCAGAATGGCTTTGAAACTTATAAGTACCGGTAGATGTGTCTTCATCCGCCAAAGCCTTGATTTTAGATGCTAATTCTGTTTGATCTCCACCCAAAGCCTTAAGATGTAGATATAGTTTTAACCCATGGGACTCTTTGGCTTCTTTATTTCCAGTAGCTTCAGCAGCCTTCATTCCCTTTAAGTGGTGTATTGCCCCGTCTTGATGGACCTTTTGGGTGTATTTATGGTAAGCTTCCTTTTCGGCTACCTCTCTGGGGAGTTTGTTGTGAAATTCACCAACAGCACTGTCCCTATCGAGAGAGGCTGAGTCGTCTTTGTCTACTAAGACATATTTGTCCATCCACTTATGGGGACCTTTGGTTGATTTTTCTTTAGATTTTTCCATTATTAAAAACCCTTCAAGGCGTCTGCTATAAAACCAAAATCACTTAAACCTAAATTATTAGTATTTACCAATACATAGGTGTCTTCTTTGAGTTCGACGGTTGTGGTTTTGAGCAATCCCCGAATACAGAGACATCCCTTGAGTACGTCTTCCTTGAAATGCTTGGTGGCACATATCCCACATTTGTCTACTATTTCTGACTTCTTCAACTTCAAGGAAGGTAATTTCATGGTACCCAAGCTACTAGTTCCCGTAGAGCTACTGGGGGAATGAATTTCATTGGGGGGTACCCCTTGACTGGCCAACAAGGAAGGATCCGCTTTGGGCATCCCTGGTATTTGAGCCTTAGCTCCCAAGGGTTTCATTGATGGTGGACTAGGAGGAGTAGGAGTCATTGCAGCTAGTGGTTTTGCCGCCAAACCAGCATTTATTCCTACCATTTGGGATTTATTAAGAGTATGTGTTACTAAGGCAGAAATAGTCTTATTTAAAGCAGTTAAGTCTGTTTTTTTGATATTTCCAATATCGCCTGTTAAGTCATGGGCTACAGCAATAGCTGATACCACGTAAAAAATGTCCTTTAGGGTAAAATCTATAGACATCCCTTTTGAAAATTGAACTGAACCATTATATGTCCCATCTTCGTTCTTTTGGAATTTAATGGATTTACCCAGGACCTCCCCATCGAAGTTCTCAACTAAGCTGATCCAGGTGGAAAGTACTGTTGGCGCTATAACGGTATTTATAGAGGGGATTGCGCGCGCAGACTTAGAAAGGGCTTGGGCTCCTTCTTTACCAATGAAAAGTTGTAGAAATTGAGAATCTTTCATATTTAGTGGTAAAATTGCGGTTTAAGACATTAAAAAAGAAAATATAGCATTTATTGCATCTATTTTCTTTTTTTTGTTTCTTTCAAGAGTTAGTTTACAGGAAGCCACTCTTTTTGCTATTAATTCTGGACTTTGCGGCACACCCCTCCTTGCTTCCGATAGCTTACGTAGATGTTCTGTGTTCTTTTGGTTTGCTTTCAAGGTAACTGATTTTTTATATTTTGATTCTTCTGATTGAAGCTTACCTGTAGCTCCTATCGCTATATTCCTTTTGTGTTCTTTTGTAAATGGGGCTCTCTTCTTTCCTGTTAAGGCTTTTGATATATTAGCAGCAGCTACGGGTCCATTGTTTTTACCCTTATGAGATTCAGACATTTTACGTAAAGTTTCTTTACTTGGGATTCTTCCATGCTGACCTCCCCCTCCATTTGTGCTATTGGTTAATTTTGCGCCAATTAGTTTATATAGACGAATCCATTCTGTTTCAGTGGTATCAATAATAGTCATATCCCATTGTTTTTCTTTGGTTTCTATGAATTTTACAGGAATATTATCTTGAAGCAATCTTATCGTAGGTTTTTGGTTTTTTGATAATAATGATTTTATCCAATTGGTTTTGTGATCTAAATTTTTAAGATTTGAAGGAAATAGGTGTTCTTTAAATCTCTGCTCTATTGTATCGCATGTTTGACCTATATATCTAATTTTTCCAAAAGGATCCAATAGAGCATAAACTAATCCATATACTATCATTTTATTCTTCCTCTATTTCACTTATAGAGCTTGGTGATTTACCAGATAAAAAATTATTTCGTTGGTTGGGTGGCAAAATAGCTCTTGGCGGAACAATTTGATTTGGGTTAATTTGAGTATATTCATTTCTACCTACGTTCTCACGATTACAAAGGGCTGAATAAGGCATTCTAGTAAGCCCTCTTTCACCTGTAACCATATTTTCTGTTCTGGCTACGCGAATTTCGTGTAATAATCTCGCTGCATACCAAAAAGGGCGGTATAAATACCTAATGGCACAAATAGTACCTTCAGCAGGTCTGTTTCCTACCCAAAGAAGAGAGCCCTGAGTAACGCTATAATCCGTAGACAAGTATTGCAAACCCTTGGAATCAAAGATATATTCTATGTATTCTGGGGGAAAGTGTAAGAAATCAGTTGTACCGTTGCCACGTTGGAACCTTTGCTGGGAGGTAACATAGCATTGTATATCTTTTAGATAAAATCTATCTTGTACGGCTATTACTACGGGTGTAATTCCATCCGTATAAGTAAAAGGAAATGTAACCATACAGGTAGAACCCGAAACTAGTCCGGTATCACCTAGGTTCCATAAATTTGGGGCGTTATTGAAGGTGGCGACCAAACAGCCAGCTTCTATGAATATGTAACCGTTACTGCATCCAGCATGGGGTACATGGTTCTTGTGAACAGAATCTTGTTCATCTTCAAGCCCTACGGGACAAGGTATGGCCTTATAATGAATAAGCTCTACTCCATTTGAATCAATGAAAGCCGCAAAATCGTCAGGATTGAAAGCGGGCATTATCCCGCTATAAGGCATAGGCGTTGTGGTAATGGTGTTCTTGGGAGCCATTTATTCCTTGTTTTCTAATTCTCTAATTTCGTCAGTTAGTTTTTCGTATTTAGGGATTAGTTCTTTAAATGTTTCGGTATCCCTAGCTTCTGATTTTTCTAATGAATTCCACGTAATATCGGCTTTTTTGGAGGCTATATGCCTTGCAAGTGCAGGATGCGAACCCATAGCTAAAGTTTCGGTCTTGCCGCCCTTATTCATTCCTAGGATTAAATGCAATCCACCCTTTGTGGTCATAGACAGTACCGGTCCATTTTCGGTACTTCCTACAACTTTGGGTTTGCCTTTGATTTGTTTGTCTGATATTTCCATATATTAAAGATTATCGTAACCAGCCCATAGTTTGTTTATTGCCTCATCCAGCCTTCCGTTTGCCATATTTAGGTGTATTTGGGTCGCACGGGCAATCATGGGTTGGGGGTTTATTCCATAAGATTCTAACACCCATGCCAATTTAACCAAATCAAGGTCTTTGAACCAGTTTCTTAAAATCTTTTCACCCTCCAAAGAAGTTGTGGGCATTTGGTGAAACCTGTCTTTTGGGATCAAGCGTTGGAACTTGGAAATGGAACTCCACATACGTAAATAATACGGTAAATAGCTGGAAGGATCATTGGCTGGGTCAAAACCCAAACCAGCCAAGGTGCTACCGTGGTCTATTAGGCGAACAGTGACGCCTTTATTCCCGTCGCTGCTGTTGCCTTTGGGTCTACCCACCATTAGGTTGGAGCTGTGCCTATCTACGTTCCCGAGAACGTAATCCATGACAGCCCATTTATGTAGGGTTCCTGAAACCAAATAGTTTTCCAGAACTTCTCTACCTAAAAACTGGTCTTCAGTAGTGAAGTCCACGTAATTTACAAAGTAGTCCGGAAGCATTTTTATGCAAGCAACTTCCTTGCCATCAAACAACAACATTTGGCATTCAGGTAAATAATTACCTAAATCCATGGAAACAGATGCATGGTAAAAGGCCGTTTCTCGTTGAGATTGAGTGTAGGGGGTTTCCCTAATACCAGCCGCAGGAGAAGACTCTCCAAATCCTGGCTTTAATAGGTAACGTATTTTGGTAGATGGATCAAACGCTACCATGCTACCATTACTGTGCTTCCCACCTAAATGTACGTAATGTACTTTATTTGCATCAAACGCAGATCTGATGGCTTTGGAGAAGGTTATTCCGTCCTGATTCCAAGGACTTATAACCTTTGGTGCTACTAATTTTGGGTTAAATGGTTTGAGATTATTACCTAGGACTTTGGCCCATTTATCTGGTTTGATACCGTACTCTTCTTCCAGTACGCTAGACTCTGATTTACCTAAATTGCTAAGGGCGTGGCTGTTTAGGTCTGATTCTATGGCTTCTGGTATGTTTTGAGTTGGAATTGAGTCAAACAACTCTTCTGCTTTGGAGAAGTCTAATAGATAATTACCATCATCTTCTATTAGTTGCAAACATTTGGCTAAGTTACCAAAAGGTACATTATTGTTAAGGAATTTAATATTTCTACGTAGATAGATCTCCAACTCTTCCGAATTGGAGACCTCTAGTTCAAAAGTCTCTTGGGTTTGGGTGTTGAATATATCTACGGTAGCCATTACCCTTTAAAATTGGGACCCGACCAATGCACAAATTGTCAATAGCATTTTATTTCCTCTTATCGATAAATAGTTCAATTAAAGGGATTAACGTAGCTAATAGAATTGTTATACCAAAACTGATGAATAGTATTTCCATTTTTTACTTTTTGTTGAAATTACTGGTAGTTATTGTAAATTCTGCCTTGTTGACTAATTCATTGAGGGTTCTAGCACCACTGTAACTCATCCCCGACCGAATACCTCCAGCAATGGTTTCCATGACCTTGACAATTGAACCTTTAGGTGTAACCGGCTTGGATACTCCTTCTGGGGCTCCATTGTGGACTGAGCGGTGGTGATCTAGTTGGGCCTCTGCACTGGCCATACCTCGGTAGACCGTGTGGCCTTGGGCGTCTTTGGGGCATTCATCGCAGCCAGCTAGCATTCCTCCAACCATAACTAGGTCCGCTCCAACAGCTAGGGCCTTGACAATATCTCCACTGCTCCGTAGGCCCCCATCAGCTATAACCTTAACTGTTTTACGGTAAGAAAGGGCTGAAACGGCATTTACACATTCTTCCACGGCGGTAAATTGGGGACGGCCGTGCCCTGTTACATTGGTAGTAGTACAAACGATACCCGGTCCGATACCAACCTTAATTACGTCACATCCATTGTCTACTAAATAGACAGCTGCTTCTTTGGTGGCTACATTCCCTCCAATAAGGATAAAATCCTTACGGTTCGGTAACCCATGTAGTTTATTGAGCATTTCCCCCATTTGTATTGAGTGGGCATGAGCTATATCTACAATAACAACCTGTGCTCCTGCCTCTATATATAGCTTGGCCTTGTCTACTTCGCCAGAACCCACCCCAACAGACACACATGGAGGTGTATTGTGTTCTTTTAGCTGTTTAATCCACGCAAGGGTGACATCCACATCTGCGTATCGATGTAGACATCCCAAACCTCCAGCTTCATGCATGGCCTTGGCGGTGGCTACCTCTGTAATTGTATCCATATTGGCACTTAACACAGGTACCTTTAGGGTGATAGTCTTCCCCATACCATTACTAATGGATACAGACGTATCGGCTTCAGACCGACTCCTAAGAGTCGAATATCGGGGCTTCAATACTACATCGTCATACGATAAATCTGGTTTATTCATTTTATTGTTTTTCCAGAACCCACTTACCCTTGCGCTTGACGGGAAGTAAGTTAAGCTTAAATTCACCCTTATTAAGGATGATATTTTCCATTAATAGGCGGATACGATCGTTTGGTTTACATTCTTCTGGAAAATATTGAGAAGCATTATACATCTTGTCTTCTTTCAGGGAGCAATACATATTGGCTCCCTCTCCATTTTCAAAGGCATTTTCAATTAAAGCCATTTGGTTTTGGGAAAAGAAACGCTTTAGGTAGAGTTGAGGTAAAGCAACATCTAAGTCCGTGGAAATACAATCCACTTTGCTATCGTAGTCAAATACTTCCTGACCTAAATTATATGTAATATATTTTTCATTTGCCTCTCCGATAGTCAAATGGTTGAACTTTCCC